GTGAGCGACGAGGACAGGCGCCGTCGGGTGCGTTCGAACGGCGAGGGCGCGGTCCGCGAGGACAAGCGGAACAAGCGGTGGGTCGGGTCGATCACGCTCGGTTGGGAACCGACCGCTGAGATTGACGATGCCGGCGACGAGGTGATGAAGCAACGCCGCAAATGGGTGAGCGGGAAGACCAAGCGCGAGGTGCTCGACAAGCTCGACGAGCTTCGCCGCGACATCAGCCGCGGCGCCGACCTCAGCCGGGCCGACATGACCGTCGCGGCCTACCTGAACGACTGGCTCGAGCGCGTGCTGCCCGGATCGGTGGCCGACGCGACCGAGGCGCAGTACCGGGACGTCGTGCACCGGCTGCTGATCCCGCGGATCGGTGAGTGCAAGCTGTCGAAGCTATCGGCCCGCGACGTGTCGGGCATGTTGCTCGACATGGCCAAGCCGACCGAGACACGGCCCAGCGGATATTCGGCGAACAGCCGGCGCCTCGCCCGGTCGATTCTGCGGCGCGCGTTGAGGCTCGCCCAGGCCGAAGGGCTCGTCACGCAGAATGTCGCCGCGCTCGCCAACCCTGTGAAGGCCGACCAGATCGACGGCCGAGCGATGACACCCGATCAGGCCAAGCGCTTCTTGGCGTCGATCCGTGGACACGCCGACGAGGCCGCGTTCGTGCTCATGTTGACGTGCGGGCTCCGGGTGTCGGAACTGCTCGGCCTCGCCTGGGACTGCATCGAGCTCGACGGCGACGCCCCTCGACTGATGGTGCGCCGAGGGTTGAAGCGCATCAAGGGCAAGGGGTTGGTGCTGTCCGACGTGAAGACGAAGAAGTCGAAGCGGGTAGTGCACCTGATTCCCACCGCGGTGACGGCGCTACGCGCACACAAGGCTCGTCTCGCCGCCGCGAAGCTCGCACGGGGGTCGTCGTGGCCCGACCTGTGCTACGGGATCGACTTGGTGTTCCGCTCCCCCGTCGGCACGCCGATGGATCCGAAGAGGTACTCCGTTTCGCTGTCGGACGCGACGAAGGCCGCCGGGCTCGATCATTGGAATCCACACGCGCTCCGCCATTCGGCGGCGTCGCTTCTGATCGACCAGGGCCTCCCGCTCGAGATCGTGTCGGAGATGCTGGGGCACTCGTCGATCACGATCACGAAGGACGTGTACGGCCACCTCTACGACAGGGCCCGCAGTCAGGCCGCGGCGGCCATGCAAAGGGCGCTCGGCTGAAAAACTGACGCGGTCTCTGTGACAATCCCGCGCGAATTTTCGAGCAGAACTCCATTGGTTGTGCGCGCAGCTAACGTCCCCGCTGACTAAGTGGGCCGCGTAGTCGTGGTGGACTCGGGTGTGGTAATCCCTGGCGTAGTTGGGGTGGCGGGTACTCCGTCCTCGAGGCCGGGCGAGCGACCGGCTGGAGGAGCAGGGAGTTAGACCATGAAGACGAGGGTGGTGGAAACGCCCGTAGTCGCGTTCGGTGAAGCGGGCGACACTGCGACGCAACTCAGCCACCGACTCGACGGCCTGGACGATCAGATCCAGGGCCTGCGGCTCGACCTACTCGGCTTTCTGGAAGATCTCTCGGCAAGCCGAGCTCGCCTCGGGGTGGTCAACCCCGTCGCCGACGCCCTGTTGGCGCTGGCTTGGACTCGGTGAGCGGCGGCATCGTCGCCGTAGACGTGATGACACTGCGCAGCTCACCGATCAACGATCGCAAGTCGGCGATGTCGCGGGCCATCTCATCGACCCGTCGGTTCAGCCCGTCGAGCGACGTCGGTTCCGGCGCGTCCTTGTGGACCAGCGACCAGACCTCTTCGATCTCGAGGCCCAGGTAGTCGGCGATGACGGCGAACCTGTCGTCGTCGGGCCGGTTGTGGCCGGTCTCCCAGCGGGCGTAGCTCGCTTGGTGGATGCCGAAGCGTTCCGCTGTGTCGATCTGTCGTTCCTTGCGGCGCAGGCGTTCACGGCGCAGGCGCTCTCCGAGTTCGGTCGTCATTCCAGGTCTCCGTTCTGGTCGTGCTGCGGCGGAAGCGCTGGTTTCGGTTGGGCGATGTGCGGAAATGTGGCCCGATGGGTCAGATGAGTCCTGACTGTGGTGCGAGCATAGCTATGCTTGGCGAGTATGACGACTGCCGCCGAGACCACTTCCTGGCCCGCCGAGGCTGACAATCCCGACGATCTCATCACGTTGGCGGAAGCTGCTCGGGTGATCGGGATCCACGAGAACACTGCGTTGAAGCTGGCCCACTCGGGCGATTTACCTGGGCTGCTGAACCCGCCGCGGCTCGGCAAGAAGTGGTGCATCTCGCGCCGTTTGATCCTTCTGTGGAAGACCACGCCGCTCACTGTAGACACCCGTGACCATGCGTGACGCGCATTTGGCTCATGTAGTCACGCTGAGTCACAGGGTTACCGGGTGAAACGTTCGCCGCTGCAACGGAAGGTCGCGCTGCCGCGCAGTAGCCGTCCGCTGACCCGCTCGGCGCCGATGCGTCGAACCGCCCCCCGCACACGTGACGCTCGACCTCGCCGCCGGTCCCGTCCGACCGTCGACGAGCTGGCATTCAGGGCCGCTGTCATCCGCCGCTCCGGCGGCGTGTGGGAGAACGGCCAGGTCGTCCACGCGGGACGCTGTGAGATCCGCACGCCCAAGTGTCAGGGGCGGTCGTGGATCGCCCACCACCGCAAGCTTCGCTCGAGGCAGGGACTGCACGATCCTTGCAACGGCCTCGCGACCTGCCATATGTGTCATGAGTATGTTCATGCGCACACCGCCGAGGCGACCGAGCACGGCGCCATCGTGCCGTCATGGGCTGACCCAGCCGAGACCGATGTCACCCCGTGGCGAGACGATCTCCGCTCATGAACCCCACCAACCCACGCCCCGAACCGCCCCGTGGAGTCAAGGCCGCCTCAACGGCCTTCGCCATCGTGGGCGTCGTGTGCGTCTCAGCGACGGTGCTCGCCATCACCGCTCGACTCGTCCTCTGGCTGCTCCGGTAGCCGCTCCGCCAATTCAGAAATCCTCGACGCCGGCCGGCGGCGAGGGCCGAGAAAGGAACCGCCATGTCCGACCAGACCGGCGTCGACGAATCCGCCGACGACGCCCACGACGAGGAACCGTCCGCGTTCATCCGATGGCTGCGCCAGTACGACGACGGGCAACTCGTCGAAGAGCTCGACGACGCGTTCAAGCAGCTGGTGATCGAGGTTCACGGCACCGGCAAGAGCGGCAAGCTCACGCTCGAAGTCCCCGTCGGCCCGAAGGGTCGCACGATCATCACGTCCGGCGACGTGAAGGTGAAGCACCCGCCGACCGAGAAGATCCACGAGTTCTTCTTCCCCGATGCCGAAGGCGTCCTGCACCGCGACGAGCCGAACCAGTTGAAGCTCGACCTCAAGACCGTCGGCACCGTTCCGGGGAGCCTGCGCGTCGTCAACACCGAGACCGGAGAGATGAAGGAGGTCGCACGATGAGCGACGCATTGAACAGCGAGTCCGTCTACCGCTCCGAGTCGCAGGCCGGAATCCAGGCCGCCGCGATCGCCAAGGCGCTCGACCCCGTGCGATGGAGCCCAGGCGATCTGGCCACGGTGTCGGGTCCGAAGGAATGGTCGACTCACCTCGTCGACCTCGAGTCCCAACTGGCTGCGCCGCGGCGGGCCCGCGGGACTGTGCAGGTGCACTCGGCCGACTCGTTCGTCGCGGTGTGCGGCCGTCTCGTTGACGAAGAGGGCCCCGACGCGGTGGGGCTGTACGCCGACGAGACTGCCAACAAGCTGGTGGCGGTGCTGAACGACGACATCGCCAGCGCACCCGGTTGGCGCGACCACCGGGTCGAGCTCGTCCTGCGTCACACGCCGGAGTGGGAGCACTGGCATCGCAACCAGGGGCTCAAGTCGCAGCAGGACTTCGCCGAGACGATCGAGGCCGGCCTGACCGAGATCCACGAGCCGGCCGCCGCGACGATGCTGACGATCGCCGAGACGTTCGAAGCGAAGGTCGACGTCAACTTCGCCCAGGGCGCCGACATGGGCCGTGGCCGGCGTCAGCTGACCTTCAACGAGAAGGTGACCGCCAAGGCCGGCGAGGGAGGTGCGCTGGAAATCCCCGAGAAGATGGTGCTCGGCCTCCGACCGTTCATCGGCGGTGACGCGTACAAGGTGGAGGCGAAGATCAAGTTCCGTCTCCGCGAGGGCAAGCTGGCAATCGGCTACGTGCTCGACCGGCCGCACGAGACGTTGCGCGACGCGTTCCTCAACGACACGCAGAAGGTCGCCGCAGCGCTCCAGGTTGCGCTGCTGCAGGGCGTTGCCCCCGGGGCCGTCACGCCCCATGCCACAGCCACGGCGATCCGCTAGCGGCACGTTCACAGCCGCCGAGTACCGGCGTCTCGTCACCGAGTCCTCGTTCCAGGAGAAGGTGGTGCAGACGGCCGAGCTCGGCGGCTGGTGGGTGTGGCACGACAACGACAGCCGCCGCAACCGCGGCGGCCTACCCGACCTGATTCTGATCCGCCCGCCGCGGGTCATCTTCGCCGAGCTCAAGAAGCACGACGGCCGCGTCCGTAGCGCGCAACAGAAGGTGCTCGGCCTCCTTGCTGACTGCCCTGACGTCGAGTCGTACCTGTGGCGACCCGACGATTTCGAGGCGATCGAACAGACCTTGGCCCGACGAGGATCCGCCTCTCGTCGACGCTGATTCCGCATGGCGGCAGACAGACCCGGGGAGGGTCCGATGCCATTTGAGACCGAGATGAGCGTCCCGCTGGCGCTCATCACCGATGACCACCTGTCGTTCGAAGCACGTGGGTTGTTCTGCTGGCTGCAGGCGACGCCGGACGCGATCAGGCTGCCGCTGACCGACATCGCAGCCCACGGGAACACGACCGTCGAGAACGTGGAGTTTGCTCTCGACGAGCTCGCCGCATACGGGTACCTGCCCAAACGATGAGCGTCCAGTGGATCAGCTGGGTGTTCGGCGACCGACGAAACCCCGGCCTGAACAAGCCGACCGGCGGCCGGCGGCTCGTGCTGCTCTCGCTGGCGAATCATGCCAACGACGAGGGGTGGTGCTTCCCGTCGATCGCCACGATCTCGCGCGAGGCCGGCCTGTCCGAGCGTCGCTGCCATGACGCGATCCGCTGGCTCCTGGCCGAGGGCTACATCGACCGGACGATCAACGGCGCCCCGAAGGAGATGGTCGGCCAGTACCGGTCGAACCTGTATCTGCTGAACGCTGATGCCGAGGCAGGCGTGGACTCTCCGTCCATGGCTGAATCGTCGGGGGTGGACGAATCGTCCCAGGACGCTTTGGCGCTCAGGGGTGGACGTTCTGACACGCCAGGGGTGGACGAATCGTCCGAGCAGGGGTGGACGGAACGTCCACAAGAACCATCACCTGAACCGTCAGGTGAACCGTCTCCAGAACCGATGGTCGCCGCCGAGGCGGCGAGCGAAGAGCAGCCGACGGCGAACCAGGTGACGAAGAGAGTCGTGGACGACTACTGGGAGTTCGTCCGCAAGGAGACCGGCAAGGTGCCCGTCGGGATCACGCACGTCGCGTTGCAGAACGTTGTGCGCCCGTTCATCGAAGCGGGCTACGGCGTTGCCGAGGTGAAGCGGGCAATGGCTGCTGTCCGTGAGCGCGGCCAGACGTTCACCCGTCAGATCGTCGAACAGCACCTCGATGGCCGTGCCAGCCAGCCCAAGGCGAACCGGACCACAACGGTCACCGACGTCGCGCGCGGCGCTCAGGACGCCGCCGCACGCTACGAAGCCGAAGAGATGACCGCATGTCACCGTCACAGCGCATGATGAAACCCGTGACACATTCCGCCGACATCCAAGTGCTCGAAGGACGCCACGTCGTCATCCACGAAGACGGCTCCAGGACGTTCGGCGTCGAGGATGCAACGAAGTTCCCGGTCGGCTCGTGGACGAACCTGTACGTGCCGACGGACCGGCTCGACGAGGTCCGTGTGATGCTCGACGCCATCGGTACCGGCGCCGGGCGGATCGTGCTCGAACGCCACCGTCAGAGCGACGGCGAGGGCTACCACGCAGCGATCGACGACACGTACGTCGAACAGGAACTGCAGCAGGCAGCGATCGCCTACATCGCTGCGTGCGACGATCACCAGGGCGACACCGCCAGGGACTTCTGGCCGCAGTCATGGCTGGAGGCAGCGTTCAAGCCGGCGAGCCAGGAGCGCAACCTCGAACGCGCCGGCGCGCTGGTCGCCGCCGAGCTCGATCGGCTCGACCGCAAGCACGCCCGGCTCGAAGGTCCGTCGGTCGCAGCCGACGCTCCGCCCTCCCCCGTCGACGACGGCCTGCCACGAATCGAAGCGCCGCGAGGGCCGATCAGCTACGACCCCGTCGAGATCGCACGCCGCACGTTCGAACGGACCCGTGACGGCTACGTCGACGCGATCCGCCGGATCGACGAGATCGCCAACTCCGAACCCGTCCAGATGACGGAAGCGGCCCATCTGCTCGAGCGGGCCTCCGAGCAGCTGCGCAGCCAGCTGGCCGACGTGCTGCTCGCCGACGTTCTCGGAGACGATGACTGATGCAGTCATGTGACCTGCAACCGGGCGACGTCATCGAGTGGCGCTCGCAGCACTGGCCCGACGCCAGCCGAGCCGAGATCGAGGTCCGCAAGACCGACGACTCGGGCTGGTGGCTCGTCGACGGCACCGGGATCTCCGACGCCGTCTTCGACCGCGACGGTTCCGGCTGGACGCTCGCCCGCCGGCCCAAGGCGGCCGCCGATGTCTGACCGCGTGATCTGGAAGTACGAGATCCCCGTGGACGGGCTGACCCTCGAGCTCGCCCACCCGAGGATCGTGCACGTCGACCACGACCCGACCGGCATGGAGCCTGACCTACTGCCGTTCGTCTGGATCGAGCACGGCCGGCCGGGACCGCTCGAGCAGGTCGAGATCCGATTCGTCGGCACCGGCCAGCCGGTCCCTGATGCGCCGTTCCGGCACGTCGGCACCGCGATCTGCGGGCAGCTGGTCTGGCACGTCTACGCGAGGGTCACATGACTTCCAACCAGGGCAGCCCCGACGACCCGCCGGTCGACGTGGATGAGGCCGCCGCCCGCCACCTGCCCGGCACCGGGCGTCAGGTGCTCCGGCACGGCGGCGATGGACCCGCAGGCCAAGACTGCGGCGTCTCCGTCGGCGAGAGGATGCCCATCCAGGAGGGTGACCGGGGCGGTGCCGGCCCGGTCGCCGCAGTCTTCGGACGGTTCCGCGGTGGAATGGGCGCACGCGGGATCGCCGCCGCTCTCAACGAGGTCGTCGGAGCGATGTTCGACGACGCCGCCGCCGAGGTCGCGCAGCACGCCCGTCGGGCGACGCCGGCGCACACTGGGAGCCTCGCCCAGTCGATCCGCCCCCGCCAGTACGGTAAGCACGCCACCGGCGGCCACATCGGCCCGCCCACCGATCTCGCGCGCCGGTTCCCGGACGCGATCGAGACCACGGAGGCCGACTCATGATCCGCCGCTTCCGACGCAAGTGGGTTGCGTGGCGCGGCTACAAGCAGCTGGTCCGGCTCGGATGGGAACCCGAGCGGGCCATGCTGCTGGCCAAGATCGCCGCCGGCCTCGACATCCCCGTGAAGCTGCTTGGCCCGCCCGGCATCAGCACTCACTGGTCGCAGGTCTTCCCGCCGTTCCCGAGCACGTACCCGTGGATCGAGGAAGGAACGACGCGTGGTCGTCCGTCGCCGTTCCTCGCCGCAGCGACCGACGACGAGCCGCAGCCATGAAGATCTTCCGCACGGCCACGAACCAACATCGCTGCGAACCACCACCGGTAGCGCAAGACGGCGACATAGGCGAGTGCGACTGCGGCCGGTTCTGGATCGCCGTCACCCACAACCCACCGCCCTGGCATCGCGGCCAGTGGCCGGCCCGCCGCGGCTGGTTCGCAGGCCAGATGATCGGCTGGGAACCACTCGGCTGGCGCCGAGCACGACGACTCATCCGCAAGCTCTCCGAGCAGCCGTCATGAACCAGGTGTGGTCGTGGCTGCTGACCGTCGTCGGCGTCACCGGTCTGATCTTCGCCGGCCGGCGCCTGTGGTGGGCGTGGCTCATCGGGCTCGGTGCTCAGGGCCTGTGGCTGGCCTACGCCATTGCGACGCGCCAGTGGGGCGTCATCGTGTCGGCTGCCGCGTACGGCGCCACGTACACGGTCAACGCCCGCCGCTGGTGGCGTGAACGCCAAGCGCCGGCGAGCGAAGAGGAACAGCTGATCGCCCAGTGGCTCGCCGTCAAGGACCGGGCGCCAATCGTCATGCCGCCCAACGTCACGTCGTACAGCGAGCGCGGCCCGAACGACCGCGTCTCGCAGAGCGCCGGCGGCTATCGGCCTCGCCAGCACTCCGGTCCGCTCCCGAAGCCGCGTGACCTGGGCCCGGCTGATCGTCTCTTCGTCGACGACCACGCCCGCCAACGCGTTCTCGTCCGCCAGCTGCTCGCTTACGCCCACGAGCACGATGGGCCCGAGCCGCCGGCGTGGTGCATCTGCCGCTCCCACTGGAGCGAGGCCGGCGAGCACTCCACCGGGTGCGAGGCCCGCTACGACGCCGGCGTCGAGCTCATCGAACGCGCCGTCGCTGCCTACCGCTACCTCAACGACGCATCTGGGCCCAACTGGCGGTTCGTGCCCGACTGGTGCATCTGCCGCTCCCAGTACGAACGCACCGGCGCCCACGTCGACGACTGCCTCGCCAAGTTCAAAGCCGACGTCGCGCAGGTCCGCCGATCGACCGATCCGCAAGCGCGCAAGGTCCACGACACCCACTTCGAGAACCCGCCCGCCGAGTGCCGCGTCTGCGCCGCAGCGCAGCCCGATCTCGACGTCCCCGACTTCGTCCGCCCGAAGGAGACCCCGTGACCCAGCCCGTCCTCGCCCCGACCACCCCGCTCGTGATTCACCACGATGACTGCCCCGATGGCTTCGGGGCAGCGTGGTGGCTCGCCAAGTTCCTGAACCAGCGCCGCGTGCAGCCCGACGTCGAGAAGCACGCCGCCAACTACGGCGATCCGCTGCCGAACGTGGACGGCCGCGACGTGTGGGTCGTCGACTTCTCGTACCCGCCTGAGCAGATGCGCGAGCTCGGAGAGCGCGCTGCCGGTGTCGTCGTGCTCGACCACCACAAGAAGGCGCTCGAGCAGGACTGGTCCGACACGGGCTTCCAGCTGTTCGAGCGGCCGAGCGACCTCGGATGGGGGCCGCCGGGGGTCGCCCGTCGGGTCGCCGTGCTCAACATGGACCGTTCCGGCATCGGCCTGGTGCTCGCCTACATCGATCACCTCAACGGCCATCCGACGCCGTTCCCGACGTTCCTGCTCAACCTCGAGGACCGCGACCTGTGGCGATTCAGGATGCCCGGCACGCCCGAGGTGTTCGCGACCGTCACGTCGTACCCGTACGCCGATGAACTGTGGGACGACTTCGAAGCCCGCACGGTCACCGACCTGGTCGTGGAAGGGATGCCGATCGTCCGTTACCGGCAGCAGCTGATCGCCGAGTGCGTCGGCAACGCCTACCAGACCTACATCGACGGCCACTTCGTGTGGATCGCGTCGTGCCCGTACTCGGTCGGCTCCGACGTCGCCCAAGTGCTCGCCGAGCGCGAGCCCGACCTGTTCGGCGTCTACTTCATCGTCGGCCCGTCGACTCAGGTGAAGGTCGGACTGCGGTCGGTCGAGTCGGGCATGGACGTCAACGAGATCGCCAAACGTCACGGCGGCGGCGGCCACGCCCACGCCGCGGCGTTCCGCACCACGACCGACGCCTGGTTCGCCGCGTTCTGATGAGCGAGATCGTCGGACACACGATCCGAGTCACCCGGCTCGACACCGACGGTCAGCCGGTCGGTGAGCCGATCGAGACGATCGGATTCACCGGTGTGCGCGTCGTGCGCGACCTGCCCACCGGCGACGGACGGTGCCCGATGATGCCGGATCGGGCCGAGCCGGCGCGGCACACGATCACGATCGACTTCGCCTTCGGCCGCGGCCGCGCCGGACGGCGCGCCAGCAACCAAATGGCCCGCTTCCTGTGGGGCCCCGACTGGGACCGGAGCGTCGCGGCGTGGCGACGGCACCAAGCGTTCGTCTCCCGCACGTGGCGCCAGACCCGGAGCCGCACCCGCCGACGCCGGCGTTGATGCCACCCCAACAGCGGACGATGAAGTAGTGACCACCTTCGAGCCTCCGACCACGCTGTCGCCGTCGCGGATCAAGAGCTTCCTCACCTGCCCGCTGCAGTTTCGATTCGAGTACGTCGAGAAGCTGCCCGGCACCGTCAACCGCGCCGCCGTGCTCGGCTCGACCGTGCACCTCGGGCTGGAGTACCTGTTCGAACGGCACCCCGCCGGCGAACGCGACCGGGCGGCCGCCGTCGCCTGCATCGCCGACGCCGTCGCCGAGTTCCGCGATGACGCCGAGTACCAGACGCTCGCCCTCGACGACAAGGAGGTCGTCAAGTTCGGCAAGGAAGCCCAATCGCTCGCGTCGAAGTACCTCGACATGGAGAACCCGAACGCCGTCGCAGTGATCGCGAATGAACTGTGGGTCGAGCACGACATCGGCGGGGTCACGCTGCGCGGCAAGATCGACCGGCTCGACGAGCACGGCGACATGACCGTCGGCATCGTCGACTACAAGACCGGCCGGCCGCCGTCGCAACGATTCGAACAGGACGCCATGTTCGGCGTCTGGTGCTACGCCCTGCTCGTCTTGGTCACCCGCGAAGAGATGCCGTCCCGGGCCCGTCTGATGTACCTGTCATCGAGGGAGACGATCGACGTCACCCCGACACCGCAATCGCTGCGCGGCGTCCGAGGCAAGGTGCTCGCCGTCCACCAGGCGATCAGCCGGTCCTGCGAACGAGGCGACTTCCGACCGGCACCGACACAGAAGATCTGCGACCGCTGCCGCTACCGGCCCTTCTGCCCCGCCTACGGAGGCGAACCGGACGACGCCGCGGCCGCTCTCGCGGACGCCGGGCTGGTGCCGGCATGAAGAAGTCCGACGTCGCCAAGCTGATCGGCATCGTCAAGGGGCTCTGGCCGAACTGGACCGCAGCGCCGATCACCCGCGAGCAGTGGGACGACACGGTGTCGACGTGGATGCTCATGCTCGAGGACGTCGACGCCGCCTCCGCCGCCGCAGCCGTGCAGATCCTGTCCGCCGAGGGCCGGGAGTGGCCGCCGCCGGTCGGCCGCATCCGCCGCCGCTCGATCGAAGCTGCCGCCCACGCGGCCGGTACCGCGCCGCCGACGCCGGATGAGGCGTGGGCCGAGGTTCGCGAAGCGATGCGTGATGACACGACCGACTGGTCGCACCCTGCCGTCAAGGAAGCGGTCGACACGATCGGCTGGTGGGACCTGCGCCACTCGACGAACGTCGACACGGTGCGGGCCCACTTTGTCAAGTTCTACGCAACCGCCGCTGACCGGGCGTGGGCGCCGATGCTGACCCCACCGAACGCCCGAGCCACGCTCGACGCCATCGCCCTCACCGCCGCCGAACAGCGCACCGCGCTCCCCCGCCCAGCCCCAGTGCCGGCAGCCGAGCTCGCCGACCCGGGCGTCCCGGTCGATGACGGCCTGGCGATCATGCGCCGAGCCCGCGACGAGGCACGCACCCGCGAACGGGAGCCCCGAGCCGGCGACGGTCTGGTCGGTATCGGCGACGCACTCGGCCGCCTGACCAGCTGACACGCCCGCGCGTCTACGATCCGCCGATGGCGTTCGGGCGTAAACGGCGGAGGATCGGTGAACTCACCGTCCTGCTGGAGCGGGCGCAGGGACTTCGCATCAGCCAGGCCGTCGCCCTCGAAGCGATGGCGGACGCGCTCACGAGGCCGGGCCACATGACTAAGGCCGCCGCGGCCGAGCAGCTTCGGGCGCTCGCCGGGGCGTGGCGCGCGGTCAGTGACGTGCAGGTCGCCGCCGTTCGGGGTGGGGCGATCCAGGCCGTCGCCACGACCGGCATCGTCGTGACCCTGCTTGCCGAGACGATCGGCGGAGCCGTCAGCGGTGTCAGTGAAGCCGTGTCCTCGCACGTCGTTGAGGCGTTTCAGCAAGATGCAGCCCTGCTGCTCACGCTCGACGCCAACATCGCCGGCATCGCAGACGGCATTCTCCTGATGCCCGACGACCCGCCCGACGCCGTTCAGGATGCAGCCGAGATGGTCGAGTCGATCGGCCGCGCCGCGGCAGTGGAGGTCGGCGACGATCTCGAATCGGAAAGTACGCGTGCCGGCTATCTGTTTCAGCGGTTCCGGCATCCGATGGGATTCAACGATCCGCACGAGTTGTTCGAGCTCGGCAATGAGCTACTCAGTGTGCTCGGCCCTGGGATGGTTGAGAGAACGGATCAGCACCGCTTTCCGCTGGCTGCCGCTCTCGAAGCCCTCGATAGAGCGATGTCACGGGCGACTCGCTGAGTATCGCTTCGCCACGCTCGTGACGCATTATGATGCATCCCGATGAGTGGTGATGGTCGTGTGCTGCAGCAGGAGTTCGAGATGGTCGACGTCGGCGCTCTCGAACTGCATCCCCGCAATCCGAACCAGGGCGACTTCGGCGCCATCCATGAGTCGGTGGCGACGAACGGGTTTTGGGGTGCCCTGGTCGTGCAGAAGTCGACGAACCGGGTGCTCGTCGGCAACCACCGGCTCGCCGTGTCCCGCGAGCTCGGCATCACCGAGGTGCCGGTGCTGTGGGTCGACGTCGACGACGAACAGGCGCTGCGGGTACTCACGGCCGACAACCGCACCGCCCGGCTCGGTTCCGACAACATCGAGGTGCTGACCGAGGTGCTGATGAGCCTGGCGTCATCGGACCTCGGCCTGGCGGGCACCGGCTTCGACGGTGACGATCTCGACGCCATGTTGAACGACATGGCAGAGAACGAACCGACCGCAGAGCCCGAGCCGAAGGAACCGGTGCTGCAGGTGGTAATCGCGTGCGAGTCGAAAGAGCACCAGCGCGCCGTGCTCGCCAAGGTGGAGGAACTGGGCTATGAAGCCAAAGCCAAGGGGTGACGCCGCCGCCGGCAAGGCGCAAATCATCACCCACGTCGAACCCGACCTGCGTGACGCTGTGCACCGTTGGGCCGAGTCCGAGGACCGCACCGTGTCGGCGCAGGTCCGTAAGACGTTGCGCGACAACGTGCCCGTCCGGTTTCTCGACGCACCACCTGGATAACTGTCGCCGCATCAGCTACACTTACTAGTAGGGACCAGGGAAGGGTCCCCGCCAGAAAGGAACCAGCTGATGCCGACCGCAACCGACATGCGGATCGTCGACCTGCCCGTCGACCAGATCTCACCCGAGTGCAACGACCGCACGAAGTTCGACGAGACCGCGATCGTCGCGCTCGCCGAGTCGATCGCCCGCAACGGGCTCGCCCAACCGATCACCGTCCGCCCCCGCCCCGACAGCGACGGCTACTGGCTGGTCGCCGGTGAACGCCGCTGGCGGGCCCACCGGCACCTCGGCGCGTCAACGATCAAGGCCATCGTCCGTGACCTCGACGACCGCCGGGCCCAAGACGTCATGCTCGTCGAGAACATGGCCCGTCAGGATCTGAACCCGATCGAAGAGGCGACCGCGTACCGCAAGCGACTCGACGCCGGACTCGACATCGACGAGCTCGCCAAGATCGCCGGCGTGTCGGTCGCCCGGATCCGCTGGCGAGTCGGGCTGCTCGAGCTCACCCCAGAAATCCAGAAGCTCGTCGCGTCCGGCGACTTCGGTCCCGGCTACGCGGGGTCGATGCCCGGTCTCGACCCGCAACGGCAGCAGCTGGCGTTGCGGGCCTGCATGGAGAAGAACCTGACGGTGCAGGGCATGGAACTGCTGTGCGCGCAGCTGCTCGCCGAGCAGAACCAGGGCAGCATGTTCGACGCCGATTCGTTCATGCAGCTGGACGAGGTGGTCGCCAAGTCGCAGCGCGAGAACGTGAAGCTGTCGTCGATGGAACTGACCGCGCTCGCCGGCCGGGTGCTCGACGCCGTCCTCGATCACGTGCCGCTTGAGGCGCTGTCCCACGACGCCAAAGCCGACCTGGACCAGCTGCAGCGGGTCGTCGCCTTCCGGCTCAAGAAGTGACAGAACTACGATCCGTCGCCGTGAACAGGGGTAGGGACCAATGAACACGCCAACGCCGCCGCCGCCACCGATGCCGCCGAGACAGCCCGGCTACGCCACACCACCGGCCACCTCAGGCGGCCAGCCGGTGTGCCCGTACTGCGGAGCGCACGGCACGCTGCGCAGTCAGCAGAAGCAACTCACCACGAAGAAGCGCGTCAAGTTCGGCGTGATGTGGGTGGTGCTCACCGTCTGCACCGGCGGGATCGCATTCCTGATCTGGCTGATGATGCCACGGCGCAACGAGGTCATCGGCGTCGACCGATGGACCGAATGCACCGCCTGCAAGTCGACTCTCTGACGACCGCGACCGGCCCGCTCGGTCGACGCGCCGCCACGGCTGATCTCAAGAAGTGAGCACGGCCGTCACCTGGTCGACGACGTAGTCGACGTCGTCGTTCGACATGGCGGCGTGGCATGGGATCGCCAGGTGGCGGGCGCTGTACTCGGTGGCGCCGGGGATGGCGTCGCCGTAGAAGTCGCGGAAGTGGCTGAACTCGTGAAGCGGGATGAAGTACACCGACGATCCGACCCCGGCCGCGGCCAGCTGCTCGAGGTACTGGTTGCGGCGGGCCGGGTCGACGAACAGCGGGTACACGTACCGTGACCATGCCCGACCGGGCAGCCGTGGCAGCAGGTCGACGCCGTCGAGTTGGCCCAACGCGACGTCGTAGCGGCCGCTGATCCAGCAGCGTCGGGACTGGGCGGCCCACGCGCGCCGTAGTTGAGCGACGCCGATCGCGGCGTGAACGTCGGACATGTTCGACTTCAAGCCGGGTCGGATGATGTCGTACCGCCACGTCGGGCCCCCGGACGCGTGGCGGGTCCACACGTCGCGGGACATGCCGTGCAGCCGCCAGCGGACAGCTTCGTCGAGCAGATCGTCAGGCCCCGTCAGCGCGCCGCCCTCGGCAGTCGTCAACGTCTTGGTGGCTTGGAAGCTGAACGCCGTCAGCCGGCGTACACCGATCGGGCCGGAAGGGTCGCCGATCGTGCGGCCGTCGACCGAGGCGGGCAGGGCGTGGGCGGCGTCCTCGACGATCGCGACGTCACGGCCGGCGCAGAGAGCGTCGATCGCGGTCATGTCGGCCGGCATCCCGTTGAGGTGCACCGGGATGACCGCCCGAACGTCGTTGCCGTTCATCATCCGTTCGAGCAGGTCGACGTCGATCAGCCCGGTGGCCGGGTCGACGTCGCAGAGCCATGGCCGGCCGCCGGCTCGTTCGATGGCGTGCATGGTGCCGGGGAAGCCCATCGCCGAGGTGAGGACGATGCCGCCGTCGACGTCCACGGAGCGCAGGGCGAGCTCGATCGCGTCGGTGCACGACGAGAACAGTTCGACTCGGGGCGCTTCGACGAACCTGGCGAGGTCGGCGGCGAACTCGGCGCACTTCGGGCCGGTGGTGATCCACCCGGAGCGCAGCACGCTGGTGACCTCGGTGATTTCGTCGTCGGTGATCTGAGGCTGGGACAGGCCGACTCGTCGCATCATGCTCGCACGATACTGCTAACGCATGATGATGCACGACGAGTCGGCTAGGGTGAGCGGCCGTGGATGACTACTGGGCGGAGCACTTCGGCGCCTACCACGGTGGCGACGACCGGCTCGACGCATCGTCGGACTCGTTCTGGTGGGGCTACGCCACGACGGTGCTCACCGAGGCCGGCCCGCTCGCCGGCCGCACCGTCCTCGACGCCGGGTTCGGCTCCGGTGCCATGCTGCACCTCGCCGCCGCGGCCGGCGCAACCTGCACCGGCATCGACCTCGAGTCGGCAGTCGCCGCCTTCGACGACAGCCACCCGTCGATCGACGTCGAGATCGGCGACCTTCGCGACACGGCCGGCTGGACCGTCGACCGGGCCGACGTCGTCTGGTGCGTCGAGTCGATCCACTTCGTCGACGACCCCGTCGAAACCGCCTACTCCCTGTGGGCCCGGGTCGCCGCCGGTGGCCGGCTCGTCGTCACGTTCGCCGACTCTCGCTCGCCGTTGATCGAAAAGGTGCGCCTCGACCACGGAGGCCGCTACCACGGTGTCCACCCCGGAGCCCTCGACGCGCTCGGCCGCAACCTGCCCGCCTGCGCCCGCTTCGAGATCCGCGACCTCCGCATCGACGCCGACCAGATCGTCCGCCCGTTCCGCATCGGGCCGCACGACCCGACCGCGCGGCCGCCGCACCGGCTGCTGTTCACCGCACTGAAAGGAGCCTGACGATGGCAGGCCAAGGCCCGATGAAGGTCGTCCAGGTGAAAGTCGGCGACCTCGTCCCCGACCCGAACAACGCACGCCGCGGGTCGGTGTCCGAGATCATGAAGTCGCTCGAAGAGTTCGGCCAGCACCGGCCGATCGTGGCCCGCCGCGACTCGAAGGTCGTAGTCATCGGCAACCACATGCTCGAAGCCGCCAAGGCGCTCGGCTGGGACAAGATCGCCGTCACTTACGTCGACGACGACGACGAGACCGCGATCCGCCGTGGCCTTGCCGACAACCTGGCGTCGGACCGCTCGAAGTGGGATGACGCCCAGCTGGCCTCACTGCTGTCCGAGCTCGACGACGCCGCATCGGTGCCCGGTGTAACCGACAAGATGCTCGACAACCTGCTCGCCGAAGTGACGACCGACGAGCCGACCGAACCGCTCCTTCCGATCACCCCGCGCCCGGCTGAGGGCTACAGCTACGTCGTCATCATGTCCCGCAACGACATCGACAAGGTGTGGCTGGAGACGGTGATGGGGATCCGCAAGGAACGGTCGTGGAAGTCGAAGAAGTCCGGCGTGTCCCGAGTGGTGACCGTCGACCAGTTCAAGCAGGCGTTGAACACCGCGATCGCACGCGGCGAGCCGTTCCACTGACAGGAGCCCCGATGAACTTCGTCCCGCACGACCGACACCAGCTGGCCGCCTACTGGCAGAGGTACTTCGCCGACACGTTCCGCCACGACTGGACGATCGAGACCGCTCCCCCACTGATGGGTCAGCATTTCGGGTTGGCGATCGCCGCGGCGGGCCCGGCCGTGTTCGACGGCCGGGTCCTCGACGCCGCGTGCGGACATGGCCGCCTCGGCCTCGCCTGCGCCGGCCTTGGCGCCCAGGTGCTCGCCGTCGACGGCAACCCCAGTCTGATGAGTCAGCTGCACGACCGCCACGTCCAGCGCGGCTCGAGCGAGCGTTACGTCGATGGGATCGCGTTCCAGGCGGTCGACCTGCATGGCCGCTGGGAGGTCGGCGACCCGTTCGACGTCGTGTTCGTCATGGAAGCCCTGCAGTGCTTGCCGCTGTCGGCGACACTCGGCGAAGCGTGGTCGCACGTCGCCGAGGGCGGCCGGCTCGTCTTCACGGTGCCGTGGGCGGCCAACCCGATCATCGAGGCCGCGCACCGAGAGCACCGTGGCATGTTCCAAGTGACCGGCCGCCACGAGCTCGTCTCCGCGATCCGGCAACGCTGCGACGGCCACAGCCTCTGGCACGCCCAAGCCCTGCACCTCGCCGACGACCAGCGCTACGGCGCCTACGCCCTCGACCGGCTCGCCGACTTCGACGACCCGCCCTACCGGGTGCTCGTCACCGTCACCAGATGATCGCCGACTGGCCGGACTTCACCCGCCGGTACGGGCCGTACTGGCATCAGGACTGGGCGACGATGTGGACCGACCGCGACGCCACCGTCGTCGGCGACATCGCCACCGCAGCGATGCCCGCGCTGCTCCACCCCGTCCCGGACCAGCCCGGCCGGATCCATGTCTCGCCGCCGTCGGGTGAGGTCGGCGTCTTCTCCCACAGCCCGATCGGCATCGAAGCGCTGTGCCGCTGGCTCGCCGCCGCCGGTGTCGTGTCGGCGTTCCTGCCGTTCGACCCCCGCAGCCCGGTAGCGCCGACGGTGCCACGGCTCGATGACGCCTGGGACGCCACCGTGCGGCCGGTGCCTCCGTCGATCGTCGTCGACCTCGAACGTTGGGACCGCGCGGCAATGTCGGCGAACCATCGTCGCAACCTCGCCGCTGCCGAGCGTGCGGGTGTGGCGTGGCAGCACATCACCGACGACGGGCCCCACGACGACGTCGCCAGGTTCGTCGACCTCTACCGGCAGACGGCGCGCCGCAACCGGTTCGCCGCCCGCCACGACCTGACCGCCGACCAGGTGCTGCGCCTGCTCGCCGCCGACAGCCTGCAACCGCGGCTGTACGGGGCGTGGCACGACGGCCGCCTCGTCGCCGGCGTCACGACGCTGCTCGTCGGCGAGATCGCCACGTTCCACTGGTCCGCGACCGCCGACGACTACGCCCGTTCGCCGCTCGCCCCGTCGAAGGCTGCCCTGTACTGGGCGCTCGAGGACGCCAAGCTGCGCGGTGCCCGATTCATGCTGCTCGGCGGCGGGATGACCGCCGGTGACGACCTCGAACAGTTCAAGCGACGCTTCGGCGCGCACCTGCCGGTCGTGCCGCAGTTCGCGCTCGAGATCGTGTTCGACCGCAAAGCCCACCGTGCCGCGTGCGCGGCGCGGCCCGTGAAGGAAGGCTGGTTCCCGTCGTGGCAGTACTGACGCCGCTACTCCCGCTCGACGACTCGCCCGAAGAGCCGTTCACGATCGTCGTGCCGTCCAAGGGACGACCGAACAAGCTGCTCGTCAAGAAGATGCTGCCCGCCGGGTCGTTCAAGGTGCTCGTCGAACCGGGCGAGGCAGGCGCCTACCGGGAGGCGAACCCGGACTGCGAGATCGTCGAGCACCCGAAGGAGGCGTGGCCGTACTCCCGCAAGGTGCAGTGGGCGTATGAGACGTTCGGGTCGATCGTGTCGATCGACGACGACATGGAACGCTGCTGGCACTACGAGCACGGCCTGGGCGACCCCGAATGCACGCTGTCGAAGGAAGACACCGTCCGGTGGATCTCCCGAACGATGTGGGAGGCCCGCCAGGCCGGCGCGCACCTCGTCGGGTTCTTCGCCTCCGACATCCGCAACTATGACGCGCAGAACCCGTTCAAGCTGGTCGGCTGGATGCCCGCCTCCGCGATGGGGATCCTGTCGGGCTCGAAGCTGCACATGCATTCCGACATCGTCTGTTCGGCCGACTACTGGATTTGCCTGCTGAACATGTACGAGCACCGGTACATGTGGGTCGACAACCGGATCGTCCCGGGCTTCGTCGAGGGCAAGACGTTCAAGACGGAGGGTGGCATTTCGTCGTCGCGGACGATCGAAGCGGAAAAGCATGATTTCGAACTGCTGGAACGTTACTTCGGCAACGTCGTCCGCAAGAAGCAGGGGACGGTGCGGGCGAAGGTGAAGCACATCTGGCAGAAGCAGATCTATCCGCCGTTCTAGCCGGCTACTGTCGCACCGTCAGCTACACTTAAGGAGTAGGGACCAATCGCCTACGGGATAGAAAGGCTGACTGTGGGATTCAACTTCATGGGACAAAAGACGCTGCGGGGCTTCGCGCTCGGCGAAGTCGTGTCGGCGCTGCAGAAGGCGGTGAGACGTGGCGATGTAGCCCAGTCAGTGGCGTGGTGTGCCGAGCTCGACCAGTCCGGGTTCGGGAACTACGCGTGGAAGCGGCTGCTGATCATCATGTCCGAAGACATCGGCCCGGCGTGGCCCGAGGGACCGGCTGTCATCGCCGCGTTGCGGCGCAGCTGGGACGAGTACATTGAGGGCGCCAAGGGCCGCAAGGGCGGGTCGGAGCGGATCTTCATCACGCACGCCGCGATCCTGCTGGCGAGGGCGCCGAAGAGTCGGATCGTCGATGAAGCGATTTGGGCGACCTACGGGCGGCCCGAGCCGATGTTCGGGGAGATCCCCGACGAGGCGCTCGGCGTGTTCACGCAGCGCGGCCGGTCGATGGGTCGCAAGCTCGGCACCCCCGAAGGCGACCGGTTCTGGTACGACGTGGAATCGGTGCTCGTCAACGAGGTCGAGTTCGACAACCCGTTCCACGACCGGTATCTGATCGGCGAGCAGGCGGCATTCGACCAACAGGGCGCGTCATCGGGCGGCTCGAGGACCGAGGCCGCAGGCTCGGCGCGTGCGGCAGCGAAGAGTGACGACGCTCAGCTGTTCGACGCGTAGGCGGCCGAGGTGGCGCCCGCGAGGATCCGTTGGATCTCGCGGGCGCGGCCGGCCTGCGACACCGCGGGCACGCGTACGTGGGTGATCGACGGGTTCGGGCCCGGCTCGGCGGTCTCGTTCGGGCCGACCAGGAGCTCGGAGAGACGCTCGCCGGGTCGTAGCCCGGTGATGGCGATGTCGATGCCGCCGCCGGCCTCGGCGATCAGCAGGGTGGCGACGTCGTGGATCTTGACGGGGTCGCCCATGTCGAGGATGCAGGTGTCGCCAGAACGGCCGATGCCGCCCGCGGTGAGGACGAGAGCGACGGCCTCCGACAGCGTCATGAAGTAGCGGTCGACGTCGGGGTGGGTGACGGTGACGGGGCCGCCGTGGGCGATCTGGCGGCGGAACACCTCGGTGATCGAGCCGCCCGAGCCGAGCACGTTGCCGAACCGCGTGGACAGCCAGCGGCCCTGCTGGCCGAGAGCGGCAGCTGCGACGATGCGTTCGGTGAGCCGCTTGGTGCGGCCCATGACGCCGATCGGGTCGGCGGCCTTGTCGGTCGAGATGTTGACGAACGTGTCGACGCCGACGCGTCGGGAGGCTTCGACGACGTTGATCGTGCCGTGCACGTTCGTCTTGATCGCCTCGATCGGGTGCGCTTCTCCGAGCACGACGTCTTTCATCGCGGCGGCGTGAAACACGACGTCGGGCCGGATCGCGGCGAACAGCTGGTCGAGACGGCCCGGGTCGCGGATGTCGGAGAGGACGAGTTCGGGGCGGACGAGGTTGCAGGCCGGGTCGAGCCGGTAGAGGGTGCGGCAGAGGTGCTCGTCGTCGCGGTCAAGCATGAACGGCAGCCGGCCGGTGCGTTCGGCGATCTGGACGCACAGTTCGCCGCCGATCGAGCCGCCGGCGCCGGTGACGAGGATGCGCTTTCCGTTGAGCCATCCGGTGTCGATCGGAGAGGCATCCCGGTGTCGTCCCAACTCGTCGCAACGCATGACGCATCATGATACTTGTTGCACATCTATGCTGGGGGTGTGGAACTCCCCGACCGGATCCTGGTAGTCGCGCCACACGCCGACGATGAAGTGATCGGCTGCGGCGGTCTGCTGCACCGGGCGGCCCGCGACGGCGCTGAGACGACCGTGGTCGTGGTCGCCACCGACGACGAGGAACGCACCGTCGAGCTCAAAGAGGCCTGTCGGGTGCTTGGCGTCGCCAACGTCGAGGTGCTGTTCGGCCCGATGCCGTTCATCGACGACCTCGACGACAGCCGCATCGTCTCCGCGATCGACGACGCGCTCGCCCGCCACGCTCCACGGCTGGTGCTCGTCCCGTCGCAGGCCGGCTACCACCAAGAGCACCGACGGGTCGCCGGTCTCGCCGTCTCAGCGACCCGGCCGGGCGGCGGCCGCACGTTTGGCCACGCGCCGCAGTCGGTCTGGTACTACGAGGCGCCCGCCGACGTGTCGTCGCCGACCGGAGCCTGGTCGCCGACCTTGTACGTCACGCTCGACGACGTTGATGTCGCCGCGAAGTGCGACGCGATGCTCGCCCACGCCTCCCAGGTGCGGCCGTACCCGTCGGAACGGTCCACGGAGGCGCTCCGGTCGCTGGCCGTGCTGCGTGGCTGCCAAGTCGGCGCCGCCTTCGCCGAGGCGTACGCCCCGCGGCGCCAGGTGTTCTGATGCGCCTCGCAGCTCACCAGCCGCTGTTCTGGCCGCCGATGTACCTGATGCAGCGGTGGCTGCACGTCGACACGCTGGTGTGGCTCGGCTCGGTGCAATTCACCCGCAAGTCCCGCGACGAGCACGGCCGCAACCGGCCGACCGGCCAGAACCGCATCGTGCTCGGCGACGCAGCCGGCAACGACGTCGACGTGACCGTCCCGGTCGGGGCGTCACGCCAGCCGATCGACGACACGCCGCTCGGCGACTGGGCCGACTCGTTCATCTCGACGGTTTGCCACCTGTATCCCGAGACGCCCGAACGCGACGTCGTCTGCCATGCGGCCGCCGAGCTCGAAGGCGAACCGCTCGGCAGCGTGAACCGGGCGACATGGTCGCTGACGATCGGCCTGCTCGACGTCAAGGCGCCTCACGTCGTCGACGACACCAGCCTGCCGCCGGTCGACGACCGGGTCGACCGGCTCGTCACGTACTGCCGTCAGCTGGGCGCGACCACCTATGTCGCAGGCAAGCCCGCCATCAACGCCTATCTGGACGCCAACGCGTTCGCCGCTGCCGGCGTCACTCTCACCCCCCAGGATTGGACGCCTCCGCACGGCGTTCAGGCGGGCCGGTCAGTGCTCGACTCGATCCTGCGCCGCGGCGTCGACCGCACACGGAAGGCGTTGGGATGGTGACCACCAAACGGCTCCGTCGCAAGTCGCCCGTCGTCGCCAACCCGGCACCCGTCGGCACCCGGGTCGTCACCACGCCGCAGGGCAAGCGCGGCCGCCCGGCGCTGATCCTCGAAGGCTGGAACGAATCGAGCGGCGGCTGGTCGGAAGGGTCGCCGGCGCACCGGGTGATCACCGCAGTGCGCACCGGCGCGTTCTTGAACGCGGCGGCCGAGTACGCCCGCCTGAACAAGTCGACAGTGACGAACTGGCTGGCACGAGGCCGCGAGCACCGCCCCGACGTCGACTACGACCGCACCGACATCGACGTCGAGCACCGGCCGTACGTCGACTTCCTCGAAGCGGTCCGCAACGCCGATGGCAGCTACGAGGTCGAACTCACCGGCCTCACGTTGAAGGCCGCGCGCGAGGACCCGAAGTTCGCGTTGCAGGTGCTGTCGCGTCGCTACCCGCACTGGCGCGAGTCGTCCAAGCTTGAGCTCGCCTCCGGGCCCGCCGAGGAAGAGACCGCCGATCCGCTCGAGCAGATGGCCGAGCACCCGGCGATGATCGCCCAGCTGGCCAAGCTGTCCCACGACCTCGAAGACCTGAGCGTCGACCCCGAGCTCGTCGCCGGCAGCGACGAGACCCGCCGCCCCTCGGTGGGCGGTCCGACCGGTGACGTCCCCGACAGCTACGCCGACACCGTCGGCGGTGGTGATGAGTGACCGCCGCCGTCCTCGACCGAACTAGCCAGCGGATCGCCAAGCGGGCCTGGCTCGCCACGCCAGACACGTTCGGCCGGCGGCTGTCGCACGGCACGCTCGTCGCGCCGTCGCATCTGCGGCTGCTGTCGTGGCTGCTGTACCTGTCGTCGATCGGCTACGTCAGGCGGCTGACCATCGCGATGCCGCCCGGCCACGCCAAGTCGACGGCGACGTCGCGTTGGTTTCCGGGCTGGGACCTCGAACTGCGGCCCAAGCACAAGATCATCCTGGCGTCGTACGAATCGACGCTCGCGGTCGAGCACGGCAAGGCCGTCCGCGAGATGCTGATGGAGAACGCCGACAAGCTGCACGTCCGGTTGAAGGCCGACTCCCAGGCCGCCGACCGGTGGGTGACGATGGCCGGCGGCGGTCTGCGCACCGCCGGCGCCGGCGGTTCGATCACCGGCCGCCGCGCCGACATCTTCATCGTCGACGACCCGTTCAAGGGGTTCGACGACTCGCATTCGCCGACGCAGCGCGGCGCGGTGTGGAACTGGTATCGGTCCGTCGCCCGCACCCGTCTGCTGCCGGGCGGCTCGATCATCATCGTGCAGACCCGCTGGCATCCCGAAGACCTGATCGGCATGGTGTCCGAACAGCCGAACTGGGTGCATCTGCGGCTGCCGGCGATCGCCGAAGAGGACGAGTCGATCGAGACGGTGGTCGGCGCCGAGTTCGTCGCCAAGTGCGCCCGCGACGGCGTCCCGCTGCCCGCCTGGCATCGGGCAGAAGGCGAACCGTTGTGGCCGTGGCTGATCGAACCGTCCGACGTCCTGGCCGGCGTCCCGTGGTATTCGGCCGACGAGATGGCCGAGATCCGCGACGAGGTCGGCGAGTACGTCTGGCAGACCCTGTACCAGCAGAACCCGACCGTCATCGACGGCGACATGTTCAAGCGCGACAACTGGGTGCGTGTCGACGCCGCGCCGGCTGGCTTGCAGGTCGTGCGCCGCTGGGACATGGCCGCCACCGAAGGCGGCGGCGACGCGACTGCCGGCGTGTTGATGGGCCGCGCGAAGAACGGCCGCGTGTACATCTTGGACGTCAAGCACGAGCGCTACGGGCCGTCGGGCGTGGAGCGGCTGATCGCCAACACCGCCGAAGAGGACGCCGAGAAGTACGGCCGCAAGATGCCGATCCTGATCGAGCAGGAAGGCGGCTCGGCCGGCAAGAACGTCGCCGAGCACTACGCCGCGACGGTGCTGCCCGGGTTCAACGTCCGCTTCGAAGGGTCGACCGGCGACAAGACGGTCCGCGCGTTGCCGTTGGCCGCCCAGGTCGAATCCGGCAACGTGTATCTGGTGCGCCGCGAGGGAGACCGCGGCCCGGAAACACCGGGCTGGTGGTCGAAGCTGATCGACGAGGCCGCCGCGTTCCCGAACGGCGCACACGACGACATCGTCGACGCGGCGTCGCTCGCCTACATGGATCTGCTCCGCCTCGCCAAGACCCGCAAGAAGGCGTCGACCGCTCGGGCGACCGGGTCGATCACAGCGCAGCCGATGCGCGCCGGCATCCGATAATTCTTCGCCGCCCCTCTTGCCTTCTGTAGCCGCTTCGACTACAGTAGAGGGAGTCAACAAAAACACCCCGTCGGGAAGGGAAGCCCGACGGGACCGAAAGGAACCCCATGACAGCCACCGATACCACTGCCGTCGTCGACGCGCCCGCCGAGACCGGCGAGGTCGCCGACACCAAGCCGAAGCGCAAGGGACGCGCTGCCGCCCGCAAGCGGCTCGCGTTCACCGCCGACCGTGAGCCGCTGCACAAGGCGCTCGCGGGCGCCGTGCTCGCCATCCTGCCCGGCGGCCTCCCCGTCCTCGCCGACGTCAAGCTGACCGTCGCCCGCAACCGCCTGACGATCACCGCCACCGACCTCGCGTTGTCGATCGAGACCACAATCCCGGTGAAGGCCGCCAAGGCCGGCACCGTGCTCGTGCCCGGTCGGCTCCTGTTCGAGCTCGTGCGCTCGGCCGGTGACGAGATCCGCATCGCCGAAGGCGACGGCGAGTGCGACTTCACGTCGGGCGACTTCCAGGCCACGTTGAACACGCACGACGCCGCCGACTTCCCGGTGCCGCCCCCGGTCGACGGCGACCCGCTCGAGGTCGACTCCCTGCTGCTGTTCGCCGCCGTCGCCCGCACCGTCAAGGCCGCATCGAACGACCCGGTCCGCCCGATGCTCAACACGCTGTTCATCCACAACGTCGACGGCCAGTCCCGCCTCGTCGCCACCGACTCGTACCGGCTGCACGTCACCGACCTCGGCGAGAAGATGACCGCCGGGGACGTCGTCATCCCGGCCCGCTTCGCCACCGTGGCGTCGAGGGTGCTGGCCGGCGAGTCCGACAACGTCGCCGTCACGGTCACCGCATCGCACATCGCCATGTCGACGCCGTCGACGACGGTGATCGCCCGGATCGTCGAGGGCGACTACCCGAACTACGCCGGCCTGTTCCCGGCAACCTCGGACCTGCACGTCACCGTTGATCGTCGACCGCTCGCCGCCGCCATCACCCGCATGAGGGCGCTGATCGACGCCGACACCACCGTTGTGCTGACGTTCGAGGCCGAGCAGGTGACCGTGTCGGCGTACGGCGTCGACGTCGGCAACGCTGCCGAGACGATCCGCTGTCAGAACGGACCCGACGAGGCGATGCGGATCGGGTTCAAGCCCGAGTACCTCCGAGATGCGCTGGCCGTCCAGGTCGCCGACTCGGTGACGTTCGCGATGCGCGATGCCATCAAGGCCGTCGTCATCGAGGTCGCCGGCAACACGGCGGTCCGCCACCTGCTGATGCCGGTGCGAGTCCCGGGATGAGTGAGGCCGCCTTCGGGGCGGCCACGGCGCCGCAGCTGTTCGACGTCACCGTGTACGTCGAACAGCTGCCGGACCGGCTGCTGCCGTTCGATCCGCTGCTCGAGGCGTGGGGCGCGCACATGGGTGCGATCGCCGACGCGATGCACGTCGACGTCCGCACGGTGCAACGCTGGCGGGCCACGGGCCTGTCCTACGACCTGGCCGACGAGCTCGCCGTCCGTGCCGGGTTGCACGCCTTCGACGTGTGGGGCGACCTGTGGTTCGTCGGCACCGACCTCGAGACCGAGGCGGGCGACGACGCGGCTCTCGCCGCATAATCTCTTGCTTACTGTAGCCGTATGGACTACAGTAGATGTTGTGACCACATTCCACGAATCCACCGTCGCCAACGTCAACGAAGGGGACGTCATCAGGCTCCACTGGGGCAAGCCTTTCCGGGTCAAGGCCATCCGACCCAACGATCTGCGACTCCAAGCCGTCGTCATCGACAGCCTGGACGGAGACCACTGGCCGGTCAAGACGACCGACACGGTCACCATCGTCCGCCGCTCCTGGGACTGACCTCCCGACAACCCACTCGCTGCCGGAAGGGAAGCCGGCAGCCAACCCGAAAGGAACCCACCCGATGACACTCATCGACTCCGGCTACGACCGCTGGCTCACCCACCCGATCGACGTCGCCTACGGCAGCAGCGACCGCATCACCGTCCTCGCCGAACACGTCGACGTCACCGACGCCGACTACATCGACTGGCGAGACGAATGGGCGGCCGACAACCCGCCGGCCGACGGTGACACCGCCGACGTCGATCAGCGCTGGCAGGACTCGCCCGACTTCGAGCGCTACCTCGAGTGGGCGGAAGAGCAGCAGCGTGACGCCGACCTCGACTACTGGGCGGAAGCGAGGTCGGGCCTGTGAGCGCCGCATCCGACTACGGCGTGGCGATCGTTGATCGCCTGATCCGGCCGCCGCTCGACGCTGGCGATCGCAACGTGTTCGCCGAGGGCGACCCAGCCACCGCCGTCGGCGACGTCATCGCCTACCTACTGCACTGGGCCGAAGCCAACGGCGTCAACGAGTCGTCGATCGGCGACGTCCTGGAGCTCGGCCGCAGTCACTGGGAAGCCGAACGTGGCGCCGGCGACGACCTCGCCCAAGGCTACGAGGACCGCTACCACGAACTGATCAGCCTGTTGACATGAGCGCACCAAGCGATCGGTTGCAAACGCCGGCGTCGATCGAGCTCGTGCTGCCGCCCGCCGAGGTCGTGAAGGTCGAAACCTACTGATGCTCGGCCGACGCTCGTACCCGTGCGGCTGCCCGACATCGACCCGGATCGTGAACCAGACGCCGGGCCGGTACCGGCGCGACTGCCCGGTCTGCAGCGCGAGGTGGGTGCTCGTCCTGTCGGTCGCCCGCCACGCCAGCCAGATCGTGGGCCGAGAAGTGCTCCGCATTGATTGGGAGCCGGCCGGCCCACCGCAACTATCGATCTCTCCCGCACCCGCGGGGGCGAAACAGCCCGGAGGGAAGCCGGGCAAGAAAGGAACCACATGAGGACACGAACTGTCCGGCTCGACGGCGCCACCAAGCCGATGTGCCTGGTCGCCGTCGACCAAGGCCTCGTCGACCACCTGTCGCTCATCGTCCACCACCTTGGCGGCACGTTCAATGTCGCCGCGGATGAGATCCCCGAACCATGGCGCGACCTGTACGAGAGCGTGATGGCGTCGGCCATCGTCGAAGAGACGGAGGGCTGACGTGACGAGCCTCGTCGGGCTGAGTGCTGTCACCCCTTCGAGCAAGAATGTCCAAGAGCCCTCCACCACCAATCACGGCGGTGACAGACGGTGGGGGCTACGGACGGTGGAGACACCGGTCGGGCGCGGAACCCGGCCGGGTCTCTGCCTGCAGTGGGGCGGGACGCCCGCAACGTCCCGCGGCGGAAACCCACTGCTCCCGGAGGTTGGGGTCGGTTGTCGGCGGCGACTGACCCCAACCTACGGATCATCCACCCATCGACGCCTGGGAAGTGGCGTCGCCCCCTTGAAAGGAACCCTGTGATGGCAACCATCAACCGGTACATCGTCGAGTACGACGACGGCGAATCCGACGAGTGCGACACGTTCGCCGAAGCCGACGCGCTCGCACGGAGGCTCCGCGGCAAGGTCGTCGAGTACGAGTACGAGTACTCCGACTCGATCGTCGTCGCCGACCACACGGCGACCAGCGACCGCGGCGAGGCCGAGCCGGCAGCGAACCCGCCGGCCGTCTACCCCGACGGCACGAAGCTGTGGCGGGCCCCGTTCGACTTCGCCGACGGCACGGCCGGCGAGGTGACGATCACCGAGTCCGACGGTCCCGACCATGCCGTCGTCGTGCTGGTCGACACCGAGTTCGAACCGGACGGCTCCGACGGCACCCGCGGCCTGCGGGTGTACGTCAACGACGGCGCCGTGTTCGTCGGCGTCGAGCGGCAACCGCCCGATGGTGAGCCTGCTCCCCCGCCGCCGCACTCGCGGACGTTGACGGTCGCGGACGGCTGGGAGATCGAGGTGACCGACTCGCACTCGGCGTTCATCCGCTACCGAGGCACCGATCTCGCTGCGCTGTGGGCGCCGGATCGTGACGGCGAAGTGAACCCGGTGCTGGAGGTCGCCCACGAAGCCAGAGTGTTCGGCGCCGCGAAGCACGGCGACCAGACCGAGTGGTCCGACCAGATGAACCACTCGATCGACCTGGCAGCGCTCGCCGGCAGCGTCGACATCGGCATCGCCGAACTCGAGGTCCGCCGAGCGCGGCCCGTCGAGATGTGGCGACAGGCCGTCGCCGACGGTGAGACAACCGAGAGTTACGAAGCCTGGCTGCACCCGGCCGTGTGCGAGGCCCGCGCCACTGCCGTCGTGGCTGCCAAGGCCCGTTGGGGAGACAAGGCGGTCCGGTGATGGATCCCGTCGTCGTCGCGGTCGTGTGCGGGTTCTGCCGCAACGCCGAGGAACATCTGCTGGTCGCCGGCCGGGCCCTGACGCGATGCCGGAAGTGTCGGTCGAACAATCTGATCGACCCGGCCACCGGCGAGTTCGTCGGCCCGCCCCAGGACGGGTTCCTGTGAGCGCCACGCTGTTCGACGTTGAGCCCAATGTCATGCGTGTGGTGCATGATGATGTCGTGGACGCGCGTGCCGAGTTGAAACGGTACCTGCACGCCGCGATCGGTCGGGTCGCGGCGAACTGCGACGGTGCCCGCGAGCAGGACGGGATCGGGTTCGACGGCTCCGACAGCAAGCCGGGCCGCATGATCGCATCGTGTCCGCCCGAGACGTGGTCCGATCAGATGGCGTCGCAGGCCGGGCTGTGGTGCCGCAAGTACGCCCGCCAGATCGGCCCCGACGCCAACGGCCTCGCCGACGAGGCGGCCAAGACGTTCGGCACCGTCACGGCGAAGTCGGCTGACGTGAAGGCCATCACCGCCGCCGAGGGCGGCTTCATCGTCCGGTTCGGCTACAACCCCGACGTCTCCGACGCCTTGCGCGAGATGGTGGTCGGCGCCCGCTGGAACGGCGACAAGCGCGCCTGGATCGTGCCCCGCCAACAGGGCGTCCGGCTCGAAAGCTTTGCCGCCCGGTACGGGTTCACGCTGTCGAACGCAGCCCACGCCCTGCTGACCGCGTCGCGGCACATGCAGACCGCCGACGGCAAGGTCGGCTTCGACGGCACCGACGTCACGATCGCGTTCGCCGACGTCCCCGACGCCGCAGTCCGCAAGGCCGTCAAGGCGTTGCCGGGCTGCCGGTTCGACTCGGTCGCCAAGCTGTGGCGGCTGCCGCCACGCTACGTCCGCACGGTCCGTGACCTCGCCGCACGGTTCGAGTGGGCGACGACCGGCGACTTCGACGCTCTGCCCGACCTCGACCCTGACGTCGTCGACGTCAAGGTGCGCGCCGACGGCACCACGTTGCTGGTGTCGTTCCCGTACGACAAGCAGCTGATCGACATCATGAACCAGGTCGGTGCCCGCTGGGACGGACGCGCCGAGGTGAAGGCGTGGCGGATCCCGGCCGAGGCCGGCTTCGATCTGCTCTCGGTGCTCGAGCACCAGAAGGTGAAGGTCGCCGACGACGACTCGACCGGCGACCTGTTGGACCAGGCCCGCCAGATGCTGGCCAGGATCACGAACTCGCGGGCGCTCGACGCCGACTTCGAGGTGTCCGGCATGGCGTGCGACCTGTATCCGTTCCAGCGGGCCGGCGTGAAGTACGTCGTCGAGGCCGGCGGCCGCAGCCTGATCGGCGACGAGATGGGCTTGGGCAAGACGCCTCAGGGCCTCGCCGCGCTGCAGGCGATGAACGCGTGGCCCGCCGCGGTGCTGGTGCCGAACGTCGTCAAGGTGAACTGGGTGCGCGCCGCGCACAAGTTCTTCCCGCATCTGCGCGTTGTCGCCCTGTACGGCATGTTGAAGCCCGAGTTCGCCCGCCAGCTGGTCCGCATGATCGAAGTCGGCCAACCCGACGGGCTGCTGGTGCCGTACACGATGTCGCCCGGCGAGGCCCGCTCAATCAAAGTCACCGACCGGGCATCGGCGGTCGAGGCGTACACGCTCCTGACGCAGGCCGATCTGATCGTCGTCAACTACGACGTGTTGGGTCCGACCGAGTTGACCGAGAAGGAGACGCTCGTCGGCAAGCGACCCGATCCGGGTTGGGTGCCGGTGTTGAAGGCGCTGCCTTTGAAGGGCATCGTCGCTGACGAGTCGCACGGTCTGAAAGACCCCAAGACGCTGCGGACCCGGGCGTGCATCGAAACGGCCCGGTCGCTGCCCGACGGCGCCGCGAAGATCGGCATGTCCGGCACGCTGGTGTTGAACCGACGTGTCGAGGTTGCCGCCCAGCTGGACTTCATCGGCATGTTGGACGAGTTCGGCGGCTACACCGCCGTCAAACAGATGCCTGATCTGGCCCGTCGGCTTCGAGCCCGCTGCATGGTTCGCCGTGACAAGGCCGAGGTGCTGCCCGAGCTCCCGCCCCGTCAGCACGAACCGATCGTGTTGAACCAGTCCGAGCTCGACGCCAAGGTGATGGCCGAGTACCGCCACGCCGAGCGCGACCTGCTCGACTTCCTGGCCCGCCGCGCGGCGGAGATGGCCCTCGAGGCCGGGCTGGATCCGACGTCGGCAGCGATCGAAGCCCGCATGAAAGCGGCCGGCGCCGAGTTCCTGATCCGCATCGGTGTGCTGCTGCGCTTGGCGTTGCGAGCGAAGAAGAAGGCGGCTCGCCGCTGGATCGACGAGTTCGCCAAGACCGGCGAGAAGCTGCTGGTGTTCGGTTCGCACCTTGAGCAGCTGGATGAGTTCGCCGCTGAGTTCGGCGCCCCTGAGATCAAGGGCGGCGTGTCACCGGAGCGGCGCATGGAGATCGTCGACGACTTCCAGGACCCGAACGGCGCCCAGTTGTGCTTCCTGCAGATCCACGCCGGCGGTGTCGGCCTGACGATGACGGCAGCGAGCAACGTCCTGTTTTTGGAGCAGGCGTGGTCGCCGATGTTGCACGACCAGGCGATCGACCGCTGCTACGGCCGTCTCGACGGCGACCCGCACGGCGCGGTCGGCTGGTATCTGGTCGCTGAGGACACGATCGAAGAGTGGGTGTCGCAGCTGCTCGCGGAGAAGCGCATCGAGTGTGCTGACGCGCTCGACGGTGACGTGACCGACGGCCAGATCGAGTCGACGTCGGTGTACTCCGACCTCGTCGGAATGTTGGTCCGCAAAGCGGTCCAACCATGACCAGTTGTATGCATGTGGGACATGATGATGTATCATCGGTGTCACTGGGAAGCAGGACAGGGTCCCATCGGACACCGACGCACGGTAGCGCCGATGGTCCAAGCGCTTCCGCCCGGGCAGTCCGCCGCTCCGGGCGGGAGCGCTGGCTCAGTGCCTCCCTCCCCTACCTGGTCGCCAGAACGTGCCGCCAACAGGCGCACACGAAGCCTCATCGAAGACCCGCCGGGTCACCAACCAGGAAGGACCAGCCGCGTGAAGCACTGGGTAGTGATGGAAGCTCCGATCGGGGCTCGCATGGTGTGGGCCTGGGGCCTCGTCGGCGACGAGCCCGGGTTCGAGCAGACGTACTTCACCGAGACCGACGGCCACACGCCGGCCAACATCGACGACGCCCCGTCGAAGCTTGGGGCCGTCCTGTTCGTTGTACCGGCTGCTGCTGGTGGCCTCGAACTTCCGCCTGTCGATGATTGATCGGCGCCGCCGGCTGAACGAGGCGCTGGCCACCGCGGTCTGCGCCGGCGCGGCGCTCACCGCGGCGGCGCTGGCCTGGTCGGCGTTATGCGTGGCGGTGTGGGCGACGAGGGTCGCTCTCTGATGGGCCGAACCGAGACGCTCGACCCGCTGTCACAGCAGGTCGAAGAAGCCTTCCGTGCGTTCGCGTTCGGGTCGAGCGACCCGGCCGTGCGCGAGCAGAACCGGATCCGCTACGAGGGCTTATTGGCCCGCTACCGACGAGAGAAGGGATACGACCGTGACAACGGAGCCCATGCCTGACGTGCTCACCAACGGCTTGCTCGGCGACGTCGCCGACCGGCTGGTCGAGGGCGTCAAGATCCGCAAGAAGCATGACGGCCCGACGATGGCGGTGCGTGCCGTCGACTGGGACCTGACCGACCGGAACAGCCCGACCGTCACGGTGAGGGGAGCCTTGCTCGACGGCGGACCGGCGTTCGAACGTGACGGAGTCGAGGCCCGTTGGCTGATCCGATCCGACGAGCACGTGTTCTTCGCCACCGGGCCGCGCCCTCCCGACGCCAATGGCACGCTGACGATCCCCGCCCAACTCGTCACCGACGACACGGCCGACAGCGAGCTCGTGGACGCGCTCCGCGATCAGATGGGCCGCACCGTCCTCACCGAGCCGGCGCCGCCGCCGATCGTGGCGCCGCCGGCGCCGCGGTTCCCCCCGCGAGGCGAGTGGCAACGCGTACAGGTGAGGCTGCCGCCCGGCCTGCTCGAGCGGCTCGAGGTGGCCGCCGATGATCGAGTGGTGGGCCGCGACCTCTTGATGGCCCACCTGGTCGCCGACGGGCTGACTCGCCTGCATTCTTCCGGGTTTCCGGCCGCCACCCCTTGACTACTGTAGCCTGATTCACTACAGTCATAGATGTCAACTACATACCACCCACCGGAAGGGAAGCCGGTGGTCTCGAAAGGAACCCGCAGCGATGACGCTCCTCTCCACCCCCATCACCTTGGACCCGTTGCCCACGGTCGAAGACCTCAAGGCCAAGATGCTGGCCGAAGCCACCCAGGGAACGGTCGAAGACCCCGAAGACCAGTGGATGGGCGCCAGCGCCCCCTACGAGATGCCCGCAGTGCCCGCTCGCCGGGATTGGGAGTCCACCTGCAGCTGCTGCTTCCTCATCAAGAACGCAGCCAACCTGCTCGACAGCGTCTGCAGCGATTGCCGGTGACCCCGATGACCACGACGCTCTTCACCGAGACCGCCTGCGAGCTCTGCCAGGAACGGTTCCGGCCGATCGACGAGATCGCCGAGATGTACGACCCCGACAACGACGCCGACGGCTCCCTGATCGTCCACGCCGACTGCGGCCTCAGCCGCGGCTTCGAGATCGCCTGATCCCAACCAACCCGCTGCCGGAAGGGAAGCCGGCAGCTCACGAAAGGAACCCACCCATGACCCTGACCGATCGCCGCGGCATCAACGCCGCGGCCAACAGGACGACCGTGCTGCTGCCCGGTGGCGTCGCCGGCACGCTCCTCGGTTGGCAACGCAGAGGCCACCGGGCCCGCGTGCTCGTCGGCGGCCGCCACAAGCTCGTCGAGAAGGCCGACGTCGAACTCGCCCCTCAGCCGGTCGAGGCCCGGTCGTGAGCGACGACATCATCGACGACCTCCACGCCGCCGAGGACCACATCGGCGTCCTCGAGCAGGCCATCGAGGATCTGCTCGCCGCCGGCACTTTCGAGCCCGGCGCGACCGACCGAGCCCGGTCCCTGCTCGGCTCCTACGAGCGCCCGTCGTGCGACGAGGACTGCGACAACGAGTTCTGCGGCAGCCCTCGCCACAACACCCAGGTGTGGGACGACGTCGCCGACGTGTGGGTGGACGACGAGCAGACCTGCCCGCACGACCCGGATGGCCAGCATCACTTCGGCTGCGGCTGCGACTACCAGTCGCCCGACGACGACCCGCCGCCCGGCCTGATCAACTGCGACCGCTGCGGCGAAACGGTGCTCGCGCACCTCGTCGCCACACACCAACAGCTGCACTGCCACGGCGCGTCCGTCGAGCCCGGCCAGTGCTCGTTCCGGTTCGCCAGCGGCGGGTGCTGCACCGAACCCGCGGGCCATGAGCAACAGCCAACACCGAGCGGACATGTCGAACTCATCGCTCCGCTCCGCGTCTGTCGGGACGAGACATGCCCGGAGTGCGGATGGTTCGAGACGTACGGAGAAGCAGGTTCGGCAGGGTTCGAGGGCGGTCCTGTCGCAGTCGGCTGTTCGAGGTGCGGATGGAGGGAAGCGCTGTGAGCGGCCCGTTCACGTTCGACCTCTTCGCCGCCCGTTTCGACCTCGAGGCGCTTGGCGTCGACGAGATGCCCACGTGGGACGAGTCGCCGGCCCGGATGATTGAGCAGACCTTCTACGACGTCGCCGTCGAAGCCGGCCACCTGGCCGGCCCGGACGGCTGGTCGATCCTGCTGTACCCGCTGATCTACGACTCCGACCCCGACGGTCTGCTTGTCACCGTCGTCCGGCCGAACCCGTTACCCGCGCTGGCGGGCAACCCGAGCGACTGGGACGACTGGCTGCCGAAGGACTCGTCCGCCCGATCATTGTCGGTCGACGAGACGATCGACCTGGTGCAACGCCTGGTCGACGAGGCGAACCGGCTCGTCGCCGACAGCGGCCTCGCGAGGGTTGCCGCGGTCATGGACGAGTCCGCGTTCGACGGGGACGGCTGGAACGGCGGCGACGTGTGCGGCGATCTCGCCGTCATGCTCACCAAGAGCGGCTACTTCGTCGACTGCGCCGAGCACGGCGAGTACTGCGGCCTCGTCAAGCCCGGCTGCCCGCTCTGCACCGGCGACCAGGAAGAGGACGAGGACGACGACCGGTGATCTACCGGTTCGACGTCGACTGCCCCGCCTGTGGTGCCGACCCGGTCCACGTGACCGGATCGGCACCGCTGCCCGCGGCGAACCCGAAGTCGTCGGCGATCGTCCGCTGCCCCGCCTGCGACACCGAATGGTTCCTCGAACTCACGTTGGCGTCGATGGCCCGCATCGGCCACCGCGAACGCCTCGCCGACCTGCTGCTCGACGAACACATCGCTCGCGCGAACCCCGAACCCGAACCCGTCTTCGACGAGACCGCACCGTTCGCACCGCTGGTGCTCGCGGTCCTCGAAGCATCCCCCGACACGAAAGATGACGATGTCCACCACCACCACCAAGGCGAAACGCCGCAAGACCGCCGAGCACAGGCCCGCCGTCAGACGACGCCGATTCCGGCATGACGAACTGACCGCCGTCGACCTGTTCTCCGGCTTCGGCGGCCTGACCCGCGGCATCCGCCGGGCCGGCGTGACGACGATCATGGCGGCCAACCACAACCCGTACAAGATCGAGGTGCACGAGGCCAACGAACCCGAGTGCGAGCACTGGATCGCCGACCTCGTCGACGAGACGTCGGGCGACTACCACTCGGCCGCGGACCTGCCGCCGGCCGACATGCTCGTCGCCGGCATCTCGTGTGTGCACCACAGCCAGGCGAACGCGAAGAAGGCGTACGCACAGGGCCTGAACCTATTCACGATGGACGACCCGGACTGGGAGGCCCGCGTCACCCGCTCCGAACGTGACCGGGCCACCGCGGTCTGTGTGCTGCAGTACGCGGAGAAGAACGCACCGCGGGTCATGTTGATCGAATGCACGACCGAACTGACGTCGTGGGGGCCCGCGCTGCCGAACAAGCCGAAGGTCGGCGACGGCTCGTCGTACCGGTGGTGGCTGAACGAGGTCCACAAGCTCGGCTACCGATCGAAGACGCTGTACCTGAACTCGCAGTTCTTCGGGGTGCCGCAGTCGCGGGACCGCATCTACATCTGCTTCTGGCGCAGCGAGCTCCCGACCCCCGATCTGGAGCATCGGCCGCCGTCGTGGTGCTTCCACTGCGACCGTGTCGTCGAGGCGGTGTGGTCGTGGCGCACCAGGATCCCGCCGACCGGCTCGGTCCGCTACGGAAAGCAGTACGACTACCGATGCCCGTCTTGCAACCACGAGGTGATCCCGCCGATGACGCCGTCGCTCGCGGCGTTGGACCTGACCGACCTCGGAACCCGGATCGGTGACCGCGACCGGCCGCTCGCCGCGTCGACGATGGCCCGGGCGGAGCGGTGCCGGCAACGGTTCGCTGACTTCCCGGCCGTGCTGATGCCCGCCAAGGCCCTGCCGCGCGGCTCGGACCGGCACCCCTGGCAGCCGATGGCGACACAGACGTCGCAGCAGGAGACAGCCGTGCTGTCCACCGGCGCCTTGGTGACGGCGGCAGGGAACACGTTCGAGTGGAACGACCGGTCGATGACCCGGATCCGCCGGTTCGATCAGCCGCTGTGGACCCAACACGCCACCAACGCCGCCGGGCTGCTGACCCCGCCCACCGCGATGGCGCTGATGCCCTATCGCAACGGGAATCAGCCAGTGCCGACCGATCAGCCACTGCCGACGCAGGCGTCGCACGAATCGATGGCGGTCGTCTCGGCGCCGCTGGCGAACCGGACGAACGCCACCCCGACCGACCCGACCGAGCCGATGCCGACGCTCGTTGGCGGCGCCGGCTCCGGTGGCGTCGGCGTCATCTCGTCAGGCGTCCTGCCGTTCCGTGCGAACACGATCCCGCCGACGCACGGCGAGCCGATGCCGACGTTCACGTCGGAACAGGTGCCCGGCGTGCTGACCGCCGCCGGCGTCATCAAGAACAACGGCGCGATCGGCGAAGCCCAGTACCGGGCGCGTCCGGTCGACGAGCCGCTCGGCACGGTCGTCGGGTCCGGCAACAGCAAGGGGCTGCTGTTCTCCGGCTGGTTCAAGCAGAACGGCGGTCCCGCGGACACGGCACCGCACCCGATGTCGGACCCGTGGGGCACGCTCACCTCGCGCGACACGACCGGTCTGCTGATGGCCGACTGGCGGGCGCAGCTGGCCGACCTGCCGCTCGAGGACTGCTACTTCCGCATGATGTTCGCCCACGAGGTCGGCGTCGGCTGCGGCTTCGACGTCGACCATCCGGCGTACGGCGATGGTGGCTTCATCGTGTGGGGCTCGACCCGTGACCAGGTCGACGGGTTCGGCAACGCGGTTTCGCCGCAGGTCGGTGAGTTCATCGGTGGCCGGTTGAGGGCGATCCTGTGAGCCCGTGCACGCAGTGCGGCCGCGAGTTCGAGCGGCCCAGTCGACGGGGCCCGGCACCGCAGTACTGCTCGCCGGCGTGCCGCCAGGCCGCTCACCGCGAACGAAAGACGGAGCCGCCGCTGACGCAGTGGCGTCGCCACCTGATGGAGCTCGGCGAGTTCATGGAAACGATCCAGGACTCCGTTGCCGGCTACCGCTCCGCCCTCCAACGCCTCCAATACCCGAGCGTCGTGGTCGACCAGATGTCGGTCGCCTACCACGCCTTCGTCCTCGACATGGTCGTCAGACAGATGGGAGCAACGAAATGAGACAGTCCCCGAAAGACGGCGCCCTGATGCCCGAGCGCGGGTTCTCGAAGGCGTCGAACCGGCAGTCGTCGATGCTGCCCGACGGCGCGACGGGCTGGGTGTCGCACGACGGCCTGCTGGTCCTGTCGACGTGCGCAGTGATGGAGCTTCCTGGCCAACCGGACGGCGTCAACGGCCTCACGTGGTTCCTGTCGGTGTCGCGCCTCGATGGCGACACGACCGAGGCCCGCCGAGCATCAGACGACGAGATGGCCAGGGTCGTCGAGTGCTTCGATCTGCCGGCGTTCGACGAGGACAACCACTTTCCCGGTGTCAGCCGCGGGCTGTTCTGTCCGATCGACCCGCAGTACCGGGCGGCCTGCGATTGCAAGATCACCGAGACGGTCGTCGTCGAGCCGGACGGCTTCGAGTGGACGAACCCGACCGACGGCGAATGCCGCGGCTGCAGCTACGAGCACGCCGCGGCCCGGTTCGGCCAGACGTCGCCGTGCCCGATCCACGGGCCCGGCCAGTGACCGCCCGACGCGGCCCGGCACCGCTGTTCCGGCTGCCGTTCGAACCGCTGGCCCGGATCGTCGACGTCCGCTACCGCGGCGTGTGCCGAGAGGGGCAGGGCTGGCAGGAGCTCACGCCGGCCACGGTGTTCTGCGAGGCGTTGGACGTGCACCCGCAGAAGTTCGCCCGGTGGAGGGCGAAAGGCTTGACGGTCGACGACGCGGATGACATCGCGGTGCGGTTGGGGATGCATCCGGCGTCGATCTGGCCCGAGTGGTGGTCGATCCCGATCGACGAGGACGTCGCGGCGTGACGTCGGCGAACTGTGTGACACCCTGTCGGTACGGTGGGTTCGGTGAGCAGGTCTGGCGAGATGTTGGCGGCGATTCATGCCGGCAAGGTGACCGCCGCGGCCGACGGCTCGTTCCAGATGTGGAAGACGGCGACGCTGTCATCACCCGTGACCCGGCATGTCGCGCCGCTTGTCGACGCGGGCCTCGTTCTTGTCGCCGGCACGACGGTCGAGTTGACCGAGGATGGGCGGGCAATCGTCGACGAGGCTCTGGCTCGGCTGGCCGACCGGCTCGACACATAGCGGCGAGGTTGTCACCCCCGGCGTTCACAATCAGCGGCATGAACAACCTCATGAAGTCCACCGCCCTGGCAGCGCTCGCTGTCGGGTCGTTCGTTGCTGTCAACGCCGCCGGCGGCGGTTCGGCGTCGGCTCTCGCGCCGTGCGCTGACAGCAACGGCTCCGCTCCGGGTGGTTCCGTGTATTTCACGGCCGCTTGGTACCGGTCGGGCGCGCCGGCGCCGTGCACGGTGACTCCGCCGCAACGGCTCCACATCACGGGGCTGACCGCTGCCGAGTGCGCCACCGCGGGCGGCAGCTATCAGGCGTCGCCGCCGATCTGCTGGGACATCGACCTCTGAGCCCGAGGTAGCGCTGGCGGGCGGCTGGCAGCCATCGGGGTCCGAGGCCCCGACGCCCACGACACCGGGAGGGAAGCCCGGTGCATGACGAAAGGATCCACGATGACCCGTACCCGCAATTTCGACGTCGACACGCCCGAGGGCCAGGCGAACGTCGCCCGCGCGATCGGCAAGGCAGTGGCGACCGTGATCGTCGCGATCGTCTTGGTGATCGTCGGCTGGAAGGTCGTGTCGCCGAAGCTGAACCTGTACCGCAGCAACACCGAGAAGCAGTCGGTGATCGCCGAGCAGGAAGCCATCAGCCAGGCGGAGGTGTACGCCGCTCAGAAGCGCGTCACCGCGGCGGAGGCCGAGGCCGAGGCGCGCATCATCGAGGCCGAGTCGATCGCCGAGTCGCAGCGCATCATCTCTGAGACGTTGACGCCGGAGTATCTGACGTGGCGGTTCTACGAGGTGCTGGCCACGACGGAGAACGAGATCATCTACGTGCCGACCGAGGCGGGGCTGCCCATCTTGGAGGCCGCACGCAACACGCCGCCTGTCGTCGTGGAGTCCGACAATGGGTGACGCCCCGGTTCCGTCTGACTACGTGAAGTCGTTCATCGGTCGGACCGTGACGATCGAGTCGAGCCGCAAGGCGCACAACGCGACGGGTCGGATCGACGGGGTCCGGTGGGATGGCTGCTCGATCCGCACGGAGCGTGGCGATTTCCCCGGCGTGGCGTTCCTGATCAAACCGGAGGACGGCCGCCGCGCGTTCTGGTCGACGGCGTTCCCCGACTACGGCGAACCCGTCGACGCCAAGGCGAAGGAGTCGGCCGATGTCGGCGGCTGAGGACTACCCGAACCTGGCGTCGATCGCCGACAACAAGCGCCACGTGAATCCGGCGATCCCGGAGCAGTGCCGTGACGCGCTCGCCGAGCTCGACAAGCTTCGTGGCGACGTCGCCAATCTGCTCGCCCAAGCCGCGACGGCGGCGAGAACGATCGCCGTCACCCGGTTCGTCGCCGACCACTGGCGCGAGGCGCTGAACGCTTCGAACAGCAGTCGGCTGTGTGCCCATCCGTTGTGCATGGTGCTCCACGCTCTCGATGGCGAGACCGACCCGGTGCAGATGGGCATCGAACACGACGCTCACGCCGCGCTCGCTGCCGTGGTGGCGCGGCCGCCGTGGCCCGCTGAGGCGGTGACCGAGTGAACGTGGACGGCCAGACGTGGAAGTGGCCGACGCTGTGAGCGGCAAGGCCCGCGACGTGTTCTACGGCCGCCGCGGAGGCCACTGGATCGACGGCGACCTGCCCGCGCCACCATCACCGTGCGACGTGTGCGGCGGCCCGGTGTACGGCCACACCGGTTCGGGCCTCCCACTCCACCAGGACTGTCGGCCAGCGCCGCCACCAGACGCACAAGGAAGCCTTCTATGACCCAACTGACCTGCCTTAGCCTCTGGCAGCCATACGCCACGCTGCTGGTCCTCGACAACCCGGCAACCGGAGACCCGTTCAAGGAGATCGAGACCCGCCCGATGCCCCCGTGGAAGACGCCCGGCTACCGGACGTTCCCCGGCGCGGCGCCGAAGCCTGGCGACTGGATCGGCATCCACGCCACCGCTCGCCACGCCCGCGAACGCGAGCTCGACCAGTTGAACAACGCGGTCGGGGACCTGCCGATCCACTTCTCGACTGAGGACACCCGTGATGGCCTGATGCTCGCGGTCCGTGACGACGAGGTCGAGACTGCGTTCGAACCCGGAGCGTGGACGTCGGGGAACACGCACGGCTATTGGGCGCCGTACAGCGCCCTGGTCGGCACGGCTCGCATCGTCGGCGCGGTCCCGATGGTCCGTCCCGGCCAACGGTCGACGCCGGAGCATGTGTCGATCGCCGAGGACGGCGACGGTGTGACGCTGCTGCGTTGGAAGTTCGACGGCGTGGGCCAGTCCGCCGATCTGGTCGAGTGTGAACCGATCGGCCACGAGTACCCGTTCGGCTGGTACGAGCCGGGCAGGTGGGCGTGGATCCTCGAGGACGCCAAGTCGGTGCTCGAACGGTGCCCGCGATGCATGGACTCTGGACGGGTGCCGGACGATCGGCCCGAGGCGCCGCGGGGCCTACACGGCCATCTGCAGGCGTGGATGCCGTGTTCTGTCTGCGAGGGCGCAGGCCGGCTCGCCCGATACCCGACGGTGGCGGGCCGGCAGGGCTGGTGGCGTCTCGATCTCGACACGCTGGCGGTGGCGTGATGCCCGGCGAGTTGGAGGCGTTGCGTGACTGGAAGCGCAGCGCGCTCGTGGTGCTTGCCGAGTGGGAGGCCGTGTTCGATGCTGCGGGCCGGCCGGGCCCGGTGGGACGCTCGAAGGCGGCGAACACGAACGCGGAGGTGCTGCGCCTCCGAGCGGAGAACAGCGTGCTGGCCGCTGCGCTCGCAGACCGAGGGGATGGCGACGATGGGTGAGATGCGTTGCCCTCACTGCCGGTCGAGCGATGTGTGGTGCTCCCGGGAGTGCACCAGCGAGCGGCCGCACATGCACTACTGCAAGACGTGCGGCTACGACGGCACGACCCCGGTCGACCGGCCGCGCCGGATCCGTCTGCGTCGAACGAAGGGCTGGCGAAAGCCCGACGGCGCCGTGGTCGTCGCGCGGCCGTCGAGGTGGGGCAACCCGTTCCGTCTCGGCACCCCGCACGGCCTCGTCCGCTATGGGCCCCGTCACCTCGAACGGTTCGGGCGGGCATGGGACTACGAGGGCCGGATCAGCGCGGACGGGAACCGGCACGACATGTGGTTCGCTGCGGACGACATCGTCGAGACCTATGTCCGCTACGCCACCGCGGCCGAGGCGGTCGAACTGTTCCGCCTGACGCTGACCGCACCCACGCCCGCGATGCTGATGGCCTTCCCGTCCGGTGGCGGCCACTTGGCCCGCTTCACCGTCGACGACGTCGCCCAGCTGGCCGGCCACGACCTCGCGTGCTGGTGTCCGTTCGACCAGCCCTGCCACGCCGACGTCCTGCTCGAGCTCGCCAACCTGGCGACTCCGGTCGAGCAGAATGTGTGCTGATGGCTCGACTCTTCGACAAGGCCTTGGCATACCGGCCACCGAGTGGCAACAACCGCAACCTCTTCACCGAACTACAGGAAGGCTTGCAGTGGGCGACACCGTTGGTCTGCGATGACCTTCTCCCGTACGCCCCCGACGACACTGACTTCTCGGCTCTGTCGGGCGTACGCGTGCCCTGGCCGCTCGCATTCGTTGAGTGGCGCAACAATCAGGGGATCGAGCTGGGGGTCACCGCCTTCGAGGTCGATGCGGACGTCGTGCACGGCGGCCCGCCACCGAATGGCGCGACGCGAACGATCGTGATGCGGGGCATGTCAGCCCGACGGAAGTCTGACCAAGTGCTGGCGTGGGCGGACGGCATCGACATTGATGTCACTGAGAACGGCGACGTTGTGGACTACAACATCCGGTTTCTCGATCCCGACTTTGAACGCGACCTCGCTGCCGACCCCGATAGAGCGAAGACGATGATCAGAGATCTGATCGGCATCGCACATCTTGCGGGCTGGTTCCTGATGGCGGCAAACGCCAAGAACATTGAGATCGAACCGGTGGAGCCGTCAGCTGGCCTGTCTCGGAACTGGCGGCGCAAGACCGGGCAGCCCTTGCACAGCTACAACCGGGTGCTGCTGCCGCACGATGCCCGTAGCGGGTCGTCTCGCCGATCGGGCGGCGCGCCGGCTCCGTTGGAGATCGTCAAAGGTCACTTCAAGACCTACGACGATCAACGTCCCCTGTTCGGGAAGCTGACCGGAACGTGGTGGTGGGCGCCGTTCGCTCGTGGCGACGCATCGGCCGGGGTTCGGGAGCACGACTACGCATTCGGGCCTGAGGCACCAGACGGCAACAGCTGAGCTCTGTCACCCCGCCGTCGCAAAGTCGATGGCATGAAGCTTCGTGTCCAGGCCGACGTGAACGGCGCCGTGAACCGGTGACCGACCATGATCGTCGCGCGGCTGTGGGCCGATCACGTCCGGGAGTGTGACCCGATCGCCACGATCGAGATCGCTGAGGCGCCGTTGGAGCTCGTGGTGCCGTCGGATCTCGGGTTGAACGCTGTGTACACGCTGCGGTCGAAGGTTGTGCCGGATTGGACGGGTCGGACGCCGGCGTCGGCCGACTACGAGTTCGACCACATCGCCTGATCGAGTTCAGTGGATCTCGTCATGAAGAACGAATGCGGCGATCGCCGCAGCTAGTAGCAGACCCGCCGTACCGATGGCTGTCCAGTTGTGCGAGGGGGCCGGATCTCGATCAGCGAGTGCCACCATCGATTGCACGATGACCGCCGCCGGACCGACAGTGAGGTAGGCGAAGGCCAGCCCCCGAACGATGCCTGGCCTGTCGTTGGGAGTCTTCGCGGCGCGCTGAATGAGCAGAAGTGAGACCGCCAGGAAGACGGCCGAGATGGCAGCGGCGGTTGCCCAAAACTCCGGGTTCGACTCGGTCATCACGCCGGCAGCATTGCAGACCGTGATGTCGGATGAGCACTGGTTCGTCGCCGCGCGATGGGGCGGACGCCGGCTCAGCGCTGTGACACCCAATCCGTAGAGTCCTGGCCCATGAGCGACTCCACCGTCACCGTCCAATCGATCGGCAAGCGCTGGCACTCTGTGTCCGGACCGCTCCGCTCGGCGGACGAGATCGGACAACGGATTGTCGAAGCCGCTGTGGACGGCCAGCTGGTCACGATCTGGCTCGCCGACCACCCCTGCCAATTCCGCGACGGCTACCCGATTGCCGACGTCACCGCGGCATCTCGCACCCCAGGCGGCTTCCGCAGCTACCTTCGGGCCCGCTATGAGACCATCAGGGACTGGGAGGACGACGACCGGCTCGGCGTCATGCCGGCGTTCGACGACATCGCTGACGACGCAGCCGTAGACATCACTCTCACAGCCCCACTGACCTGAACTCGCGTGTCACCCCTCGGCCTCATTGTCGAGGGTATGACGCTTCGTGTGCAGGTCGACGTGAACGGCACGGTGTTGGCCGACGTCACGGTGGAGAACGTCGGCTACCCGACCGGTGAGCCAGCCGATCTGGACGGTGTGTGGGAGTACCACTGGGCGAACAGCATCAGCCACGCCGCGGGGGCGGTGACGCATCGTCGCAGTGACGGCGCACTCCGCCTGGCCGCGGCGGCGCTGCTCGAGCAGACCGTCACCCCCGATGTCGGCCGGGTGGGTGCGCAGATCGGGGTGCTGGCGATCACGGGGTCGAACCTGCCCGACGAAGCGGGCCAAACCGCGGCCGCCGGCCTAATGATGAACCAGCCGCGCGACGTCCTGATCTCGACGATCGCGTTCCTCACCGGTCTGTGCGCCGCACACATCGACGACAAGGCAGCACGTGAAGGCATCCCGGTCGACGAGGTGATGCACGAGCTCGGCCGTTACGCCGAGCAGATGACATGACCCGGATCCCGCATCGTTCGGTCGCCGAAGCGTTGGAACGTCTCGCCGGCCAGGTGATGATCGCCGATGACGGCCCGCACGTCGCGTTCGTCATCGGTGTGAACATCGGCGATCCGCCATCGCTGTGGGTGTGTGACCGGCAGGGTGATGTCGTCCCGTTCGACCATGTCCGCAACGCAACGGACCGTCCCGACCCGACCGCCCCGTCGACAGAGACCGGCCGTGCCGCCCCGTGGACACCAGGTGACCTTGCCGAAGCCTCCGCGCTGGTCCATGACCTGCTGATCGCCTGGCAACACACCAACGACCCCGAGCAGGCGCTCGATCAGGCCCGCCGCATGTACCGGCGGCGCCGCGACGCCGAGTTCGACCATCAGCTGGCCGTCGACTTGGAACGATCCCGCCTGCCGCACCAATGCTCACGCTGCGGACGCCGCTGGGCGACCGAGCTCGACCGTGACCGCCACGAGGCCGCCTGCCGCCAGCCGTGCCGCCACCAGCCCGCCTACCAGTGGATCGCCTACGGCCGCCAGCACGCCGTCCGCTGCGTCTGCGGCCACGTCATCCACGCTCCGACCGCTACTGACGCGGGCCGGGCGATGCTCGCCCACGCTCACGCCTGCCGCCTGGACGACCCGGTTTGATCGGCGCGATCCCGGGGGGCCGAGTCATGGCGGTCAGGCATGATGATGTGCGTGCCTGACGAGACGTATGGACCTGGCGACCGGGCGGCGATCGCCCTGCTGACCGAAGGGTTGGCGGGCGGACGCCTGGAGGTGTCAGCACAGCTGCTCGACGAGCTCGACCCGGCCGACATGAGAGACGCTGTCGTGTTCCTGGCCGGGTTGGCGTTGGCATGGATGCCGTGGATGGCAGCCCTCGAAGAGATCCCGGTCGACGACTATCTGGCCGGCCTGGCGTTGCAGGTGGCCGCGCGATGACCGTCTACGCCATTGCGAAGGCGAACACGAACGCCGAACTGGTGGAGCAATGCGCCGAGCTCGGCTATCTGCGCCGCGAGTTCCGGGTGTTGGAGCCGACGTGGCGGAACGGCCGGTTCTGGTCCCGTTGGCAGCCGGACGAGTTGTACGGCTCGGATCTGGTGACCGAGTGTTCGCCGGTCGGCCGCAGCATCGATGCGCGGCGGTTGCCGTGGCGTGACGGCTGGTTCGACGCCGTCGTCGTGGATGGCCCGTACAAGCTGAACGGCACGTCGACCGGCGAAGGACCGTCCGCGTCCGATGTGGACTACGGCGTGGACCGGTACAACTCGGTCGCGGGCCGCCACGGTCTGTTGGCCGACATGATGACCGAAGCGCACCGGGTGCTCGCCCCCGCCGCCCGGGTGCGGGTTGATCGTGGCCGTCACGAGTGGGTGGGCGGCATCCTGCTGTTCAAGTGCCAAGACCAGGTGTGCAACCAGCAGATCTGGTGGCAGACCGACATCTTCACCCGACACGCCGAGACGCTCGGGCTGGTGAAGGTCGACTCGTTGATGCTCGAGGGCTACAGGGAGCAGCCGCCACGGACCCGGAAGCACGGTGACTGCCACGGCAGCGGCTGTCTGATGTGTGAGGACGGCAGGGTGCCGTCACGTCAGGAGCACGCCGCCCGCAACTACTCGACGCTCATGGTGCTGCAGAAGTTGTCGTGACCGGGAGTTCGAGCGCCATGACCGGCTCCAGATAGCCCTCTTCGTTGTAACGGAAGCCAACCGGTTCCGTTGGGTCGCTGTTCGCACAGACGAGGCGAAAGTCGAGGAACCCAGCGAAGAGTGGGGGGTCGGCGCCGAGAAGCTCCGCAAGGGACTGGTACGGCTCCGGAAGACTGAACACGGCCGAACCGCCGGCAGGGACCGACGCCGGGTCGCCGAACCGACGACGCGCGCCAGCCTCGTCGGGCCCTTCCACCAGGCAGCCGCGAGCATCCTCGTCGCCGACATTGAACACGACCAAGGTGCGCCCATCGGTTTCGTCGCGTGCGATGAGTTCGGGTTCTGGTTCGGCAGCGCGGGCGTCCATGAACTGAATGACATTCAAGACGATCGACGCCAAGGCGACGCCCGCGAGGACGACCTGCATCAAAGTGTTCGTCCATTCCCGCCCCTCGCTCACCGCCCGGAGACTACGAGGCCACGCAGGCGCTCTGCGCAGTGCGTGCCGTCCAACCGTCCTGTCACCCCGACGTCGTACCGTCGTAGACATGTCCGATAGTCATGATGATGCTTTTGGCGTCATGGTCTCGAACCCCAGCAACGACAGCCTGCTGATCGACCTGCCCGGCGCCATCCCGACCCAGGTCGACGCTCTGTCGGTCATTGCCATCCGGCTCGAGGTCGACAACCCGCAAGGCCCGATGGTCGGCGTGTGGACCCGGCACGGCGCCCTGTTCGTCCTCACCCCGGGCGACTCGACGACGGTCGAGCTGCTGTACGACGAGACCCGAGCGACGATCGACTGGGCCCGCAAGCTGTACGCCGCATCTGATCACGGCCGGGCCGGCCGGTGAAGCTCATCTACCGGCCGCTCGACGGCGGCTGGACCGACCCCGTCGACCCGTCGCCGCAACGCTCCCGCTTCGAAGCATCGTGGTCGAAGACCGTCGACCTGCTCGACCGCGAAGTCTGGTACCTGCAGGCCGGCAGCGCCGAGCCTCTCGTCATCGTCCAGCTGGACGTCCCCGACCGAGGCGTCCGCCTCGACGGCGGCCTGCGCGCCGACGTCCGCGTCGGCTACCACGGCGCCGTCGTCTCGTTCGAATCGAAGTACGGGCCGCTCCGCTACGCCTGCGACCGCTTCGACTCCCCCGGCGGCGGCCAAGCCTGGAAGCACAACGTCCGCGCGATCGCGCTCGCCCTCGAAGCACTCCGCACCGTCGACCGGTACGGCGTCACTCGCCGAGGCGAGCAGTACACCGGCTTCGCGCAGCTGGGGTCGGGTCCGTCGACGTCACCGTCGACCGACATGTCCGTCGACGAGGCCGCCCTGTTTGTCGCCCGTGTCGCTGACCTGCCGACGCCGTTCACGCTCTCGCACGTCCTGCGTGACCTCGCCCACCTGTACCGGCGCGCGGCCCGCAAGCTGCACCCCGACGTCGGCGGCGACGAGAACGACTTCAAACGCCTGCAGATCGCCTACGGCGTCCTGTGCGCTGCCCGCGGCTGACCGCCGTTTCGCCGCTCCGCTGCGGCCGCCTCTCCCCCGCCGAACCCTGGAGACCCCGTTGAGCCATCCGTCCGCCGTCACCTCGTCCAGCCAGACCGCCCTGCCCGTGATCGGGAAGGTGTCCGCCGCAATCTCGACCGCTCGTGCCGTCCAGGAGCTCGTCAAGGACGTCCATCGCCGCTGGCAGTCCCGTTCCGAGTACGTCTCGTCGATCGACTCGACCGACGACGCCTACCACCTCGTGCTCACCGCGGTGTTGGATCGGCTCCCGACCGTCGGTCAGCGTGCTGTGGAGATGGTGACCGGCCGTGGTGGCGCCGTGGCCGACCACCCGTCGAGCAGCGGCAGCGATCGCACGGTCCGCTGGGTGTATGACGGCGCCCGCCAGTCGGTCCTCTCGATCGGCGGGCACCGTATCGAGGTGGCGTTGACGGACGCGGAGACGCAGCAGCGCGGCGAGGGCTACACGCTGCGGCGCCGCCAGGTCCGGTTCACGTCGTCGTCGATCGCCGCCCGTGACGCCCTGCACGACTGGCTGACGTCGATCGTCGCGACGGCCCGGGCGCAGCGGCCGGCGTTGCGGATGGCCGGACGTTGGGGTGGCTGGGAGCACCGGGGTGACGTGCCGCAACGCGACCTCGACACCGTCATCTTGGACGGCGACCAGAAGGAGCAGCTGATCGGCGACCTCGACCGGTTCCTCGCCTCGGAGGCCGACTACGCCCGGCTCGGTGTCCCGTTCCACCGCGGCTACCTGCTGTACGGGCCGCCTGGGACCGGCAAGACGTCGATGGTGAAGGCGATTGCCGCGCACTTCGCGTTGCCGCTGTTCTATCTGCCGTTGTCCGACATGAGCAGCGACGTGAACCTGCTCGACCTGGTCGCCGGTGTCCCGCCCCGCTCGATGCTGTTGCTCGAGGACATCGACGTCGCCGCAACGGCTACCGAAGGCACCGATGGCGACGGCAAGCGGGCGTCGCTGGCCGGTCTACTCAACGCGTTGGACGGCGTGTTCACGCCTCATGGCCTGATCACGGTGATGACGACGAACCACCGTGAGAAGCTCGACGAGCGGGCGTTGCGGGCGGGCCGAGTCGACATGGAACTGCGGCTCGGGTTGACGTCGATCGACCAGGCGCACGGTCTCTGGCATCTGGCGTTCCCGGCTGTTCCGCCGCCGCGGGAGGTCGGTGAGCTCGTCGGCCTGCCGCCGGCCGAGGTGGTGGAGGCGTTGCGCCGCAGCCTCGACCACCCCGACGCCGCGGCGCACGCGCTGCGTGCCCTGGTCGGAGATTCGGCATGACCGAGGATCGGGTGTTGCGCCGCGACGACGGCTCGATGGTCGACCTGACCCCGACTCAACTCGTCGCGACCCGCATCGACCTGGACGCCGAGCGCGCCGTCGTCGGGATGGCCGATGGCCGCTGGCTGTTCTCCCACGTCTGCGATCGCGGCGACCGTGGCATTCTGCGCGCCGCGCCAGCGCTGCAGGTGGCGGGCGGCGGGCACCGGATTGTGCACGTCGTCCCGTTGACGATCACGCCGTCGATCCTCTGCGACGACTGCGGGACGCACGGCTTCGTCACACGGGCTGAGTGGGTGCCGGCGTGATGGAGGGGTGCGGCAACTGCCGGTTCGCTCAGCCGACCGTGCATGACGACGGCGACGTCGCCCTGGTGTGCCGCCGGTATCCGCCGACCGTGTTCGCGCTCGACGGCGAACCAGCCGCCGGTCAGCCCGATGTCGAGTCGTCCGGCTGGTGCGGCGAATGGGCCCAGTCGTGAGACGCCGGTGCACGGGGTTGACGGCGATGTGGTGCCCGGTCCACGGCCACTGCCTCTGCCCGCAGGACGGCGACCAAGGCCTCGGGCCGGGCGACGACGACCGCTGTCCGCTGCACTCCCCCCGCTCGCGTCACCCGCGCCCCACAGTCGTGACGGTCCGAAGATGAGCGCGGTTTTCCCGCAGGAGGGCCCGCCGAGTACTGGCTCTGCTTGTCCGCAACACGCAGGGTCAGCGGGCCCTGCTGTCCCGCCGGAACATGCAGCGCAATGGCTCGAAGCTGACTCTACCGCCTCGTCGAAGTACCACCGTCGGCACCCGGTGACCGACGTCGAGTTCGACTACGACCACGTCTGCCAGACCTGCCGGTTCTGGCAGCCAGGTCGCCGCCTCGGCGACCCGTGCGCTCACAACCGGTCATTCCAGACCCCGCCCGGCCAGGTGCGTGAGTCGTTCCTGGCGTGCCAGCTGTGGCAGCCCGCCACCGTCCAGAAAGGAGAGACGCCATGAGCGATCTCAGCAACGAAGCAACCCCGACCGACCCGATCTTCGAGCACGCCGCCGTCGAGCAGCTGGAGTCGATCGAGCATGTCTCCCCCGACGTCTTGCCTCCGTCCACGGTGGAGATACCGGCCAACCCGACCGTCAAGGGGCTCGTCGCCTACGTCGCCGACCTCGAGGCCCGCATCAACGTCACCTTGGGTGCGCTCGCCCAATCCCGCCTGCAGCACGGGATGCTGTACGTCCCGGCAGGTGACGGGACTGACGAGGCCGACGACGGGCTGGAGGTCGTGGAGATGCCCGCCGACGAGTTCGACGCCCTCATCGAACGGCTCGACGCCCTCGAGGAATCGGTCCGCAAGCTCAGTGACGCGACCCCGCTCGCCGGCGTCACGGTCGACGAGTCCGGCAAGCTGTTCGTCGTCACCCCCGACCAGGAGTCACACGGCCCGTACGCCACCATCGGCGACGCCCACCGCGAGGCCGCTCGGCTGGGCGGCCAGGTGAGGCGGATCGCGTGAACGAGCCCGGCGACTACCGGTACCTGCTGACGCGGGACTGGCTGACCGGTGACGGCACGGTGCTGTACGTCATGCTGAACCCGAGCACGGCGGACACGGCGAACGACGACCCGACGATCCGACGCTGCAAGACGTTCGCGCAGGTGCACGGCTTCGCGCGTCTGGAGGTGGTGAACCTGTTCGCCGCCCGAGCGACGAAACCCGAGCGGCTGCTGTCCCTGGATGATCCGGTCGGGCCGGCCAACGAGCGGTATGTCGCCGACGCGATGCAACGCGCCGATCTCGTCGTGTTCGCGTGGGGTGCGTGGCTGGCGACCCTGACCGCCAAGAAGCGCCTGCGGCTCGCGCCGACCGATGTCGAGGCGATCGCCGCACAGCTGGACGTCACGCCGCACTGTTTGGGGTTGACGTCGTCTGGTCTGCCCAGGCATCCGTTGTATGTGCCGGGCGATCAGCGGTTCGTCCCGTTCCGGCAGCCAGCGTTCCTGCCGGCCGACGAGCCGCTGGATTTGGGTGTCGAGGTCGGCTGACGCGCGCTATGGCAGGGTGCAGGTGCCGGTCGCCGGTGCTTCGATCGTGCAGCTACCGGTCGGGTCATCGGCCGCCGGCGATGGCCCCGTCAGTGCGAGGACTCCGAACACGGCGAGGCTGACGAGCCCGAGGGCGAAGGCCCCCATCTGAATGCCTGCCTTGCCTGTGACCGAACCCGAATAAATGTCGAGTGCCTCATCAGCTTTGCCGACGACTCCGGTGAGCGATAGATACGCAGCCACACCGGCCAGGATCGCTAGCGCAAGTAGTAGCCACGAGATCCATAGGAAGAGTTCGTCGAATGGGAACGTGTCGCCGGCGATGTCCTTGCGGAAGGCGATGGTGAACGACAGGATCGTCGTCGACAGGGTGAGAACCTGCTTGCAGGAGTCAGAGGCGAAGGTGAACGCCAGCTTCTCCCGATCGGTCGGCGCGGTCATCAGCAGAACGGCCAGAGCGGGCAGATCTTGCCGAACGCGATGCTGAGAACGTCGTCGCCCAACGGGCGCGTCGCTCGCGTCAGTCCTATTTCGGCGATGACCCGTTCCAGCCGATCGATGCTCGCCGCCGCCACCGTTTCAGCCAGTTCGAGTTCCTCGTCACGTGACTTCGGACGCGTCTGGTCGCGGCCGATTGCGTGCTTCACCGAAGGAGCGGAGGCGATTCTCTCGTACAGCTGATCTCGAGCGTCGTCTGTCAGGTCCTCAAACATGCCCGACTCTTCAAGAGCTCGGATCACGACCCCTTGCTGTTCTCTGTCCACCCCTGGACCTCCTTGTTTCCGGGATCGGCGAACACTACTCGACCCGGGAGATGCCGTTGCCCGGCCGGTATCCCTCCTGGCACTACTCGCCGCAAACATTGACTACCGTAGCCGTCTCTGCTACAGTATTAAGGGTGATCAACCCCACCAACCACTCGGAGGACTACCAGCACGGCATCGACATCGGCCTCAAGACGCCAGCGCACCTGCTCGACATCACGTTGCAGCGACGCAGCTTCGACGTCGCCACATTGACCGACACGATCGCCAGCCAGGAAGGCGCCGGGGTCGAAAGCCACGTGCTCGACACCTACCGCCGGAAGCTGGCACAGAAACGAGGCATCGTCGACGCCATCAACCAGCGCCTCACCGCCTGATCGCCCCTGATCGCCGGCGAGGGAAGCGCCGACGTCGAAAGGAACCCACCAGCCGTCCGGGCGGTCCCGCCGCCGCCCGGACGGCCAACCATCCGCCGCGAGGACGCGGCCTTGATAATGTCCGAGACACATGCCGGGAAGGGAAGCCCGGCACCGAAAGGAACCCGATGTCCACCGTCAGCCTCGATCAGCCCGAACTCGACCTGTACTCGTCGGTCCGAGTCGACGACCCCGCGACCTCTGAGGAAGCCGCCCACTTCGCCGCGCCCCGGGCCGGCACCCACCGCCTCCTGGCCCTGCAAGCCCTCGCCGACGCCGGCGAAGGCGGCCTCACCGACTTCGAACTCGAAGCCGCCACGCGCGTCAAGCAGACGTCGATCGGCAAGCGCCGCAAGGAGCTCGCCGACATGGGCTACGTCGTCCCGCGGCTCGACGAGCACGGCAAGCAACGTCGCCGCCCCGCCCCGTCGGGGACGCCGGCCGGCGTGTACATGATCACCCCGGGTGGCCGCAACGCGCTCGCCCACGCGCTCGACTCCGGCTCGCTCGACAAGGCGAAGGCGTCATGACTCTCGACCCCGCTCTCGACTCCGCACGCCGTCGCATCGACTGCCCGCTGGATCGGATCGTTGCCGAGCTCGACGAGATGATCGACCTGTACGGAGAGCACGAAGCGTGCCGGGCCTGGCGCGAGGCCAGCGCCGAGCGCGCTGCGTCGTGCGAGCTCGCCCACTCGTTCGCCACGGCCGGTGACGCTCCCGACCCCGACCCGACCAGAGTGCACGGGTTTCCGAGGCCGGTGCTGTCGTGACGCTGGCTGTCTGGCTCCGCCAGTGCACCGGCGACCCGGAGCCGTCGACGATCCCGATCGAGTCTCTCAAGCCGGGCACCGAGCTCGTAGTCCACGGGCTGTTCGACCGTCTGACCACGATTCGGTACCGGCGTCACGGCCGTTGCGCCGACGGGGGCCGGTGGGTGGCCGGCACCAACCGTTGGGGCCTCGTCACCGTCGTGCGAGCGAACGCCGTCGTGTCGGTGCGGCGATGATCGCCGTCCGGCTGCTGCTCGCCTGGAGCACGCTCTCGGTGATCGTGTTCGCCGGCGGTGGCATCTGGCACCGCCTGGGCCGCAGTCCCGTCGAATACTCGCCACGCATCGTAATGTGTAAGCCGTGTACGTTGCGTCGCCAGCCACGACAGGGTCGCGGTGATGTTCGCCGACGCCGGAGTGACCATTGCCATCATCAGTTCGATCACCGGCGTTCTGGTCGCCCTGTGCTCGGCGGCTGGGGTCGTGTACCAAGCGAAGCGGTCGTCCGACGCGAAGGAACGTGAAGCCGACGCCACACGCGCCGCCGCGGCCGCGCAGGAGAAGGCGTCCAACGTCGAAGTCGCCCAAGGCGTGCTCCGAGAGACGATCGAGTTCCAGAAACGTGAGCTCGCCGAGACCCGCGCCGAGCACGCCCGCGAGATCGAAGCGCTACGGGCTGAGCTTCGCCAGGTGCGCAGCGCCCAGGACGAATGCAATAGGAACCACCGCGCGTGCATGGCACGCAACGAGACGCTGGAACGCGAGAAGCGAGACCTCGAACGGGAACTCGTGACGCTTCGTGGAAGGTAGGAGGCCAGTGATGGACAAGGACCGGGAAGCTCGAGTCGACCAGGCGTACCGAGTGCTGGACGAGGCCGCCGAGGATCGGCTGATCACCGGCGAGATCCCGATCGTCGTGGTGAAGCACCCGTGGTGGGTGACGTTGAAAGGCCCGATGTACCTGCTCGGCCTCGCGATGGTGCTGTTCGCTGTGTCGATCACGACTCTCGCGTTCGCGACGCTGTCACGGACCGACGCGCAACGCGAGCAGGAAGCGATCGACGAATGCAACCGGCTCTGGTCGCAGCGGATCACGGAGGCGTCGTTCGGAAGTCGGCGCGCGTCGGCTGAATCGGACGTCGCCTTCAACGATGCTCTGCTGGTCGTGCTCGAGTCGGGCGATCTCGACGCCGTCGACACCACTGGGTTGGTCGAGTCGAACTCGAACACCGAGCAGGCGTTGGAGCGGGACGAGGCGACGATCCGGGATCGTGATGCGTGGGTGGCTGCGGGTCAGCCGATGCCGTGTCCGGTGGAGGCACCAGATCGTGACGCCGAGCCGGAGCAGGCAGGCTAAATCTCGCCGCACACCTTGACTACTGTAGCCCTTCAGACTACAGTAGGTGTTGTGAACAACACCTATCGAGCCACCGTCTACCCGGCACCGCCAGAGTTGCGCGACCGACCGGGTATGACGCTCGCCCGCATCTTCGACAACGCCGCCGACGCCCTCGACTGGGTGTGCTCGAAGATCAGCCACGCCCGCGAGCGAGGCGACATCGAGGAACTCGCCGACAACGGCGACATCGACCACAACGGCGTCTGGATCAGCTGCTACCGCAGCCGTGGAGGAAGCATCAAGATCGACGGCTACTCCCAGGTCGCCTGAACCAACCACCAACCACCGCTGCCGGAAGGGAAGCCGACAGCACACCGAAAGGAACCCGATGACCACCAGCCTCTACTGGCACGCGCCCGGCACCCGGGCGTTCATCCGCACCGCCCATTTCCCGTCGAGCACCTACGTCGGCGCCAGCCAGGCGTTCGCGTCGCTGTACCGGGAGATCGAACTCGACGACACCGACATCATCGCCGTCTTGGCCGGCGGCACGTTCGTCCGCACCGACACCGACCCGTATGGCAACCGGATGGGCGACACGTACGTCTTCGAAGCACGGTTCTCACCGAACTGCCAGCACCTGTTCGAACGCGGCCCCGTCCGCAAAGACCCGGTGCCCGAAGGCACCCCAGCGCCCGCGTTGGTGTGGGCGTCCTATTGGCAGCCGTGGCGCTGGAAGCCGTTCACGCTCGACTGGACCTACCAGCAGGTTCGAGACGCGGGTGCGGTCCCGTTCGGCGCGATGGACTACCACTGGCCGCTCGACGCCGAACAGCCCGTCTTCCCGGCGAAGGCAGTGCGGTGATGGGCGCGCTCATCGGATTCCTGCGTGCCGCCGACATCGGCGACTGCACCAACGGCGGCACGTCAGGCCGGCACGTCCGCTGTGTCGTCGTCAACGTGCCCGGCCCGTTCGACCCGTCGCCGGATTCGCCGGCAATGATGCTCGTCCCCGGCGCCTACGGTGCCCCGATCCTCGTCGACGCCGTCCGCGACGGCAACGGCGGATGGAAGCCCGCTGAATCCGGGCCGGACGGCAAGACGATCGGCCCGATGGCCGGCGGCAATTACGCCGCGACGCACGGCTCGTGGCGCGACATCGTCGCCGACATGACCGCCACCGCGATGTTCGACCGGAACTACGGCCGCGGCCCCGACCTCGACCTCGAGGGCCTGCGCCGCCTCGCCCGCGACTGCGCACCGCACGCCGTCGCCGTCCACGACCGATGGGAAACCCCAGCCCAGTACGACCAGCTGTCCCGATGAAAGCCTCCCAGGGCCGTGTCGCCGCCATCGCTACAGTTATCCGCATGGCGAAGGCAGACCCCGTCGGAGCGATCGAAATCGCCCACCGACTCGACGTCACCCCGAAGACCGTGCAGACCTGGCGGTTCCGACGCGCCCTGCCGCCGGCCGACTACCAGGTGAACGGGGCCGACGCCTGGGACTGGATGACGATCCTGCGTTGGGCCGGCCAGACCGGCCGTCTCCGCACCGAAGCCATGGCCGCCGCGTACAAGGCGAAGTTCCGCAAGGACCCGGCCCCGCCGAACGAAGGCGGCGCCGGCACGTGGAAGACACCGGCGAAACAAGTCGCCGCGCAACGCGCCGCCCGCCGAACCGCGACGAAGCCACCGTCGACGAAGTCCGTCAAGAAGAAGCCCGCCCGCAAGACCGCCGCCAAGAAGGCGGCAGCCGCCGGGAAGCCGAACTGATGGGCTCCGACCGCTTCGACTGGGAGACCTACGTCATCGGCGAGGTGATCGACCCCGAGCTCGAGGAACGCCTCGACAGCATCGCGCTCAAACGTGCCGAGTTCGACCTCGCCCTCGAGCGATTCGACGCCGTCGCCGGGAGCGCCGCTGACGCTCTGAACGAGTTCGCCGCCGCCTGGAACGACTGGGGCCCCGTCGTCAACTAGCCGCTCTCCGCACATCACGTCGGGGAGGGAAGCCCCGACACCATCTGAAAGGAATCCGAAATGCCAATCCAGCTGAACCCCCGTCTCCTGTCGTGGGCGCCCGACCTCGAAGACTCCGCCCGCGACCAGGCTGTCAACACGTCGAAGCTGCCGTTCCTCGCGGGCCACGTCGCGTTGATGCCCGACGCCCACTGGGGGATGGGTGCCACCGTCGGCTCCGTCATCCCGACCGAGGGTGCGATCGTGCCGGCTGCGGTCGGTGTCGACATCGGCTGCGGCATGATCGCCGCGCGCACCGACCTCACCTCGCACGATCTGCCCGACGATCTCGATCGGCTGCACGCCATGATCGGCGAAGGGATCCCGCACGGTGCCGGCCAGCAGCACGACGACGGTCGCTCCATCCCGCCGACCAACGGCGCGTCGGTCGCTCTCACGCATCGCCTGTTCGACAAGGCGCAGCATCAGATGGGCACGCTCGGTGGCGGCAACCACTTCGTCGAGGTGTGCTTGGACGAGCTCGACCGGGTGTGGATCGTCCTGCACTCCGGTAGCCGCGGCGTCGGCAAAGAACTCGCCGAGGTCCACATCGACAAGGCGAAGGGCCTGATGAAGTCGTACTTCATCGACCTGCCCGACCCCGACCTCGCCTACCTGGCCGAAGGGACGCCGGAGTTCGCCGACTACATCGGCGACATGCTGTGGGCCCAGCGGTACGCGATGCGGAACCGCGAGCAGATGCTGATGGCCGCGCACGAAGCATTCGACGACTTCCTCGGCCGTGGCGTCGTGATCGAGGACGTCATCAACTGCCACCACAACTTCACCGAACGCGAGCACCACCGCGGCCGGAACGTGTGGCTGACCCGCAAGGGAGCGATCCGGGCCCGGACGGGTGACCGTGGTGTGATCCCCGGCTCGATGGGCGCGGCTTCGTACATCGTGTCCGGTCTCGGCAACCCGGCCAGCTACGACTCGTGCTCTCACGGCGCCGGGCGTCGCATGTCGCGGGCGAAGGCGTTCGCGACGTTCACGGCCGACTCGTTGATCGAAGCGATGGCCGGCAAGGCGTGGAACGGCGCCGGCGAGGCCGCGGACCTGGTCGACGAGCATCCCGGCTCGTACAAGGACATCGACGAGGTGATGGCGAACCAGGCCGACCTCGTCACCGTCGAGCACACGCTGCACCAGATCCTGAACTTGAAGGGCAAGGACGACCGCAACCGGCGTCGCCGCAAGGGTCGCCGCTGATGTGCGCAACGATCGCCCTGCCGGATGGCCGGTGGCTGCACTCCCCCAGGGAGCTCGCAGCCGCCGGCCTACCCCTCTCCGACGCCGCTCTCGTCGAGCTCGCCGACGAGCTCGACGGGATGCCCGTCGAGCCGCTGGACGTGTGCCTATGCCTCGTTGACGTCCCAGCCCTGCTCGGAGGGCACGGCGTCGGCTGGTCCGACGACGACGGCCTCTACATGGTTCGGCAGGTGCCGTTGTGATCTGCAGCTGCAAGGGTCTCGAACTCTCTGACGGGACGATTGCCACGATCCGCCGCAAGGACTGCGTGATTCACGGGCTCGGCCTGCTCGCCGTGCCCGGCGTGAGTAGCGCTCTCGCCGACGTGGCCCGAAAGGTCGGCGAGTCGGTGGGTGCGTCGATCGGCGCCGCGCTGGCCGCAGCCGGGCTCGCGGTCGTCGAGCCGTACCGGCAAGCGATCGCCGAAGCACACAAGGCCGAAGAGGCCGCCGTCCGCGCGGCCGTACTGGAAGGAGCCAAACATGAGTGACGTCCCCGCGGGCTGCTGGCCTGTCGAGTTCCCGATCGTTGCCCGGATCGGCACCCCGACGGTCGACAACCGGCTGGTGACCGTTCCGCCGATCGTCGACGTGCCTGTTCCGATCCTGCACGGGACCGAGCAGGTCGGTGTCATCACCGCGGTGGCGGCCATGCCCGACGGGCTCGCCGCGATTCGCTGGTTCACGACCCCGGCCTGGGACGGCCTCGTCCCGTGTCTCGATGCCGAGGGCGGTGAATGGGTGATCGTCGGAGACATGCACGAGTTGCGCGGCGACTGGCGGCTCGCCGCGGTCACGATGTGTCCTGTAGCAGAGGCGCCGTGGCCCGACCTCGACGTGATCGTCGGCGACCAGGTGCCAGCGTGAGCGATCAAGGCGAGCCGACCAAGGTGACCATCGTCATCCACGCACCGCCCCAGCCGAACCTGGATCCGTGCGCACGGGGGGCCCACGCCTGGGCGTGGCTCACCGCCGGCGGCCAGCAGTGCGCGGCGTGCGGAGCCAGGCGATGATCGTCGAGACCACGCTCGTCAACGGTCACGGGTTGTTCAACGTCCGGCCGATCGCCCCCGACGGCATCGAACTTCCTGCAGCGTTGTACTCGACGGCCGCGCTGCAGCTGGGCCACATGCGGGAGCGTGACTGCACGCCGTGGCGGTTCGAGATCCGCTTCTCGCTGGCGATGGTCCGCTGGCTCGGCCCGGCCGGGCTGGCCGCGCTCGCGCGGATCGACGCGTTCGACGACGTCCCGGTGATCCGACCGGAAGAGCCGTTCGCTCCGTGGGTCGAGCCGGCCTCGATCAACGACTGGTTCGAAGCTGTGGCACTCCGCCTCGTCGCCTCCACGGTCCCGGTCCCCGAGTCGCACCACGCCCGCAACCTGGAGGTGATCGGGCATGAGCTCGGCATCCACGCCGTCGCCTGGGAGCATGTCATCACCCGCCGTCACCTCGAAACGTCAGGATGGACCCGATGACCTACGAGATGTTTGAAGCGGCCGAGGCATTCCGGTTCCCCGACGTCGAAGCCCAGCAACGCGTCGTCGACGAACTGCGCGCCAGCCTGGCTGCCGCTGTCGGCGACGTCGCCGGCAAGCTGATGCTCGAGCTCGGCGTCCGAGCCCGAGCCGCCCACGTAGCGGCGGCCCATCTCGTCCCGCACGCCGTTGCGCGCGACCGCATGGACGCCTGCCGTGTCGCCATCAGCTTCGTGGCCGTCGACGATCGAGAGCTCGCCGAACGGTATCTGCAGTGGTGTTCGTCGGGCCGGCTCGACGCCACCCGGCCAGCAAGAATGTTGATCGACCGGTCGAAGCTGCCACCGCATCTGCGCGCCCGCCTCGACAGCCACCCGTCCGCCGACGGCTGATCAGGGAGTACCGTCGCCGATATGGCGAAGGTGCATTGGCGGCCCGAGGCCGCCGACGATTTGGACGGCGCGACGGTGTTCGTCCACGCCGGCTTCCCGGACGTGCGCATCCAGCCTGGTGAGCACACGGACGCTGCCGGTGGAGTGTGGCCGCACGGCGTGCAGGTGACGGTCCGCGATGACGAGCACGGCTGGCTGCCGGTAGACAGCGGCTCGTTCTTCTGGGTCCACGAGGCCGAGGCGTGGGCGGAGAGAGAACTGGCACCCTGACCGCATAGGGTTTGAGGGGCCGGCGGGGCTGGTTTGCCCACACCACGGCCCCGCCGGCACTGTGACCAGGGCGATCATCGATTCTGTCGCCACGATCCAGAGGCCGAAAACACTGGTCCAGTGGCTGGTCTAGCCTTTCGTCGCCGGCGGGGAGTACGCCACAACGTCACCCTGCCGGCACCATCTCGATGAGCGCGTAATCTAGGCGGCAACAGCTGTCGGCCATTCCACCACCGGGCTGACGGCGGCCAGCCGGCAGGGCCGAGGACCAACGGCCCTGCCGGCGCTCGCGATGTCACCCCAGCGGCGCACGATCGACCGATGAGCGACACCCGCTACGGTCAACCCCCTGTCGACGTCGGCCCCGTCGCAGTCGAGTTCGTCGAGCTCATGCACTGGATGTATTTACCGGTGAAGATGGCCGGCACATACGGGTTCAGGTATCCCGACAACGTCCGGTTCCTCGAGCCCCTCGTCGACGCCGCCACCCACGATTTCTTCGGCTGCTACGACGATGGCGGGTTGCGAGCGGTGCGCGACCATTACGTCTACCTGACCTGCCGGCGCGGTTGGGCGACACCGGACAACCCGATCAACCGACCGGGCTGGCACACCGACGGGTTCGGCACCGACGACATCAACTACGTGTGGTGCGACCGGTGGGGCACCCGCTGGGCCGTCCACGACTTCGACGACATCTCCGGCGACCACATCGAGTCGATGCACCAGTTCGAGACCCAGGCCCGAACAACCGGCGCCGCCGAACCCGGCCGCCTGTACCGCCTCGACCAGTACGTCGTCCACGCAACGCCGATCATTCCCGACGACGGCGGCTGGCGGTCGTTCGTGAAGGTGTCGTTCTCGACGGCCCGCTACGATCTGGCCGGCAACAGCCACAACCACCTGTTCGACTACGACTGGACGATGCGGGACCGCGACGACGTCCGCAACGACCCGTGGACGGCGGGGAAGGACCACTCGTGAAGCTGCGAGACCTCGTCACCGTCGGGTTCGCCGCGCACCGAGCCGCCCGCGCCGTCGCCACCGATTCGATCACGAAGCCGTTGCGTGACCGGCTGGAGGTGTGGTCGATCGACATCGAAGCGTCCGACGCCCAGGTGGCGCGCCGCGAGAAGCTGGTGCAGCTTGTGCGATGCCAGTACTGCTGCGGGTTCTGGCTGGCGCTCGTCACGTTCGCCGCGCTGGTCGCCGCACGCCGCAAGGGCTGGTGGCTGCTCGAGCGGTGCATCGACGGTTGGGCCGGCGCCGGCGTGCAGTCGACGATCACGTCGTTCCGCCAGATGATCGACGACCACACCGATTGAATACCTCTGGAACATGATGATGCGCGCCTAGTCTGTGAGGCTATGGCCCCGGCGAGCACGAAGGCAGCGAAGCAACGCCGCCTGTTCAACCGCAAGCCCGAACGCCACGGCTCGTTCGCCATGACCCAGCCGAACCGGGCCCACGCCACGTCATCGACCGCGGCGACCCGCCAAGTCAAAGACGGCGTCAAGCCGCGCAACACGCTCGACGGCTGGCAGCCCGAGGCGTACATGTACTCCGACGAGATCGGAGAGGTCGGCTACGTCAACAACCTCAAGGCGAACTCGGCCGCCGACTGCGAACTCGTCCTGCAGGAGTACGACGCCGACGCCGACGACTGGAAGGACTCAGAGGACGTCCGAGCCGCCCGGGTGATGAAGGCGTTCGTGTCGCCGCACGGCGGCCAGTCCGAACTGATCCGCCGCGCGTTCCTGCACCTCGACATCGCCGGCGAGACGATGCTCGTCGGGTCGCCGACCAAGGAACTTGGCATCTCGACGGGAATCTGGTGGGAGTTCCTGTCGTCCGAAGAGCTCGTCATCACGCGGGGCAACGCGAAGCCGCGCCGCAAGCGTGACGGCATCAGCCAGGGCGAAGACCTCGACCAGGACGCCTACATCGCCCGCCTCTACCGCAGCCATCCTCGGTTCTCCGATCTGGCAGATTCGCCGATGCGCCGCGTGCTCGGCATCTGCTCGGAGGTGCTGACGCTCACGCAGATGGTCTCGGCAATCGCCCGAAGCCGGCTCGCCGCGGGCATCTTGTACGTGCCCGAAGAGTTGTCGTTCGCCGTCGACGACGAGTCCGACGAGGTGCTCGACGCCGACGACGAGGGCTACGACGAGAACTCGATCGAACCGTTCCTCAAGGACCTCGAAGAGCACCTCAAGGCGCCAGTCGAGGACCGCACCTCCGTCGCATCGCTGGTGCCGCTGATCCTCCGCGGTCCCGCCGAGATGAAGGACAAGGTCGGTCTCATCGAGATCGCCCGCAACCTCGACACGTGGGCCCAGGAGCTTCGCAAGGAAGCCCTCAGCCGGTTGGCGACCGGCATGGACATCGACCCGGCCTACCTCGAAGGCAAGTCGCAGGTGAACCACTGGGGGACGTGGAACATCGACAACGAGTTCGTGATGAAGCACGTCGCCCCCACCGGGTCGCTCGTCGCCGACTTCGTGACCGTCGCCTACCTGCGACCCATGCTCGAGACGTTCGAAGCGATGTCGGAGGACGACGCGCTGCGGTTCCGTGTCGTGTTCGACACGTCGAAGATCATGGCCCGCTCCGACGAGGCCGCGAACGCCCGCCTGCTGCACACCGAGTTGCAGTTGTCCGACTCGTCACTGCGATCGTCGAACGGTTTCGACGAGTCCGACGCACCCGACCCCGACGAGCTCAAGCGGCGGATGGCGTGGCGTCTGCTCGAGAAGGCGCCCGTCCAGCTGGGCCCGGCGCTCGGCCCGCTCGTCGGTCTCGACGACGTCGACTGGTCGAAGGTGACCCCGCAGCAGATCATCGGCAACCCGTCGAACCCGACCCGACCGGACCTCGACGGGCCCGACGACGTGTCCGGGATGCAGCCCCCCGAGCAGCAGTCGCAGGAAGAGGCCGAACGGATCCCCGGCATGTCGATGCTGATCGAACGAGTCGCCACCGCCGCGGACGCCGCGGTGGACCGGGCGATCGACACGGCGGCGTCACGGGTCGTGTCGAAGGCCCGCAAGAACCTGTCGATCAAGGACCGCATCGCGACGGTCGACAAGGGCCGCGTCCTCACCGTCGTCGCCCCCGCTGATCTCGGCGAGCTCGGCTTGAATGCCGGACAGCTGCTCGCCGGCGCCTGGGACACGGTCGGGTTGAAGGTGCGCGGCTGGGTCCGCTCGTACCTCGAGCAGCGCGGCCGCGACGGACTGGCGGCCGACGACATCGCTGCGTTGGCGTCGTCGAACCTGTGCTCCGCCCTCGATCGGCTCGTCAGCGACCGGCTGCACACGCAGCTGTCGCCGAACGGCAACGGGCTGCGCGTGCCGCACCGTCTCGTGATCGACGCGTTGGCTCACGCCGGAGTGGGGTGATGGTCGACCTCGGCGTCGAGGCGCCGTCGTCGCTGAACGTCACCGAGATGACCGACTGGCTCGACACGGTGGCTGCCAAGCTGGCCGCCGCGGTGTCCGATGTGATGGGCGACATGGTCAACGAGGCGTTCAACGCGGCCGCGGCGTCGCCGGTAGCGACCGCTGCGTCGGTGTCGGCGGTGTCGTCGAGTTGGTCGACCTACGTCACGTCGAATCTGGCTCCGACGCTCGCCGTGCTGTTCTCGCAGGCCGGCCAGATCGGCTTCGGTCGCATCGACACGCCACTCGTCGACGTGTGGGGCATCGAGTTGGGCCGCCTGGGGCTCGTGCACGCCGACCAGCGCGCCGTACTGCTGAACAGGATCGGCAGGGACATGTCGGCCCTGGTGCGTGCACAGACCGCCGGCTACGGCAGCCTCGACCTGGGCGTCGAAGTCCCGGGCGGAGCGGTCGAGGCGATTCACCGGTTCGCCCGCACCCGCGGCGAGTCGGTCGGCTGGATGGAGGCGTACACGGCGGGCAGCCGCGGTGTGATCACCGGCCAACGAGTCATGGGCCCGGCCGGCGCGGTCGAGAAGGAATGGATCGCCGTCATGGACTCTCGGACCCGTCCGACGCATTCGATGGCGGACTCACAGACCGTGCTGATCGGCGAACAGTTCCAGGTCGGTGTCTCAATGATGGACGGCCCCCACGACCCGTCGGCCCCCTCGAACGAGGTGATGGGGTGCCGCTGCCAGCTGCGCTACCTGTACCCCGGCGACCGGCGAAGAGACGGCACAACCGTCGCACGTCCCACGCATCATGATGTGTAGCGGCCATACTGGTAGTCATGCCGATCGTCGCGCTCCTACCGTCGGATCCCGACGCGCTGGCCGTCGACGGCGGCGATCCAGCTGACCAGCTGCACGTCACGATCGCCTACCTCGGCGACACCGACGACGGCGTCGAAGTCGACTACCAGCTGCTCGGTGACGTCGTCGACGACGTCGCCGCCAGTTACGGGCAGATCAGTGCCGAGGTGTCCGGTGTCGGCACGCTCGGCGACCAGGGCGCGGTCGTCGCGTTCCTGCAGTCCGAGACGCTCGAACGGTTCCACGACGACATCGGCTCGGCGATCGACGCCGCCGGCATCGCCATGCCCGACCAGTTCCCGTCGTTCATCGCCCACCTGACGCTCGGCTACCCCGACGACCCGGCCCCGTTCATCGCCTCGGTCCTGTCGCTCGCCGGCACCGACATCACTTTCGACCGTGTCGGCCTGATCGAAGGCGCCGCCCCCGTCGTCGAGCACGAGCTCGCCGCCCAGCCCGCCCAAGCACCCGCAGCAGCCGCTGCATCGATCCGGGAGGAAGCCATGACCACCACGATGACCGTTGCCGCGCCCGCCGGCACGTCGTTCCGCCTGATCCGCTCGACGGCGCTCGCCGCCACCCCCGCGGACACGGCTCCGCCCGTCGAGGCCGACACCGAGCCCGAGGTTGAGGTGGAGGTGGCCGCTCTCGCCGCCGAGACGGCCGCGTGGGAAGGCGTCCTCGTCGTCGAAGGCCCCATGTCCGGTGACCGCCGGCGGATCGAGCCCGGCGCGTTGACGTGGCGTGATCTGCCGTTGCCGCTGATGGTGCTGTTCGAAGCCACCCATGGACCCGACACCGTGGCGAAGGGCTCCGAGCTTGCCGGCCGCATCGACTGGATTGAACGGCGCGACAACGGCGAGGTGTGGGGCGGCGGCATCCTCGACCTGGCCTCCGAGGCCGGCAGCCGCCTGTACGACCTGATGGACAAGGAGATGCTGCGCGGCGTCTCCGTCGACCTGGACTCGACGCAGGCCAGCCTGGTCGGCGACGACGGCGAACCGCTCGACGAGCTCGCCGCCATGATGGGTCAGGGCACGATGAACCTCACGTCGGGCCGGATCATGGGCGCCACCGCGTGCGTGTTCCCGGCGTTCCAGGAGGCCGTCATCTGGCTCCGGTCGCTCGGCGACGACGGCCTGTTCGACGACGACGTGCTCGCCGAAGGCCTCGTCGCCGCCGCGGGCCCGGCGTTCGAAGGTGCGTCGGCCCGGGTGTTCACGCCGTGGCCGCACCACGCCGCGCTCGTCGCCTCGGCCGCGGGCCCGGTCGCTCCCCCGCTGGCCTGGTTCCAGCTGCCCGACAGCCCGGCCCCGGACGGCATCCGCGTGTCTCGCGAAGGTCAGGTGTACGGGTTCGCCACCGACTGGGACTCGTTCCACATCGGTGTCGGCCGGCGTGCTCCCCGCTCGAAGTCCGGCTACCGGTACTTCTGCAACAAGCAGACGTTGACCGCCGAGGGCACGCTGGTTGCCACCGGCCCGCTGATCATGGACACGGTGCATCCGTCGCTCAAGATGAACGCGTCGGACGCCCAGGCGTTCTACGCCCACACCGGCTGCGCGGTCGCCGACGTCGCTGTGTACGAGACGGCGTTCGGCATCTACGTCGCGGGCGCGGTCCGGCCGGACGCCACCCCGGAACAGGTTCGGGCACTGCGCGGGTCGGACATCTCGCCGGACTGGCGGCCGATCGGCGGCGGCCTCGAGTGCGTCGGCCTCGTCGCGGTCAACGTGTCCGGGTTCGTGCTGCCGATGGTCGCGTCCGCGGCCGGCGATGACTGGGCGAAGCCTGGCGTCCCGGCGATGCATCTCGACGTCGACACGGGCGAAGTGCTCGCCCTCGTCGCCGCGGGGATGGTGCGGAACACGACGGTCGGACAGCTGCAGCGCGAGCTCGCCGATCTGCGTGCCGAGTTCGCGTCGTTCGTCGCTCAGGCCGGCCCGGTGGTGAACCGTCTGGCTGCGGAGCGTCGTGCGGCACTGGCGGCACGGCTCGGTCCGGGCCCGCGCCGGCAGCGCCGCGATGCGCTCGCCGCGCGCTTCGACGGGTGACGTCACCCCGGGTCTTTACCGTCGAAATACTTCCCGACACACCTTGCCAACTGTCGCCCAATAGACTACAGTAGTAGAGGTCAACCAACACCACCCCCGGGAAGGGAAGCCCGGGGGCATCGAAAGGAACCAACGTGAGACTCCGTCGAACACTCGCGGCCGCGGCCATCGCGACCGCCATCCCGCTCGCCGTCACCGCCGGCGTAGCGTCCGCCCACACGAACGACTCGAGCGTCGACTGCTCAGGCCTGTCCGTCACCGGCTCCGCCTACTGGGAGTCGCCGATCCTGCTGTCGGCCACCGTGAACGGTGAGACGACCGAGTGGGCGGTGTCCGGTCCGAACTTCAACGCTCGGTTCCCGTTCAACTACGCCGGCGACAACACCTGGTCGTACTCGATCGACCCGCCCGGCAACGCACACGACGTGTCGCGTTCGGGTGTGACCGAGGGGTGTGGTGGCCCCGTCTTGACGACGACCACAGCGGTCCCGCCCGTCACCGACCCGCCCGAGACAGATCCGCCCGAGACAGATCCTCCCGCCACCGACCCGCCAGCCCCGGTCTACGAGTTCGACCTCGACGTCGACTGCGACGACTGGTCGATCACCGCGATCACCGACGTCGTCTTCTTCATCGACGGCGGCCAGTACTACATGCCGGCCGGTACGACCGGCTACGGGTCGCAGCTGCCCGGCGACGAGACCGCGATCACGATCAACGGTGTCACCTACAGCCTCGTTGCCGACGACTGCACGCCGCCCACCGACCCGCCGGCCACCGACCCGCCGCCGACCGACCCGCCGGCCACCGATCCCCCGGCGACCGATCCCCCGGCGACCAACCCTCCCGAGACCGATCCTCCCGCGACGGACCCCGAGCCGACGGACCCGATCGACACGACCGAACCGCCCGCGGGACCGCCCACGACGGCAACCTCCGGCGCCGGGCCGAACACGACCGCACCCAGCGAGCCGCTCCCCGCACCGACACCGACCGACCCGGGCAACACGCCGCCCGCAGATCCGGCGCCCGCGGGCGAACTGCCCGCCACCGGTACCGGCACCGTCGTGCTCGTCGGCATCGCGGGCATCGCCCTGATCGCCGGCGCACTCGCGATCGGCCTGACCCGCCTGCGCCGCCAGCCCTCCTAGCCACGCCCGCCCTGCCCGTGAACGGGCGGTCCGTGCGCCACTCAGCAGCACGGACCGCCCGTCTCGCGTCCGCCCACGAAAGGAGATCGTCGTGGACGCCTTCATCACGTCGAGCGCCCGCAAGCACGGCCTCTCCGACGACGACATCTGGAACTGCTACCGCAACTTCCACCTCGAGCGCTGGGATGACGACGACGAGCTCTGCTGGCGCTACGGCACCGACCTCGCCGGCAACGACCTTGAGATAGCGTTTCTGACGAGATCCGATGACGTCGACGTCATCGTTCACGCCCTGCGGGTGGCGCACCCGCCGACACCATGAAGCGATACACGCAAGCCGAGATCGACGAGATGGCCGAGAGCGGCGAGCTCGACGCGATGGTCGCACGGTCGAAGGCCCGCATCGAGGCGGGCGACCCAGCGATCCTGACGATCGACGGGCCAGCCCTCGTCGCCCTCGCCCGAGTGGCCCGCCACCCGGATGCGACCGACGAGCAGATCGACGATGCCGTCGCGGCGGCACGCAAGGCCGGGCACACCTGGACGGAGATCGAACCCGTCCTGCACGCCGCTCGGGGCCGCGTGACGGCCTGACCAGGCGCTTTTCTCGCCGCACCCCTTGACAACTGTAGCCGTCTAGACTACGGTTAGAGGGGTCAACAACTCCACCCCACCGGAAGGGAAGCCGGCGGGAGAGAAAGGAACCCAACGATGGACACGACGCTCGCCTTCGACATCACCAAGCCGTACACGCTCGGACGGCAACTGGTCGACGAGCACGGGATCGACCCCTCGATCGTCGAGATCGTCATGGAAGGGTTCAAGGCCCGCCAGCGCATCGAAGAGCAGCTGACGCACAAGGCCGACGAGCTCCAAGCGATCGCCAGCCGCATCAGGCTCGCCATCGCCAACAACCTGCACGCCAACGTGTTCGCCCAGCCCGGCAGGGACGCCGTCGACATCGAAGCGTTGCTCGCCCGTCGCGCTGACGCCATCGAGCACCTGCAGCAGCTGCTCGGGATGCTGCGCACCATCAACCAGCCGGTCGCCGACGCCCTCCACAGCGCCGCGTTCGGCAGCTGACCAACCATCCACCAACCACAGCCCCCGGGGAGGGAAGCCCCGGGGGCCCGAAAGGAACCCACATGCTGCAACCGCACCAAGACGCCCGGGCACGGGCGATCGACAAATTCATGCGCGGCGTCACCTCGGTCGAACCCGACGGCGACACCGTCTACGCCGCCTGGCAGGTGGCGTCGACCTGGGCCCGCTGGAACGTCGAAGACGAGCCGTGCGACTGGTCCGGCCCGCTCGACCACATGCACTCGCCGCTCGATGCCCACCCGACCGACCCGAAGGTCCGGGAGGCGTGCACGCTGGCGTCGATCGCGGCGATCCAGCTGATGAACGCCACCCCGCATGTTGCCCTCGCGTCGATGAATGCTGAGGAACGCTGGTACGCGCTGAACGACGGGTGGGTGTCATGACCGACCGCACCGACCGACCGATCGTCGCCCGCCGCCCCAACGGCCCACCCGAGAAGCGAAATCAGCCGTTCGCCGTCTCGTGGTTCGCTCCCGTCGTGTACGTCCTCGACGACGGCACCGAACAGCCCGCCACCGTCGGCCCGTACTCCCGGAAGCGTGACGCCGTCGCCGGCTCGACGGAACTGACCGGGATCACGAACATGACGGCCAGCTACCACGACGGCGAGTTCTTCGGCACCCGCACCACGGTCCCGACCGTCGCGTTCCTCGAAGCCCTGCAGGCAGGCCGCTGATGGGCGCCTACCAAGACCGGCTCGACGCCCGACGCCAACGCCTCGAGGACCGCGCCGCGGCGACCCGGGCCGACGCCGAACAGCGACTCGCCACGGTGCACGCCGAGTACGACGCCATCCCGTTCGGCCAGCCGATCATGGGAGCCAGCGACGCACGGCGCCGCGAGAAGCTGCGCGAGCGCACCGGCCGAGCGTTCCGCAGGCTCGACGAGGCCAAGGCGCTCGAGCAGCGCGCTGCCGCGGTCGGCACCGCCGGCATCTCGTCCGACGACGAGAACGCGGTGGCGAAGCTGCAGGCGAAGCTCGCCAAGCTGGATCGCCGCCAGGAGTTCATGAAGGCCGTGAACGGTGCGATCCGCCGCAGCGCCAAGAAGGGCGCCGACGCGCAGGTCGCCGCGATGGTCGCGCTCGGCTACGACGGCCTCGACGAGGACGTCGCCCGCAAGCTGCTCGAACCGGACTTCTGCGGCCGGATCGGGTTCCCGTCGTACGCGCTGTCGAACGGCAATGCCGAGACCCGCCGGATCCGGCTGCGCATCGCCGAGCTCGAAGCGAAGGCCGCGGCGCCAGCGATCGAAGGAGGCTCGAACGGCGACGTCAGCTGGGGTGAGGACAAGGAGTTGAACCGGATCTGGATCGCCTTCCCAGGCAAGCCTGACGACGACACACGCCGAGCGTTGAAGTCGGCCGGGTTCCGGTGGGCGCCCAGCGTGAACCGCTGGCAACGCCAGACGTCGAACGCCGCCGAGTACCACGCCAAGCGGATCGTCGAAGGCCTGGCGGCGTCATGAGCGGCCGCACGCTGCTCGGCTCGATCGCCTACGCCCTGTGCGCCCACGACGAGTCCGACGACCCCGACTACGGCAACGACAACATCGCCGCCTGGATCGAGCGGCAGCTGATCGCCGACGGGCACGTCGCCGCACCGGCCCCGGGCACGCTTCCGGCCGACGCCGAAGCGATCAGCTTCGCTCGCAGCGTGGTGACCGACCTGGACGCCGACGGCATCGAAGAAGCCGACATCTACGCCACCGAGACGTTGCGGCACCACCAGTACATGCTCGCCGGCGGCGGCGACGCCGCCTGGCTGCACATCGTCGAGCTCGACAGCGGCGGCCTGGACCACGCCTACGTCGAAGCGAACCGGTGGGGGCACAAGGCGTTCGTCCCGATCGCGCCGCCACTCGCCCACCGGCTCGCCGACCAGATCGAGTCTGCGCTGTGAGACGGGTGATACCGACCGACGCCGTCCGAGCCGAGGGCCGGTTCGAGCCCGACGGCCCGACTGGCTTCCGGGCACAGCCGCCGTACGCCGTCGACGCTCCGCTGCGGACGACACGGGCCGAGGCGCGCGCCGACATCGACGTGGAAGCACTGGACGCTCGATGAGTCTCGACGACATCATCGGCGATCGGCTGCTCTCCCACGTCCAGGCCCGCCGAATCGCCGCCGATCGTGCGATGTCTGAGGCCGAGCAGGTCGACTGCACCACGCCGCGGGCGCACAGGTTGCGCGGCCGCTACGAAGCCCTGCTCGAGATCGAGAACGACATCCGCTACGGGAGCACCCGATGAGCGCCGACTACCTCACCGCTTGCGCCGAAGCCGCCGACCGCCAGGGCCTCTCGCCCGTCTGTCGGCTGCTAGCCGCCGGCTACGTGCCGTTCGCTCTCGAACAGACCGGCGGAATGATGATGTGCATACGCGTCGCCTACAGCGACGCCGGCAAACCGCACTGGGCGCCCGAGCAGGATGTCCGGTACGCGTGGGTCACGCTCGACGACGACGGCGACGACTTCATGGTCGGCTGGTACGACGAACCCGGCGACCCCGTGCACTGGGACGTCCACCCGCTCGCCACGCTCCCGGGCGTCCTGGCCGAATGGCACGCAGGATGATCCCCGCCCCCGTCGTCGAGCTCAACGCCCCGAGCGACTGGCTGATCGCCGACAGCGCCAAGGCGATCGCCGAGATCCGGGCGGTCATCGCCCGCCGCACCGAAGCCGCGGCGCGCTGGAAGCCCGGACCGTTGCCAGTCCGTCACGGTCGCTACCGGCCCGTCCCGACCCGCCGGCGTCGACGCTGGCACGGCCGCGCGTTCGCTGCCTGAACCCGGCCCGACCGCCACGGCGAGTCGGAGCGTTGGCTACCCTCGCCGTGGATGAGTTCACGGACCCGCGCCGCTGGCGCCACGATCGCCCTGCTCGCCGGCCTGGGAGCCGGCAGCGTCCACGCCACCACGGCCCCTGACGACACGACCGGAGAGCCGCCGCCGCCCGGAGTGTCCGTGATCGGCGATGTCGAGATCCCCGAAGGCACCGGGACCGGCGACGTCGAGGTCGTGCTGCTCGGCGCCCCGTTCGAAGACATCGCCGTGCCGTTCGTGGTGCGCAACAACACCGACGAGCCCTTGTACGGCCTCCGCGCCGAATCGACGGCGCGCGCCTCCGACGGCACCCTCGTCGCCGCCGGCCGCACGCTCGAGGTGGCACCGGTCGTCGTCCCGCCCGGCGGATACGCGTTCGGGGACGTCGCCTACCCAGCGTCGCTCGACGGGACCGAGACCCACGACCTGCAATGGTCCAGCAACGACGACCCCGGCGACGAGATCCAGGTCGACGTCGTCGAAGCCGAGCTCACTGACGACATCGCCGGACCGATGTACGTCGGCATCGCGCGCAACACGTCCGACCACGACGTGACCAGCGCGCTCACCGTGCTGGCCGCGTGCTTCGACGACGCTGGGGCGATCACCAGCATCTCGCACGCGTTCGCCGGGCACGACGGTCTCGCGGCAGGCGCCGAGGTCGGGTTCAACGTCGGCGTGTCACGGGCGGCCGACGGCTGCACGAACGCGTTGATCGCCGTCAGCGGCCGCCGATAGCTCAGTCCGGGTCGGCGGCCGGCCAGTCCGACTGCACGACCAGCTGGGCTCGGCCTTTCGACGGCCATGTCCAGCGTGCACCGGACCCGAACGCGACGACGATCCTGACGTCGTAGGTCCCCTGGTCGGCGTCGACGAGCCACGAGCCGAGCTCGATCCGCACCGTGCGCGCGTCTGCGTCGACGAGCTCGCCGGCGAGCTCGACCCGTGGGTCGAGGCGGCCCCGGCGGACTTCGCCGGTCACGGACACGACCGACTCGAGCGCGGTGATCCCGTCGAGTCGGGCGTCGATCGACGCTCCGATGTCGCCAGCGGTCCGCGTCCATGTCCCGTTCACTGGCATTGGCAGCCTCCTTCGAGTGTGGCGATCACGTAGTCGGGGTCGAGCGTCTGGATCATCAGCGGACCGCAGATCGTCGGCTCGCTGCCGAACACCCACGCCGCGTCGCGGACGGTGACGACCACGACGGTCGGCTCGCCGCCCCAGGTCGCTGCCCCTGGGGTCCAGACGCCGTCGTCCGGTGCGGCCTCGACGAGCACCGGGTCGATGATCCAGGTCTGCGGCTCCGCTCCCGTGGCCCACGGCCCATCGTCGACTGTGACGGTGACGGCGGCCGCATCGACGTGCCAGGTCGTTGCGCCGGCCGTCCAGACGCCGTCCTCGGCCGCAACGACGACAGTGACCGGCTCGGCGGTCCAGGCCGCTTCACCGGACACCCAGGCACCGTCGTCAGCAGTGACGACGACCGCAGCCGGGTCGCCCGACCACGTCGTCGGCCCCGCTGTCCAGACGCCGTCGTCGACGGTGACGGTCACGATGATCGGTTCGGTCGTGAACGCAGCGAGCGTCACCCAGGCGCCGTCGGCTACGGCCACCGCGACCCCGGCCGCATCGCCGGTCCATGTCACCGCCGTGGTCCACGCGTCGTCGACGGCCGTCACCTCGATCACGGCCGGGTCGATGTCCCAGGTTTGCGGCTCGGGGTCCGGCACGCTCGCCGGCATGGTGACCGACCAGCCGCGGGCGATCAACGCCGCACGGTCGTCGTCGGTCGCGGCCGCCGGCGCGGCAGCGTCGTCCATGCGAAGGTTGCCGTTCGACGCGCCGAGCGTGTTCAGCGTCTCGAGGTACAGGCTCGCCGTGGCGCTGTCGATTGGGTTGGAGTGCGCGAGGACCGAACGCAGCAGCGGCGAGATCGGGGCGTCGTAGGTCGTGATGCCGGTGTCCCACACCCACCACTGCTCGACGACCGGCAGCTGCGACATGGGCAGGTGCTGGGTGACGTTCTGCACCCGGACGCAGTAGTGCCACAGCGCCAGCATCGGTGTGTCGCTGACGAAGCCGATCGTCGCGGCGCCCGACTGCTGGTTGGCGCACCGAAGGTCCTGCAGCGTGCCGGCGAGCGGTGTCAGGTCGATGGTGCCGGACAGGTCGTTCTGCTCCATGCACAGCCGGATCATGCTGTCGCAGCCGGTGAAGTCGATCGACGTGACCTCGGCCTGGTAGCACTCGACGTGCGTCAACGCTGCGAGGCCGCTGACGTCGAGGTGGCCGGTCAGCCCGGATTGGGCGGCGAAGAAGTGCTTGAGGCCTGTGCAATGGGTGAGGCCGGTGATGCCGGTGAGCGACTGCGGCGCCCAGTTGAATGTCGCGGGCAGGTTGTCGCGGCCGGAGTCCTGCGTGTTGTCGTAGCCGAGGTTGATGAACTCGACGTCGCCGATGGCCTGTGCGCCGCCGTCGAGCACCCGCATGACGACCACGCCGTCGACGGGAGCGGTGATCGACGGTGTGATACCGGTGGCGAGTAGGGCGTCGCTGGAGTCGCGCCACTCGACCGTGGCGGTCGACCCCGCTACGAGTCCGATCCACGGTGCGAACGTTCCGGAGACACCCGTCATCGTGACGCCGGCTGGCGCTGCTGCGGTGACGAGCGGGTCGATCCAGTACCAGGCGTCCGTTGTGGCGAACGGGACCGTTGATCCGGCAGTGTCGCCGTTGTAGTGCGAGGTCGGCTGCGTCGCCTCCAGCAGACCGAGCCTCGACGGCTGCTGGTCAACGAAGTAGGCGGCCCATCGGGCGAGGTCGAAGTTCGCTGATGCCTCAGCCGAGATCCAGATGCACCGAGGAACCCCGGCCGTCAGGGCGACGGGCTCGTCGAATAGGTAGGTGGACCAGCCTGGCGACGGGAACGGTCCGGAGTAGCCAGCGAGAGTGGCCACGGCGGCTGCTCCGCCATCGATCGGGCCGACGTAGATCGTCTCGGTGATCGTCTCGGCCGGCGCTGCCGGGCCCACGTGCCAGGTGCGCACGCCGTGCAGGTGCACGTCGACGGTCGGCGTGAACGCGAAGCCGCGCCGGTGGGTGGCGTTCCACCACTGAATGTGCTGGCCGTCGCCGCCGGCACTGACGTGGATCGGGCCGACGTCATCGACGGTGAGGAACGAGTCGTACGCCGGCGCCGGCGGCGCCCCGGGCGTCGCGCTGACTGCCGTCGACGCCGGGCCGGTTCCGACCTCGTTGATCGCCGACACCCGGTACCAGTACGTCGAACCGTTGACCACGTCGGTGTCGAGGTAGGTCGTCGCGGTGCTCGTGCCGTCGGCGAGCGTCGACCACGCACCGGGCGCTCCGGCGACATCGGGTGCCCGTTCGACGACGTAGTCGGTGATCGGCGATCCGCCGTCGGCCGGCGTCGTCCAGGCGAGCTCGACTTCGGCGTCGCCCGGCGTCGCCACCAGGCCGGTGACCTGTGCTGGCGGGTCAGGCTCCGGTGGCAGGTCGCCGGCCTCGAAGTTGTCGGCGATACCGCGCATCGCCGAATCGGAGAAGAAGCCCCAGCCGAACCCGACCTTGGTGCCGGTGAGCGGCTCGGACGGATCGGTGTACGTGATGACCGGTGTGTCGAGGTCGTCGACGTAGGCCCGAAGCTCGGTCGCCGTGCCGTCGAGGTCTCTCGCCTCCAGGCGGAACCGGTGGATGCCGGTCAGGTCGCCGATCACCGCCGATGTCAGATCGGAACCCGCCCCGCCTCCGGTGTTCTTGCGAAGCCAGAGAGTGGTGTAGGCGGGCCAGTAGTACAGCATGTAGCCGTCGAGCCAGGGGAACTCGAACACGCCGTTGGATCGCAGTGTGCACGACGTGGTCTCACCGTTGTCGCAGTCCATGTCGACCTGCGAGTACTGGTTCAGGGTGACGCAGTCGCCTGCCCACACGAGTTGATCGCGTCCGTTGCCGGTCGTCGTGACCGCTTGGCTGTTGACACGGGTAACGCCGGAGCCGTTGACCAGGATCCAGTGGGGCGCGAGGGGACCGTCGCCGGCGAAGTCGTCGGAGAACGCTGCGAGCGGCGGCGGGTCGGGCACGAAGTCGAACGTTTGGGCGTAGCCGAGATCGCCTGGCTCGGACTGCCACCACACCACGAACCGGGTGTCGCTGATCTTCTTGATATAGGGGTCGACGCCTCCGGTGAACACGGCGACCTGACTGCCGGGGTCTGTCGTCACCGCCCATGTCGTCGAGTCGACGGTGATGACGTCGACGAAGATGTCCGAGGCGGCGTCGCGGCGGGCCCGCACCACGCTGTAGACGCCGGCGACCTCGGACATCAACGTCATGGTCTGCGGCCGTTCGGCCGACAGCGTGAACGCCGAGGCAGGCAGACTCGTCGGCGTGCCGATAGCGGTGATCGCCCAGGTCGCCAGGTCGACCTCGAGCACCTGACCGAACGTCGCGCCTGTGGTGGCATTCGTCCACACGGCGAGGAAGTGGTTGGCGTCGAGGCGTTGCAGCGAGTTCTGGCGGCCCTCGGTGGTGTCGAACTCGAGGACCGACAGTTCGCTGATCTGGTAGGTGGACGCGTCGACGTTGAGCACCTTGGCGAACCCGTCGTTGTTGGCGCCGTCGTAGGTGACGAGGTACTTCGTGTCGTCGTCGTTGATCTTCGAGACGGCCGGGCCCATGCCGTTGGTCGTGTCGAACTCGAACGAGTGGAGCGTCGACGGCACGCCGGCCGTCACCTGGATCGTGGATGCCCAGCCGTCGTTGGCGTCGCCGCGGTACACGACGAGGAAGATGTCGCCGGTCACGACCTCGACGTCCTGGGAGCTCGTGAAGGCCGGGTCGTACTCCAACGCCGGGCCGGTCGACGTGATGTCCCATGTCGAGTCGTTGACGGTCAACACCTGGGCGAACCCGTCATTGTCTACCGACCGGTAAAAGACCACCGGCTGATAGGGCGTTGCACCGACGGCGACGTAGGGCCGGGACTCCGCTGCGCCGATCGGGTCGAACTCGAACGGGGTGCCGACCTGGGTGATCGTCCCCGCGGCGTCGATGTGGTGGATGACGGCGAAGCCATCGGACCCGACGACCTGGTAGGCGACGACCCAGTGCGTGTCGTCGAGCCGTGCGGCGTTCGGCGTCATGCCGACTTCGGTGCCCGACCAGTTCGACGGGGTGCCGATCGGCTCTACGGTCGCCATTGGTCAGGAGACGTCGCGGTGAGGGGCCGGGATGCCGGCGCTCAGGCCGGGCGCTGGAACGAGTACGTGAACCCGGGGGCGGTGATCGACCCGCCGTTGGTCGGCAACGGCGTCGGCGTGCCCGCGACGTCACGCCGATGCACCGACAGCAGCACGGCGGCCGAGTCGTCTGCGTTCTGCAGGTAGAAGAACGCGCCTGCCCACGACTCGCCTTCGGCGACGGTCGCCCAGGACGCAGCATCGGCGGTGATCGCGACGGCGTTCGACGTGTCGTCCTCAGCGACCGTGACGTTGGCCAGGTCGACACGGCTGTAGCCGGCGGCTTGGGCCTCGGTGGCGACGGCGAGCAGGTCGGACACGAAGTTCATGTCGACGATCGCCGCGGGGTCGGGGAACGCCTGGCCGTCGGTGATGACGCCCATCCGAATGTCGGTGGCAGCCGACACGGCGGCGGTCACCAGGGTGTAGATGCCTCGGTTGGTTGGGACGTGCACGGCGGGCCTCCGATCGACGGGCGTGGTATCCACACACATGGTATGCGTCTTCAGTATTATCATGCGTGGACCGCTCGTAGATCGGGACAGTGGGCGACGTAGTCGGCCTGCGACAGCCACTCAGTCGTGACCCCGGACGCCGGGGCCCTTGGCAGCGCAAGGAGCTACGCCCGCTATGAACCCGATCCAGATCCCCGAGAACCTGTCGGAGCTCGGCGACGACGCGCTCGAGACGCTCACCACGAGCATCGCCGCCGCTGCCGAGGAACTGCTGTCGCAGGACGAGATCACCGACGAGGTGAACGACGAGCTCGAACGGCTCGCCGACGCCCGCGACGCCATCACGGCGCTTACCAAGGAGCGGGCCGCGGCAGCCGCCGCCCGCCAGGAGCGCCGCGACTCCGCCGCCGCACGATTCGCCGACCCCGAGCCGGAGGCCGAGGTCGATGACGTTCCGGCCGCCGAGACCGCCCCCGACGCCGACCCCGAGCCCGAGACCCCGGTCGCCGAGACCGAGCCCGACCCGGAGCCCGACGTCGTCGTCCCCGACGACGCGTCGTCGATCGACGACACCGCTCCGGCCGCCGTCGAGCCGGCCGCACAGGTCCCGGCGGTTTCGGCCGCCACCACCGAGCCGGCACCCACGCCGGCTCCCGCACCGGCCGTTGCGCCGGAGAAGGGGTTGGCCGCCATGAGCGCCAAGCGTTCCCGTTCCACCACGGCTCGCCCCGCACGGGCCGACTTCATGACGGCCACGGCGCACGCGCTCGGTGGTCGTGAGGGCAACCCGTTCGACAACGTGCTCGACCTGGCCACGGCGATCACCAAGAAGCGGCACAGCTTCTCGGTCGTGCCTGCCGGCGTGAAGCGCGACTTCGTGCCGATCGCGTCGGGCATGAAGGAGATCGAGCACGCCGTCGGCGGCGACCTCGAGCAGAACTTCCAGGTGCTGCGCGACCTGCAGGTCGGTGCGGAGGCGCTCGTCGCCTCCGGTGCTGGCTGTGCTCCGTACTCGCCGAGCTACGAGTTCTTCCGGCTCGCCGAGCCGCAGAACCCGGTCGAGGCCGGCACCCCGGTCGTCCAGGCCCCCCGTGGCGGCATCCGCTACATCGTGCCGATGAGCGTCGCCGCCGCGGCCGGCGCGATCGACATCTCGGCCCAGGACCGCGACTACGAGCCGTACGACGAGACGACGAACCCCGACGGTCTCGGCCCGAAGGCGTGCATCTCGGTCGACTGCGCCGACATCGCCGAGGAAGAGGTGTCGGCCGTGTCGCAGTGCGTCACGTTCGACAACCTCCGATACAAGGTGTTCCCCGAGCAGGTCGCCGCGTTCCTCGAGGACGTCGCCGTGCAGTTCGCCTCCACCAAGGAGGTGTTCTACCTCGACTACATCAAGGGCAAGTCGACGGCCGCGACGTCGGCCGGTGCGTATGGCGCCAGCCGCAGCCTGCTGCGTGACTGGACGCACGCCACCGTCGCCTACCGCAAGCGGCACGGGATGCGGCGCAACGCGGTCATCAACGTGCTGGCCCCCGACATCGCGATCGACATCATCAAGCTCGACATCGCTCTGTCGAACGATCGGGGATGGCCCGGGACCGTGTCGGACGCCGAGGTCGAGTCGGTGCTTCGCAGCCTCGGCATCGTCGCCATCTGGTACAACGACAACCCGACCGGGACGACCCCGAACCAGAAGTTCGCCGGCGCCCAGGGTGCCGGTGCCCTGGCGGTGTTCCCGACGTCGATCGTCAGCTACGTGTACGCCCCCGGGACGTTCGTCCGTCTCGACGGCGGCACGCTCGACGTCGGCCTGGTGCGCGACAGCGTGCTGAACCGCACGAACGACCTTCAGCTGTTCATGGAGGAGTGGATCGGCATGGCGAAGCTCGGCTTCGAGTCGGTCCAGCTGACCTCGACGATCAACGTGAACGGCGCCGCCCCGAACTACGTGACCGCCCTCGCTGCGTAACCCAGCTGGTCCGGGGTCCGCGCCGCGCCCACGAGGCGCGGACCCCGGGATCGACTCCTGGAGGCCGACTTGTCGCCCATCTCCCCGCCGAAGATCGTCAACGGACCGGCCGTTACGCCGTCGCTCCGTGGCCTGGTCGCGTCCGCGACCCCTGCAATTGAGGACAACGACGGTTGGGTCGGCGGGTTCACGTGGGATCCCGAGACCTGCGCGATTGTCAACGTTCTTCCGAACGACTGCGGCGGCGACGTCGACTACCCCGACCCGGCCGAGTTCGAGAACTGCGTCACGGTCCTGCCGTCGATGCTCGAGGTCGCGGTCATCCGCGGCACGTTGCACGCCCGGCTGGGCTCGTACCCGACGATCCCTCTGCGGATCCTGGAGGCCGGCACCACCAAGGCCCTCGAGGCCGACTTCTGGACCGGTGTCGGGTCGCGTCACGCCGACTCCGGCGTCGTCGGCAACCAGTACCTCGCCAGCCCCGACGCCACGGTCGTCAACCCGACGCCCGGCACCGCAGTGCCGTTGCGGCAGGGCCTGGCACTGCTGGAGCAGGCGTTGGCCGACTGCGGTGTCGGTGGCCGCGGCATGATCCACGCGCCGGTCGAGGTCGCGTCGCTGTGGACCTACGACAGCAGCGCGTTCGTCGTCGACGGCGACCAACTCGTCACGCTCGCCCGCGGCAACATCCTCGTCGCCGGCGCCGGCTACCCCGGCACCGGGCCCGACTCGGAGTCGACGCCGACCGAGCACACGTTCACCGGCACCGGCGGCATCACCGGCGGCACCTACACGCTGACGGTGCTCGGCGCGACGACAGCGCCGATCGTGTGGGACGCCAACGCGCTCGACGTGCTGCTGAGCGTGCAGGTCGCAGTCGAGCAGACGGACCCGACGTTCGACATCGACTCGATCACCGTCACCGGCGGCCCGCTCGAAACCGCGCCGATCGTCGTCAGCTACCCGACCGTCGGCCCCGTCCAGCCGGCCAGCGCCGACGCGTCCCAGCTGACCGGCACCGCCCCTGCGATCGACGTCGCCACCACCGAAGGTGATGTCGTCACGCCGGCCGCCACGCCCGCTGCCGGCACCGCATGGGTGTACGCGACCGGCCAGGTGCAGACCCGGTTGTCGCTCCCCGAGATCACGCCCGACGAGTTCAAAGAGGCGTTCGACCGCAAGACGAACACCGTCTCGTACCGGGCCTGGCGGCACGCCGCCGCCAACTTCGACCCCTGCTGCGGACCGTTCGCCGTCCTCGTCTCCCTCTACCCCGCCACCTGACCAGGAGAACCTGCCATGACTGCCGCCTGCTACTCAAGCATCCAGGGCCTCGCGATGCGGGCGACCCGAACGAACACCGCTGGTCAGTGGATCCCCGGCCCGACCGGGTCCGCTGTGTCAAAGGGGTTCGTCCAGATCGCCTTCGAGGACAACATCGAAACCGGCACCGAGTACTCGGCCAAGGCGGCCGACGGCACACCCTGTGTCGCCGAGAAGGCTCGTGACACCCTCAAGTGGGTCGCCGCGACGATCGACTTCTGCAAGGTCGACCCTGAGCTCTTCGAGCTCATGACCGGTGTCCGCACGTTGGAGAACTACGCCGGTGACACGGTCGGGTTCACGAAGGGCTCGTTGCCGTCGGTGAACTTCGCGCTCGAGGTGTGGTCGAAGGTGTCCGGCGATCTGTCGAAGGGCGAGTGGATCTACTGGCTGCTGCCGCTGCTCACCAACGGCCGCGTATCGACGCCGACGATCCAGGACGACGTGGCCACGTTCCAGTTCACGGGCAACACGATCGTGAACCCGAACTGGGGAATCGGCCCCTACAACGTCGTTGCCCAGGATGAACTGCTGACGGCCGGCCGGCTGCTCGATCCGGTCCTGGCCGACGAGCACGTCTACCACCGGGTGACCGAGATCGCTCCGCCGACGATCACCTGCGGCTACGTCCCGCAGCTGGTCGAGTGGACCGCCTACGTCGGGACCGCGACCGGCGCCACGGCCGGCACGCCGGGCACGTTCACGCCGTCAGGTGCCGACGCGCCCGCCAACCTCGCAGACCTGCAAGGCGCCAACGTCACGGCGTCACCGTCGACGGCATGGACCACCGGCCAGCATGTGGTGCTCGGTGACTCGTCCCAGGCGTACTGGGACGGCGACTCGTGGGAGTCCGGCGCCGCGCCGTGACGATGACGACGGGGTGACCCAATGACCGCGCCGGCACGCCGCCCGTGCGAGCCGTGGGCCGACGACTTCAACGTCGGCAACCTCGGCCAATCCGAAACGCAAGTCGACCAGGCGTTGATGGCCGCGACCGAGATCGTGTGGGCCCTGTCGGGCCGCCGATACGGGGTGTGCACGGCATCTAACGTCCGCCCGGCCCGCGCTCCGTCGCTCTCGTACGACCTCACGTCGGGCAGGTCGTGGTCGCGGTCGGGCGGCTGGCCGCTGCCGGACCCGTTCTGGCCGATGACGTGCGCGCCCGGCAGGCCGTGGCGGCTCAAGCTGTGGCACCGCTCCGTCATCGAAGTCACCAACGTGACGATCGACGGTGCCGTCGTCGACCCCGAGTCGTACTGGGTTGAGAACTGGCGTTGGCTGGTACGCGCCGACCGGCAGCCGTGGCCGAACACTCAGAACCTCGACGTCGCCGAGAACGCTCCGGGTGCCTGGCATGTGTCGTACCGGTGGGGACGCACCCCACCCCAGTCCGGGATCCGCGCCGTGCAGAAGCTCGCCGCCGAACTGCTCAAGGACGACCTGGGCCTGGACTGTGACCTTCCGCAGCGGGTCACGCAGGTGACCCGCCAGGGCTTGCAGTTCGTCCTCAACGACCCGACGGCCCTGTTGGACAAGGGCGTGCTGGGCGTGAACGCCGTCGACCAGTTCATCGCCGTGGCGAACCCGAACCGGCTCAAGCGGGCCCCGGGCATCTGGCGAGCCGACGACCCGCGGCGCGCCAGCAACCGGATCGGCACATGACCGACCCGGTCACCGCCCGCGCCAACGAGTTGCTCGAGACCGGCATCGAGGCGCTCGCCGGTTCGATCGGCGGCGCGCCTGGCTACACGCTGATCGCGCCGGGCGATCATGCCTGGGACCAGTGCTGCCAGGGGGCGATGTGGGTCCGGATCGTGCGGATCTTCCCGTACGCGTCGTTCCCGAACCCGATCGACGCCAACGTGCAGGTCGTCCACTGTCCCGCCGGCGTCGCCGCCGAGTTGGAACTCGTGTCGCTGCGCTGCCTGCCGAACCCGCAGCAAGCCGCCAGCTCGGCACGCGCGGCGGCGACCGACACGCCCGGCGCCGGCAAACTGCCGTCGACCGTCGACCTCGAAGGTGCCGCGACAAAGCTGCACGACGACGGATGGCGCATCGTCCGTCACGTCGTCGCGCTGCTCGCCCAGTGGCGCGACACCGGCACCCTGTCGACGATGACGCCGTGGGTGCCGCTCGGCCCCGAAGGAGGCTGCGTTGGCGGCGCTTTGACCGTCATCGTCCAACTCTCCCCCGGACGTGATGGCATCGGCTGCTGAATAGGCACCACACATTATGATGCGTGCTATGTCGCGCATCGTTGTCCATGTCACGGCCGCTGTCGGCGGCTACCGCGCCGGCGAAACGGTCGAGGTCGTCGAGAACCGCGAGACCCTCAACCGGATCCGCAACGGCAAGTACGTGCCGATCCCCGACCAAGACATCGGAGATCCGATCGAGATCGCCCCGCTCGCCGCCGTCGCTCCCCCGCTCGACGACCCCGACCCCGACCCCGATCCCGACGCCGAGGACTACGACGACGGCCTCGACGACGACGGCCTCGACGACAACGATGACGAGCCCGACGGCGAGTAGCCGATGGCGAACGTCGTCCGCATCAACTGGTACGGCCTCGACGACCCCACGATCCAAGTCGCGATCACGGGGCCCGTCGAGGAAGCCGCGCGGACCATCCGCCGCCGCATTCCCGTCCGCACCGGCGCACTGCGCCGCTCCCTGCGCACCTACTTCACCCGAACCGCATCCGGGCCGACCGGCATCATCGAAGCCACGGCGAAGCACGCCATCTTCGTGCACGAAGGCACCGGACGCTACGGGCCCCGTGGCCGCGACATCGTCGCCCCGCCCGGCCGAGTGTTCGCCTTCACCGGCTCCGACGGCCGCCGCGTCTTCACCCGGCGCATCAAGGGCCAACGCCCGAACCGGTTCCTCACTGATCCGCTCGGCCTGTGACCCGTCCCGCACAGCCTGAGCGCCCCAACCCCGACGGGACGACTGACAAGGGGTACCGACCATGACTGACGAGCTCGACCCGTCGATCAAGACGTTCACGTCGCAACGCAAGTCCGCCCAGGGCCACCGTGTCCTGTTCGAACTGCCGCCCGGCTCCGGGGAGGTGTACGAGGCCACACCGGACCCGCCAGGCGGCGTGCTGCTCGACCTGTCCATCGTCCAGAAGCTCAAGCCCGACGAGCAGGCCGCCAAGTTCGGCGAGTTTTTCGACACCGTCCTGCTGCCCGAGTCCCGCGACCGGTTCGAAGCCAACTTCCGGTCGAAGGACCCGACGAAGAACATCACGCTGCCCGAGGCCAACGAGGCGCTCGAGTGGCTCATCACCGAGTACGCCGGCCGCCCTACCACGCCTGCCGCCGACTCGCCGAGTTCGGTCGCAGGAACTGGTCCGAACTCGACGCCATCGCCCTCCTTGCCGGCGCCGACCCGCTGACGATGCCGCTTCGGCGGCTCATCAACCTCATCTACCACCTGCTGGTGCGACACATGGACAAGAAGGACCGCGTGAAGCTCGACATGGAACTGGACGTTCCCGACGAGCCGCGCACCGTCGAGTTCACCAACCCCGACACCGGGGAAGTCGACGCCAAGCTGGAGCCCCCGTCGTGGTGGCGAGGCGAGGCGGAAGCTCACCGGCAGGCCCTCGACGTACAACGCTGGCTGGGAGAGAACCGGTGAGCCTCGCCAAAGCGTTCGTCGAGATCCACCCGGACCTCGGGCGATTCGACAGCGAGGTCCGCGACGAGATCCGCGAGGCAATGGCTTCCGCGGCCCGCGCCGCGGCGTCTGCGTTCGAGCGGACGTTCGACGGAGCATTTGCCAGTGCTGGAGCAGCAGCCGACCGCGCCGGCGAATCCGTCACGTCCGCATTCCGAGAGGCGGCCTCCCAGTCCGACCTTCATCTCGACAGCATCGGCGGCGCTGACGTTTTCTCCGAACTCGGCGGCCAAGCAGACCGCGCAGGTGAAGCGGTCGAGCGAGCGTTCGACGAGGCCGCGCGGCAGTCGAACAACTCGTTGGACCGGATCGACGCGAAGGGCGTCGGCGTGTTCGGCCGGATCACCGCGGGCATCGCCGCGCTCGGGCTGGCCGCGGGCGGCGTCGGACTGACGAGATGGGGTCTCGAGACCGCCGGCGCTCTCGAGCAAACCCAGGTCGGCTTCGAGGGTCTGCTCGGTTCGGGTGAGGCCGCCGAAGCGATGATGGAGCGGATCACCGAATACGCGGCTCGCACGCCGCTGGAACTGCCCGGCCTGTCGAACATGACCCGTCAGCTGTTGGCGACCGGCACGGCGTTCGGCGTCACCGAGGGGAACGTCCTCGACTACGTCACGGTGATCGGAGACATGACATCGGTGCTTGGCGGCAGCCAGGCGGAGATGGACGCGGTCACGTTGACGTTGGGCCGGCTCGGGTCGGCGACCAACGCGCAGATCGGCGACTTCGAGATGTTGCAGACGGCGCTGCCCGGCTTCAACGTGTGGGCCGAGCTCGGTGCCGGCATGAACATGACCGCCGGTGAAGCCCGCGAGCTCGCCAGCAAGGGTCTGCTGCCTGGCGCCCAGGCCGCCGAGATCCTCCTTGAACGGATGGAGCAGTTCCCGGGGGCTGCGGGAGCGATGGAAGCCCAGTCCAAGACGCTGATCGGCGTCCTGTCGACGTTCAAGGACACCGCCGCGATCGCGCTGGCTGAGGGGCTGACGCCGCTCGTCGAGGGGTTGAAGGAGACCCTCGCCGGCGACGAACTGCTCTCGTCGCTTGAGGGGGCATTCAACTCGTTCGGCGAGCTCGCCGCCGGCCTCTTCGACGCCATCGGTCCCGCGCTGCCCGGTCTCCTCGACACCCTCGCCGTCGTATTCGACGATCTCGGACGCGTCATCATTGCGTTGACGCCGGCGATCGAACCACTGCTGGCGATCTTCGGCGAGCTCGCCACCCTGTTCTCCGGGACGCTGGCCGACCTGTTCGAAGAGATCGGCCCGTCGCTCGTCATCATCGTCGAAGCATTCAGCGAACTGGGCGACGCGTTGCGGCCTGTCGTTCGCATCATGGCCGGCAGCCTCGCCATCGCGTTCCGCGCCTTCGCCAAGGTCATCGAGTTCCTGGAACCGGCGCTGCCGCTGCTCGTCAACGCGTTCATCGCCTGGTCGATCGCCACCCGGATCGCAGCCGCGGCGCAGGCCGCGTTGAACCTCGTGATGGCGGCGAACCCGATCGGGTTGATCGTGATCGCTCTCGTCGGGCTTGGCGCCGCGCTGTACGCCGCGTATCGCCGCTTCGAACCGGTCCGCAACGCCGTCGACTCGCTGTGGCAGGGGATGCAGGACCTGTGGGACGTCATCACGAACCGGGTCGTCGCGGTCTGGCAGAACCGGCTGCTGCCGATCGTGCAGGAGCTCTCCCCCATCCTCGACGGCGTCCGATCGGCGATCTCGAGTGTCGTCGACGCCTTCCGGGCGCTGTTCTCCGGCGACTTCTCCGGCGCACTCGAGGCGCTGCGCGACGCGTTCTCATCGCTGTGGGAAGGCATCACGAACGTCGACTGGGGCCGCATCGGCGAGCTCACCATCGACGCCCTGATCTCCGCGCTACAGCTGGCATGGGACGGGCTGCAGTCGCTCGGCGATGTGCTCGGGGACGTCGCCGGCCGGTTCGTCGAGTGGTTCGAGAGCGTCGACTGGGCAGCGGTCGGGTCCACGATGCTCGACCTGCTGGCGACCGCGGTGAGCACCGGCTTCGACGCGCTCGGCTCGGTGGCGTCGTGGTTCGGTGACCTGGTCGGCAAGTTCACCCAATGGCTCGGCACCATCGACTGGGCGTCGATCGGCTCGTCGATCGTCGGCTTCCTCGGCAACGCCGCGTCGCTCGCCTGGTCGGCCCTCGGCTCCGTCGCCGGCTGGTTCGGCGACCTGATCGGCAAGTTCACAGCATGGCTCGACGGTGTCGACTGGTCGGCGGTCGGATCAGCGATCGTGGACGGTCTCGGTGCCGCAGCCGGAGCCGCGTGGTCGGCTCTCGTGTCGGTGGCGCCGTGGTTCGCTGACCTGGCCGCCAAGTTCACCGCTTGGATCAGCGGCGTCGACTGGGCGTCGATCGGAGGGGCGTTCCTCAACGCCCTCGGTCTCGCCGTCGCCACCGCGTTCCAGGGCCTCGGCAGCGTCGCGTCGTGGTTCGGTGACATCGTCACGAAGCTGTCCGACTGGATCAGCGCCGTCAACTGGGATGACGTCGGGTCGAACATCGGCGACTGGGTCGGCCAGCTGCCCGGCAAGCTCATCGGCTGGATCGCCGATGCCTTCTCCGGCGGAGGGGGCGGAGGCGGCGGCGGCGGGGGCGGCGGCCCCGATTGGAGCGGCATCGCCCTCAACGTCCTCGAGGGAATCGGCAACGCCCTGCTCGCACTCGGCGTCGAACTGCCGATCGCGGTCGTCACCGCTCTCGGCGAACTCGCGCTCGGGATCATGACCGGGATCGGCGAAGCACTCATCGAGGACGACAACCTCGAACCGGTCAAATCGTTCTTCACCGGGTTGCCCGGCCGACTGTGGGATTGGGTCGTCGAGTCGGTAACCGACCTGGCCAACATCGGCAAGCGGATCTTGCTGGAGATCGCCGCCGGATTCGCTGGGGCCGCGTCCGACTCGTGGCTCGGCCCCGTCGCCGACTTCTTCGGAGCCGACGACATCGAGAACACTGCGCGCGCGGAGATCGCCAAGATGGACTGGCCGGGCATCGCCACCGAGTTCATGTCTGGCTGGGAGAGCGCCATCTCGGCGATCCCGCTCAACGTCGACTTCACCGACCAGGTGCAAATCAGCGGGTTGCGTGACGACTTCAACAACGCGTTGGCCCCGTTGCTGCCGATCATCGGCGACGACGCCGCCAGCGAGATCTCCACCATGTTCAACACAGCGATGGAGGGTGGCATCACCAACGCCGAGATGACCGACGTCACCGCGGCACTGATCGACAAGATCGCCGACGCGATGAACATCGACCCGTCGCAGGTGCCGGGGATCGAGGACATCTTCATGTCGATCGGCGCCGCGTCCGCAGACTCGATCCCGCACGGCTTCTCGTCGCAGCTGACCAAGGCTGGCCGCACGCCGATGGTCGAGGCGATGACGACGTTCGCCGAAGCGACCGGAAATCACCTCGAGACCGAGTTCAACCGCAAGGTGTCGCCGGTCGCCCGGGCTCTGCCGAATGCGTTACGTAGCGACGTGTCCGAGACTCCCGACGCGCTCGTCGGGCCTGGCGCCGTTCTCATCGAGGGCTTCCAAGCCGGCATCACACAGGCGCTCGTCGCCGTCCGCGCCGGCATGTTGATCCTCGCCATCAGCATCATCGCCTGGGTCGGGCCGCTGACCAACACGCTCGTCGCGGCTGGCACCGGCCTCATGCGCGGTCTCGGCGTCGGCATCACGATCGGGTCGATCCCGATCATGGCGACGATGCGGGCTCTCGACACCACGTTGGCCGCAGCGGTCGGAGACATCGCCCCGACGTTCGTTGCGATTGGCGCACGAGCGATGGCCGGTCTGCTCTCGGGCGCTCAGGCCACCATCGGCGGGGTCCGGTCGTGGTTTGCCGGCCTGCCCGGCAGCCTCGCATCCGCGGCTGGGGGCAACCTGGGTGGACTCGTGTCGCTCGGTTCGTCGATCGTTGCCGCGATCGTCAACGGCATCAACGGCAGCAGCTACCGGATCCGCAACGCGATCATGTCTGCGATCCCGTCGGCCGGCACCATCACGGCACGGATCCCGGGGTTCGCGACCGGCGGCGTCTTCACCCGGCCGACGCTCGGCTGGATCGGCGAGTACTCGGGCGCCAGCACTGACCCGGAGATCGCCGCGCCGCAGTCCATGATCCGCTCCACCCTGTTCCGCGCACTGTCAGACGCATTGGACGGCGGCGTCGCGTTGCAGGGCGGCGGCAGCGGCGAAACGACGATCGTGCGGATCGACCACGCCGAGTTCCATCAGCCGACCGACCTCGACTCGCTCGCCGGCGTCGTCGTCGGCGCCTACCAAACGTTGGGGGTGTGAGATGACTCAGCAGTTCGCGCTGGTCGACCCGCGGCTCGGCACCCTCGAGTTGACGTGCGACAACGGCTACGTCATCGAGCAGTACGACCTCGGCTACCGCACGCCGCGCGTCGTCGCGGAGAACCGCACATTCGACGACGGCCAACTCGACACGACGTTCTACTCCGGTGCCCGCACCGTCAACATGACCGTAGGCCTCAAAGGGTCGGTGGCGGCGTGCTCGGTACTGCGCGACCGGCTCTCAGCGTTCACGTCGCAGCGGCGCCGGCCGACACTGCTGATCGAAGAGCACAACGACCCGCGGCTACGGCAGATGACCCTTCGCGGCCATCAGCACGGCATCCCGATCTCCAACCCCGCCTACAACCGGATGACGGTCTCGTGGTCGTGCCCCGACGGGCTCATCACCTCGCGCGAGCCCCGCACCGTGACGTTGCGGCCCGGTGTGCTCGACGTCGACGGCCGCGTGTACGACCTTGTCCATGACCGGGTGTACCCGTTCGCGTTCCCGTCGGGCTCGCAGTCGGTGGTCAACGAGGGCTACGAAGACGCCCACTGGGTGGCGCGCCTCTACGGCGCAATGACGTCGCCGCGGCTCATCTGCACCGGCGTCGGGGTCGTCGACCTGGGCGGTGGCGGCGGTCTCAGCCTCATCTCCCAGCAGATGGTGGAGCTCCGCTCCCAGGGCCAGTCGGTCACGTTCGACGGCAACCCTCTGACCTCCGCGGCCCAGTACGTCGACCTCGCTCAGACGACGTCGAACTGGTGGCGGATCCCTCCCGGCACCTCGGCAGTCCGGCTCGAAGCCGACACGTTCGCTACCGACGCGCTCGCGGTGCTCGAGTGGTCCGACACGTGGTGACCGAGGATGGCTGACCAGACGTTGCCGCCACACTGGGTGCTGCGGATCCTCGGCACCAGCGGCGAAGTGACACCCCTGCCGCAGTGGTCCAATCTGATCGTCACCGAGAACATCACCGGCACGTCGAAGGTGACGTTCTCGATGCCCGGCGACTCGATCGAGGCGACCAAGATCGTCGAGCTTCAAACCGACGTCGTCGCCTACCGCAACCGAGTCCGCAAGGCGCGACGCCGAATCGTGACCGCCGACGACGACCTGGACGACACATACAAGCTGGCCGTCACCGCCGTCGACTACCGGCAGCTGCTCCGCTCGCGGCAGCTGCACAACAACATCACCTTCACGGGCATGTCTCAGGGCGTCATCGTGTCCACCCTGATCGCCTGGACCCAAAGCTACGACTCGGGCGATCTCGGCATCCTGATGGCGTCGAACGGCGACGGCGGCATCACGCGCGACCGAACCTACGAGACCGGCGACCTGATTGGCGAACGCATCGACCAGCTGTCCGAAGTCATCAACGGCTTCGACTGGCACATCGACAACAACCTCGGCCTGTGGATTTGGAATCCGCGTCGCGAGCAGCTGACGACGAAGGTGCTCGCCTACCGAGCCAACGTCGCCAGGCTTCGCCGTCGATCGACGGCCAGCGAGTTCCGCAACGTCGTCACGTTCTACGGCGACCCCGACCACACCGTGCCCGTCACGGTCGACGCGCTGCCCGATCCGCGCGGCCGTTGGGAATGGGAGGGCTCCTCGAACTCGGTGAAGCTGCAGGAAACCGTCCAAGAGCACGCAGAAGGCGAACTGGAGAGGCGGTCGAACCCACGGTCGTGGTTCGAAGCGACGATCGCTCCGGGCAAATGGGACGAACTGCTGCTCGAGCTCGGCGACATCGTCACGTTGCAAGTGATGCGCGGCCGGCTCAACTTCGGCGGCCCGTGCCGCGTTGAGCAGATCCAGTACAAGGTCGACGTCGACGGCGGCGAGGTCGTCACGCTCGGCCTACGAGCCGAGCCAGGAGCGGGCTGATGCGCCTCGACCGTGCCGACGAGTGGGCAGAGATTCTCAAAGGCTTCGACAGCCGCCTCCACGAGCTCGAACGGCAACGCGGCGGTGTCCCCCAAGCCTCCGAAGCGATCACTTTCGCTGCCGGTTGGCGTAACTATGGCGGGAGTTACGTGTCGGCCCGTGTCACACGCGTCGGCTCGCTCTGCGTGATGAACGGGCTCGCCTACCGCGAAGGCGCCGCGGTGTCGGGCACGTTCATCACCGTCGGCACCGTACCGGCCGAATTCCGACCGGTCGGCACGGTTGGGGTGACGAACTCGACGAGCGCCGACCCCACCCGTCTCGAGGTGACGGCGGCTGGCGTCATTCAGTTGGTCAACTTCGCTGGGACGCTGCCCAATAACGGATTCACCTTCGTCCACGGAGCCTGGGCCCTCCCCTGAACCGGGTTGGTCCCCGTAGCAGGCGTCTCTCCAGACGTATGCTTATTGCACATCATCATGTCTACGGAGGTCGTTGATGGATCAGGAGGACAGTGAGTTCGGCGATGTTGGCGACTCGTTCGCCGACGGCGACCCGACGCTCGACGACATCGACGTCGACGCCGTCAGCGCGCTGCAGGCCCGGTTCGACCAGATCAACGCGCTCGACGACCCCGCCGAACAGAAGGCCGCGATGAAGGCGCTCGTCGCCGAGATGCACCCGGAAGGCGGTGACAGCTGATGGGCGCGGTCTACCTGCTCGACCTCGACGACTGGCTTGCCGAAGAGTTCGACGACGACGAGTTCTCGTTCGAGCCCGGCTGGATGACCCGGCACCGCTCAACCGGCGGCTACGAGCGTGTGCTGGCGATCGGCACCCACCACACCGCCGGCGGCGGTTCTGCGGCCGGCCAGGTGTCCCACGCCGTCAATGCCAACGACGCGCCGATCGGCGCGATCCACCTCTACGCCAATGGCCACATCAGGGTGATCGCTGCCGGAGCGACGAACACCCAAGGCAAGGGCGGCCCGCTGCACTGCTCGCGCGGCACGATCCCGCTCAACCAGGGCAACCTCTACATGGTCTCGATCGAGGCCCACAACGACGGCATCGGTGGGGTCTGGCCAGAGGTGCAGCTGCGCAACTACCTGCGCCTCGTGCGGCTGCTGTGCCGCAAGCTCGGGCTCGATCCCGCCCGCGACGTCTACGGACACGCCGGCTACTGCGAGCCCAGCTGTCCCGGCCGCAAGATCGACCCCGCAGGGCCGACACCGTCGATGCCGTCGCTCGGCGGCACCAGCGCGCCGCCCGCGTGGACGTGGGACGACGACGAGTTCCGTCGTCTCGTCATTGGGCTCGGCGATCCCGACCCCGGCCCCGCCCCGGGACCGGCACCAGGCCGCGTCCCGAACCCTCCCCGCACTGCGCAGCTGAGCAAGCCGCGCTCCGGCACGGTGACGGCGTCATGGTCGGCGCCCGACGACCCGGGCACGAGCGACGTGTTCGAGTACTTCCTGCAGGTCGAGACGAAGGCGAAGTCGGGCCAGTGGGTCGACGCCGGCACCACGCAGGGCGACGTTCTGTCGGCCGACGTTGCCGTTGCCAACAACACCGAGGCGCGCGTCCGCGTGCTGGCCCGCAACTCGACCGGCGCGTCCGGTTGGACGACGTCGAGCTACCTCGCGACCCACCGGCAGACAAGCCCGCCTCCCACGGCGCCCCCGCCGGCGCCGGCGCCGGGAGCCGGTGTCGCCGTGTACACGGTGGTGTCAGGTGACTCGTGGTGGGGTATCTCCCGGAAGCTCGGCGTCGACATGGGCGAACTCGTCGTCGTCAATCGGACGAACACGCGGGCCACGATCTTCGCCGGTCAGACGCTCGCCGTACCCGGTCGCTCGTTCAAGGTGCTCGCCGGCGAAGGCTGGTGGGCCGTCGCCCGCGGCGTCGGTGTGCCGCTCGACGAGGTGCTCGACGCCAACGACGCCACCGTCGACACGCCGCTGCAGCCCAACCAGATCGTCGCCACCGCCCGCGCGTGCCCGTTGCCGGCGTCGACGCTGTCGGAAGGGTCGCGCGGTGACGCCGTGGAGCAGCTGCAGACCTGGCTCAAGAGCTACGAGCCCGGCTGGTACGACGCCACCGTCGACGGTGTCTACGGACCGGCGACACGGCAGGCGGTCCGCTGGCTCCAGGAACGAATGAAGACGTGGACGAGCGATCTGTACCAAGCGACCGTCGACGGCCAGTACGGCCGTCGCACCATCGAGGACGGCTGCACGTTCATCGCCCGGCTCGGAGTCTGACGTGGCGTTCGACCTCGCGCTGTGGCTGCAGAACGAGGACTACCCGGCCCGGCTGGATCGCTGGCTCGTCGCCGCGTTCGGCGAGGAAGGCGTCGTCTGGACCAAACTCTGGCAGACGCCGTGCCGAGTGACGCAGCGCGAAGAAGGCGCGAACTACTCGGTCGACCTCGCCGCGGGCGGTGTCGTCATCGCCGGCGACGACGAACCCAACCAGGGCTCCTACTTCGCGGCCAACCACGCCAAGATCAACCTGCCCGTCACGCTGCCACCGGCCACGAACAGCCGCATCGACTCGGTCGTGGTTCAGGTGTTCGACATCCAAGCCGGAGGAACCGACCCCGGCGTCGACCCGATCGTGCGGCCCCGCGTCATCCCAGGCGTCGCATCCGCGACCCCGGCACCGCCCGCGCTGCCGCCCACGGCGATCCTGCTCGCCGAGATCACCGTCCCGTCCGGGCTACCGGCGGTCGGCAACGCACAGATCCGGGACCGCCGCGTCCTCGCCCGAGAGACGATCTACCGCGGCACGACGCCGCCGCCAGACCCCGTCGAAGGGCTGACCTGGTTCCAGCCAACCACGTAGGAGGCCCGTCGTGATCCTCGACAGATCCGGCGACGGCGCCTGGGTGCCCGTCGACCCGTACACCTGGGATCCGGTCGCCGAGGACTGGGTGATGCTCAACGCCGTGCACCGCGTCGTCAACGGCGCGCTGGAACGGCAGTGGCCCGAACCGACCCCGCAAGTCACCGGATTCACGGTGACCCCTGTCTACTCGGCCGGCCCCGACCGGTACGTCACCACGCTGACGTGGGACACGTTGCCATACTCGCCGATCTATCGAGTCGAGTACCGCTACGGGCCCGAAGGTGGCGCGCTCGGCGACTGGATGTTGTTCTTCGCGTCCACTGATCCGCCGCCGTCCGCCGGCTGGTTGCTGACGGGCCGGATGAGCTACCAGTTCCGTATCCGGGCCACGACGTTCGCCGGGACCGGCCCGTGGTCCAACATCGTGTCGTTCACAACCGGACCGACCAAGGAGCACGTCGGCTCCCCGGCCATCTCCGCGGCCGGCCTCACCTACAACGCCACCGCGGACCGCTACGAGATCGACATTCACTGGTCCGCGCCGCAGTTCGCCGAGACCTACGACCTCGAGTACCGCTACAACGCTGGCAGCGGCGTGAGCGCGTGGACGCCGATCGAGGCCGACACGACAGCGAACATGCGCGCCATGACCGGCATGTGGGGCCAGACGCTCCACGAGTGGCGGGTCCGGGCGAAGAACCCATCAGGGGTCTCGCCGTGGTCAGCGACGTTCGCTCTCGTCACCGGGATGCAGAAGCCGTACATCGCCGTGACGGGCGGGTCGTGGGTGAACTTCGTCTACCGGTACAACGTCACGGTGTCGCGGCCGAACGTCGGACCGAGCCGAGCACAGCCTGGCTACTACCAGGTGACGTCGAGTGCCGTGTCGTTCCTACGGCACTCGAACGGGACACAGCCAGCCGGTGTCGTATCGACCGTCAACCCGAGATCGGGCCAGACGAACGCCTACTCCATGACGATCGGCGCGTCGGGCGCCACCCCCGGCATCGTGTACCGATTCACCTGCTCGTTCGCAGCCACGGGACGGGCCTCGGTCTCGGACATCACCACGGCGACACAACCCGCGGTCGCTCCACCCACCGTGCCGACCGGAGTGAACGGCCGGTTCACGTCCGGCCGGTTTGTCGCGTCGTGGAACGCGGTCACCAACGCCGAGCTCTACCGCGTCCGGGTCTATCGAGCCAGCGACGGCGTGCTGATCGGCGAGACGACAACGAGCTCGACGTCGCTCGCCGTTGGCACGGCGGGCCAGTACGCCGCCAACGCCGCGTACTTCTGCTGGGTGCGTGCCGAGAACGACTCCGGCGTCTCAGGCTGGGAGGACTCGCCCTCACGGATCAAGCGGGCCAACCCGCTGATGATCCACGCGACCACGTCGAACACGTGGCGCAATGGCGTGTGGCGCAACGACGCTGACGACATCTTCCAGGGATACAGCCCGGCCGGCATGAACTACGGCGTCTACGGCTACGGCAACCAGTTCGCCGCGCTGCTCTCCCCGTCGGTGATCGGCTACTCGGTCGACGTCACCCTGTTCCAGACGTTCTTCTACCGACGCGTCGCCGGCGCCGCCGGCGAATCGTTGACCGGCATCTACCTGCATAAGCAGCTGCACGCCGGCGACGGCACCTTCGACACCGCGATCGCCGGCGGCCACCGCCAGAACGCCGCCCGCAACACGATCGAGACGTTCACGCTGCCGAACTCGTGGGCCGACCTGTTGATCGCCGGCAGCTACCGCGGCCTGTGCCTGTGGGCGCCCGAAACGAACCTGGTGTCCGGCTACGGAAACGTCGCCCCCCACTACCAGATCAACAGCCGGCACACCGTCGGGCTGTCACCGAACGTCAACGTCGGCACGTGCGCGATCTACCACAACGGCTGATGCGTCTCACGTATCATGATGTGCGACCCGAAGGAGGTCCGACATGACGTTCACCGTTTGGCTCCGCGACACCGCTGAGCGTGCCATCTCCACGATCGTCCAAGCGGCGATCGTGTTCGTCATCGCCGCCGGCGCCGTCCTCGACGACGCCGAATGGTGGAAGGGCCTCGTCGCCGCATTGATACCCGGCGCCTTCAACGTCATCAAGCAGGCGTTCGAATCGTGGATCCCGACACCGACCAGCTGGGCAGCCGACATGGCCGTCCGGGCATTCTGGACCTTCGTCATCACGCTCGCCGGCGCCGCCACCGCCGCCGGCTTCGAACTGTTCTCCACGTCGGCCTGGCAGACCATCGCCCTCGTCGCCCTGACCGCCGCTCTCGCCATCGCCAAGGCCGGCCTCGCGGCACGTTGGGCCACCGACGAGACCGCACGCCTCACCCCGGCGAGCTTCGCCAAGGCAGCGTGATGGCCAGGCCAGCGCGTTCCTGCTGCGGCGCTCCGCCCGCGCCGGCAACCACCCCTCCGGCGCGGGCGGCGACAGTCGAGTACGTCGTCATGGGCACGGCCAACCGGATGTTCGACGCCGTCTTCCCCACCCTCGACGAGGCCAAGGCCCACCAGGCAATCCACGGCGGCAAGGTGCGGTCGCGATCGGTGGCGTAGCCCTCGGTAGAGTGGTTCTCAGCCGAGCAGTCCTACTTCCCAATTTGGATTGTCAGGCCAGAGGCCCCCGCAGCCGGTCCGGGATTTCCGGGTGTTGAGCTCCGCTCCACCCCCGGGTTCCTTTCGACGGACCGCCACTGCGGGGGCCTTGCCTTCTGTCGTCGAATCAGCTACAGTTATAGAGGTCAACCACCACTCCGGGAAGGGAAGCCCGGACGCTGAAAGGAACCCGATGACGATCATCCAGATCGACCTCGACGTCGACGACCCCGCAGTCCTCGACCGAGTGCTCCTCCCAGGAGTCACGATGCCGGACCCCGACGACTGCATCCCTCCGATCACCGTCGCCGACGAGCTCGTCACGCTCGTGCGCGACGCCGCGTACGAAGCGGTCGAACCGTTCGACGGCATCGACGTCGCCGATGTCCGCACCCGACGCCGCGGCGGCGTGAAGCTCGAGGTCGCCTACGAGTCGGTGACCGGACGGGTCGTGCTCGCCGTCGTGCGCGACGGCCACCAGGTCGGCACGGTCGTCCAGACCGCCGAGTACCGATGGAAGGCCGAGGCCCGCCGCTACGACCAGCCTCGGCTCGGCCAGCAGGCGCACGCGCTCGGCCAGGTGTTCTCCACGTCGGCGCTCGCCGCGGCCGCCGTCGTCGAAGCACACGACCGGCTCGGCGAAGTCACCACGATTGGAGCGTTCTGATGGACCCCGACGCCGCCATCAGGCTGATGCACGACACCGACCACGACCCCGAGAACAGTCGCGCCGCAGCCGAAGGCCTGCTCGACTGGCTTCGCCGTGACGGCTTCCCGCCAGCCGGCATGACCGCCGACCAGGCGTCGATCGACGCAGGCCAGGTGCTCGCCGAACTCGGGATGCCGGCATGACGCTGTTCGACGACGTCCGCTCGATCATCGACGAGGTGATGGGCGGCGACCCGCTCAACGACGCCGACGAAGGTCCGATCGGCGTCGACCGGGCCGCCGAACTCGTCCACCAGTACCACCGGCTCGGCGAAGACATCGCCGAAGCCGCCGACATGTACCAGCGGGCGATCGACAAGCTCGTCGACGCCCGCAACGGCCACCTCGAACCGCTCGAGGCCGAGCGCGACCACATCGAGACGGTGCTGCGCCTGTGGCACGCCGCCCGCTACGCCGAGGACGGCAAGGCGACGATCAAGCTGCCGACCGGCACGCTGTCGTCGTCGAAGGCCCAGGACGCGTGGACCTACCACGACGAGTCGGCGTTCATCACCTGGGCCAAGGACAACGCTCCCGACGCCCTCCGCCAGCCCGAGCCGCCGCCGATCCAGGTCGCCAAGACCGAAGCCCGCAAGTCGCTCGAGGCGCTGATCGCGATCAACGACGACGGCACCGTCGTCGACCGGTCGACCGGTGAGATCGTCCCCGGCCTCCGTGTCACCCCTGGCGGGTACCGCGGACGTCACTACCACGTCAAGTAACCCGTCGGCGGGGAGGGAAGCCCCGCCGCCATCGAAAGGAACCCTCATGACATTCACCCCGACCGTCCGACCGCCCACCGGGGTCCCTGCGGCGCCGCTCATCATGGTGTCGGGCCCGCCGAAGGCCGGCAAGTCCGTCGTCGGCTACAAGCTTGGCCTGTCCGAACGCATCGACCACTGCTGGGTGATCGACCTCGGCGAAGGCTCGGCCGACGAGTACGGGGCGCTGGGCTGCTACGACGTGCTCGAGTGGGGCTCGTCGTGGTCGAACCTGACCGACTCGGTGAAGTGGTGCGTGAGCCAGCGGCCCGCCGACGGCAAGCTGAACGCCGTCATCATCGACTCCGGCACCGAGGTGTGGGAAGGGCTCAAGGATCGAGCGACTCACCGGGCCCGTGGCTCGAGGAAGAACCGGGCCGAGCTCGCCAAGGACCCCGACTTCGAGGTCGACGTGTCGATGAACTACTGGAACGACGCTGCGAACACGTGGGGCGGCATCGTCGGGCCGCTCAAGACGGCGCCGCACGTCGTCGGCGTGATCCTGGTGCGCGCCGACATCGTCGCCGAGGTCGTCAACGGCCAGCCGACGAAGAACAAGGTCGTGTCGCTGCAGGCCCACAAGAGCCTGCCGGCGACGGTGACCGCCCATGTCGAGGTGCGGCCCGATCACAGCGCCTGGTTCACCGAGGTCCGCTCGATGGAGGTGCAACTCCCCGCCAAGGGGTTGAAGCTCGACGCAGCGAACCCGCTCGGCCAGGTGCTCGACATGCTCGCCCCCGACGAGGGCAGCTTCGGTGAGTCGGTGGCCGTCAAGCCGTCCGACGACGAACGGCCCCGCGAAGTCGTTCAGACGGTGACCGCCGAGCAGGCCGCCCGGCTGCTCGAGCAGATGAACTCGATCACCGACGCAGAGACGATGAAGCAGGTGAAGTGGCGGTTCAAGGAGACGTTCGGCCTACCCGGCGACGTACCGGCGTCCAGAGCCGCCGAGGCGATCGACTGGGTGGCCGACGAGGTCGCCAAGGCCAACGGCATCACGGAGTCCCCTGACGGCGCTGAGGCGGCCGCCTGA